ATGTACAATACAACAAACATTCCAAAAGCTACTAAGAGGGTCAACATCTCAGGAGACACACCTCCTGACATCTGGATGTCTATGTTAGATTCTTATGGTAAGCTTCAAAAATTCCACATCAGAGAATTACTCCTACAGGGTACTAGAAAAGAAACCAACTCAGCAAGGCAAGAGCGTGAAGTAGAATATTACAAAAGCAGAATAGAAGTGTTAGAACGATTTAACATCTCTACAAAGACAAAGATACTAAAATACATTCCATCATCTGGCACATGGTATCTCTGCGGAGAATATGCAGACTTATTACGATCACAGAGTTACTTGAACAACATGAAATAGAAGATATGTGTAGAGTATCAAAATCGTAAAAAAATAGGGTACACCAGAAATTAATCTGATGTACCCTTAAATTCTTTATCACTAACAAACAAAACTAATAAAGAAAATATCGACTGATCGCCAGATCAATCATAACTGTTTCTTATATCTTTTCATATCCCTTAGCATTTCTTTGTATAAGACAGTTTAATCCAACCATCTTTAGTTTTACCCCAACCATTCTTAACAGCTTTGATTGCAACTGTTGTGCCTTTCTTGTAAGCATCTCTAGCAATGGCAGCCGTTGTAGATGGAGATTTACGCACCTTCAGAGCAGAAGCAGTTACTTTCACTTTGTAAGATTTTAACTTAGAAGATGCTTTTGGTTTTACTACTGTAGAACCAGAAATGTCTGCTTTGAATTTAGCCCACTGTTTATTATTTTTTCCACACCAAGGTTCTGGGCACCGTTTTCCATTTGTGTCCCAATGACGAATAACATGACTAGCAGGGATATTATATTTTTTCATTAGTTTTTTTGTTAATGCAACAGCATTATTGTATGTCTTTTTAGAAACGCCATTAGCTACACCTGCCATTTCAATACTCAGACTGTTTGCGTTTGTGCAGTTTTTATAATATTTTCCTGCCCCATTTGCTTGAGTGAAGAAACCTCCAACCGCCCATGCTATTCTGTTAACAGGAACAGATTTCCATACAATATCTTCATCATCAATAAAATAATGTGCGCCAGCAGATCTAGTGTTACCAGTAGCAAAATAATCTGCGTTATTCTTTGCACTATCTTTCTCCCCACCTGTGAAATGGATTACAATAAACTTAATAGAACTCGTGCTACGTTTACTTCCGTAGCTCACGCTCTTTGCCGTTCTTGTTTTGAATTTTAATGCCATAAATATCAAACTTCCTTTCTTTTATCTAAAAAGAGCAGTCACCATAACAGCAACTGCTCAATAACTAATTATTCAATTACTAATTACTCACTTAGCAAATTACCCAACAATATCGTCAGATTCTTTACCTTCAGTAGCATCATCTAATTCTTTTTCAAATAAATCCTTATCAACTTTTACGATCACGTCTTTTTGACCAATCTTATTCTTAATTTCCTCAGCCTCTTCAAGAGTTAATCTACCGTCTCTCAGAGCGTAAGCAATTTCATCTGCAAACTGAGCTGTCCATGTAAAACTATGATTTTTCCAATCTCCATACAGAGATGTTCCAACTACAAAAGCAATACCAACTACTTGGTTAATCACATCTTCATGTACGTCAATCACTGGTTTGCCTGCCGCAGTTAATCCCATATTGATCCAAGCTAACACCTGTAAAATCAGGCTCACAACAGTATGTGGTTTTACTTCACTCCAATTAATACTTGCCAAAAATTCTTTAAATTTGTTCATAATGCAATCCTCCTTTGCAATAAAAAAAGACCTATCAGAATGTTTCTTCACTCTTGATAGGCAATGCTTTGATTTCGTTATACATTTTTTCTCCGACACCATTTTGATGTAACTGATCGTGATATACTACATAAATGGCTTCGATATTCTCTAAACCCGTAGGCGAGATTCCACCTTTGTCTTTGTAGTATTTATGAGCCTGCTTGATCCTATCTCTCAATAACGCAGCAACTCCATTCACTAATGCTGTATCTGTGCCACAGGCATCATCTAGCTTTTGAGCTAATTCAGCAGTGTGTTGGAATAATCTATTCATATTGACCCTTTGTTCACTTAACATTTCTGCTTGTTCGCTAACCATTTTCTTGATCTCTTGGACATTCTTATTCTGGTTGTCAAGTATCTCTGTTAGCTTGGCTAATGTTTTAGTATGTTGTCGGATTATCTCTTCCTGCTTTTCAATAACTTCTTTCTGATGCTTGCGTTCAAGAGTCGCTTTTGTTTCAATCCCAAATCTCTCAATCAAGTTACTCACAGTGCCAAAAAATTTATCTAAAAACAACAGAAGTGCAAAGATAAAAACTATCAATGCACTCCCATGTTGAGATAAAAATTTTACAATTGTTTCTAATTCACTCATGTCTTTTACCTTCCTAATACATAAAATCACTCCTCTTTCTCAACTAAAATCACCAAACATATTCTGGTTTTTCTTCTCCAAATAATAAATATCTCAACCAATCATCAACAACGATACACACGGCACTCAGTAGAATCCATAAGATTGTATAAGGTAAGCAAATCTGCCCACACAGATTAAAAGGCATCTGAGAATAGTCCCAAATGCCTAAACCTAACCATAAATTTAAAACACATCCTGCAATGAATTCCATTACGGTAACAATCAATCCTCCGAGAACCATTTGCTCACGAAGTGGCATAAGATGGTAGAAGAAGCGACTGTTATTAATTAATCCAATAAGAATAAAGCAAGTACCACCTAGCACTCCCATTGTCCAGTGTGTATATCCTCGCCAGATGATCTCAATACCGCAGTATGCGAACGCCCCAATCAGAAACAGGATGAGATATTTACATGATTTCTTTACATGCAACATGTCTATTCACCTTCTTTTTGATCTTCATCCTTGCAGATAAGTTGTAATGTCATAATATCTCCAGAAATACTTCCTGAGTAGTTCTCAAGCACATCACATAATTCATCGAAAGTCATTCTGATCTTATGTAACTCAACCCCAGAATCTTCAACACATAAAGGATTAAACTCTGCTAAAAATCTCTGTCCATTCTCATTCTGTGAATCACTAATCTGTGCATCAGAAGTGATCTCATACTTCTGTAAGAGTTTTGTTTTTTCTTCAAAATACTCTTTGAGTTCTCCCTGCATTTTTCTAATATTCTTAGCAAGTCCTACAGTCAGCACACATGGAGCTGGCTCACTGTTTTTTGTAAGAGATGCATAAATTGTGCTTAGTTGAGTTAAGATCATATCTGCCTGCATATTTGTCATTTCCATATTAAAATTCTCCTTTTCTCTGTTAAACTATTTATTCTTCAGTTGTAACTGAATCTTTTCCTGTCTCATCCGTCTTGTCTTCTCCTTCGGAAGGAGTAGAAGTTTCTGTTGACTGCACAGGAATCACTTCGTATTTAATTTCGATCTTGTCTAATTCTTCTTTGCTAGAAGAACTAAAAATCTGTTGCTTAATTACATTCATCTGCTGAAAGTAAGGATAGACAAATGCCTTGATCATTGCTGTTAATTGCACAAATTCCTCAGCAGTGAATGTTTCACACGCACTCTTTTTACTATGCCATTCAAGAACTACCTGTTGACCAGCGGCAGTAAGAGCCTGATACTGCATAAAGTTCAGAGCCATTTCATTCTGATCTTCTTCAGATACTCCATAAGGCTTACCATTGAATTCCACACTCTGACTTGCTAAGAACTCAGCGAGAGCAGTTTTGTTTTTCTCCTGTAAATAGTTCTTGTACTCATCAATAGTTAATGTATTAATATCTACGATTTGATTAACTTTTTCATCAAGTCGTTGCACCTGTTCTACAATGTTTGCTCTTGTAAGAGATACGATCAGTGCGTCTTCCCATTCTCCATTAGAATTGTTATACAATCCTTGCTGTAAAGAGATTTCTTTATAATTGTTAAAGCATGTGTAAGTTGCAATCTGCACATCATCTCTGTAGATGTCTAATGTTTTAAAATTTGTAAATGCTGATTTAACCGTTTTTAGATCATCTGTGCAAACGACAAGTTTACATTCCATGTCAAAACTCATAGAATTAAACTGCATAAGATTAAATACTTTGTCGTCAGAGCTATCTAATTTAACTGTATATACCATATGTATTTCACCTTTCTTTCTGTTTTTGAGCATACAAAAAGAGCAGTCCGAAAACTGCTCTATGTACGATCAAATTTATGTTTTATTTAGTTGTTTATCAGTTCTTAAAGTCTAAGTTTTGCTTCGATTGCTTGTAATCGAGTTTCTAGGTCTGCTTTTTCTTGTTTGACTTTGGCAAGTTCACCTTTTGTTGATTCTAATTCTTTATAAATATGCTGTACCATATAAGTAGTAGGAGCGATAAGTTCGTCATAACGAAGTCCATATTCTTCTGTCATGTCGTCTACACCATATAGTTCCTTTGCTTTGTCGGGATCAATAGGTCGAGAAGTGCAAATATCAAATGACTCATTGTAAGTGTCTCCATAATCACTAAATACCTTATCAACATGTTGTGCCTTAAAACCAAAGTGATAATTATCATTGGAACTTTGTTTGAGTTGATATTTTACTGGTTCGATGTTCATATAAGCATCAATAATATTATCATCAAAAGATTCAAAATTCTTTTTGATGCGTTCGTCTGAGGTCTTTGTAAAGCCTACACGAGAAGTAACGCCATTTGTGTTGATATACATCATTCCAGAGCCTGAGTCATTATTTACGTAAAAAGCATGATATCCAGCATAATAGTAAACATTGTTTGTGTTATTATAATATCCACATGAAAAATAACAATCCAATTGGTTTTGCCATGTATAATGTGCGTTTTGTCCTGCATAAACCCAACTATTTGCAATAAGATCGTTGTTTGAAATAATATTGGAATCACAACGTAGTTTGCCACATACAAGCAACTGTTCTGGCGTATTTGCTATAATTCGGCAAGTATAGTCAGCACTACTATACGCACTATGGAAATCAATAAATGGAGTATTCCCATATAATTCAATTGATCCGTTATTATCTGAATTTAGCTGAATTTTATTGTCGCCAGAAACCGCATGAATTTTGCCGTTCACCACGACATCTCCTTCTGTTTCAAGAGCATTATATTTAGATGTATCATTTGATTGAACGTATAACGCCCTTGAAGAATTTCCATATATATTTATCCCCTTAGTAGACTGTATAGAACACCACCCCATCATGCTATCTAAACCTATGCTAAATGATGAATTAATAACATCTCCGCCAACTTGTGTAATGTTTTGTTCCATATAAATACGAGTAGCACTTATATACCCATCTTTTAGACTATATTGTGCATCATAATTCGAAGCTGAAGAAGTATTTATACAATAATCACTTTGTGCAAGTTGTATTTGGGAATCATTATATATAAATGATCTTGTTTGCCAATAAGGAATATTATGTCCAACAGATACTTGCTGCGAAACAAAATGATTTATATATTTTTGAGATAAAATGAATGAATCTTGTATTTTCTGTTTTTGATACATTGTTTGTGCATCATAAGTCGTAGCAGAATATATTTTTATAGCATTTTCGTCAATACCAGAATATAAACCATTTGTTGCTATATTCCAACCACCGACTGTACCTTTTGTGGCATTAATCTGTCCACTCAAGTTCGCATTCTTGGCAATCAAATTACCATTTGAATCCCAACTCAAATTAGGACTTGTAAAGCTACCATCGTTCAGATTTAAGAATGATCCCTGCGTACCACCAGAAGAGATGTAGTTGCGAGATTTAATTGCATCTGTTGCGATTTTGTTTGCTGTGATAGAGCCATCTACAATAAGTGTTCCGCCATATATTCTACGAACAGATAGGTTTCTAATCTTTGTTGTGCCTTCAAAATAGTATCCGTTTGATTGTAAAAATATTCGGAATTGTTTTGTAGCTGTAGAAGTAGTAATTGTAGTTTTTACGTGTGTTACTGCAGCAGCTTCAGATCCAGTTACTCTAGTCGCATACCAAATATTTGTTGCTTTGTTTGGAAGTCCATTAGAGCCAACAGTTCCTGTATATCCATAAACACCAATGGCTACACCAATATAGTTTTTAGTGTCGGTTGAATTGTTTGCTCCCTTTGCATTGGTGGAAATATCATATTCGATAAGATAACTTTCACCACCATTACAAGGGAATGTTTCAGAAATAAACTGATCTCGCCTAATGCCTTGCGTACTAAACCATGTACCATCTGTATCATCAGTCACTGCAAATCCATATGTAGCTGCTGTATCTCTGGTTAGCTGAGAATAGTTCGTAAAGTCAGCTAACGCTATCTTACTAGCAGTAATAGTATTTGCTTTAATCCATCCACCATTAATCTGCGTTGTATCACTTACTGCCCCATCTGTCCATTTTTTAACCATTGAGTTAAGGCTCGTTGTTGATGAACCATTATTAGTGACCCAGTTAACTGCATTAGAAGAGTAGTTTTTAGCATCTGTTAAAGCTTGACTTGCTTTATTAGTTGCATCCTGAGAAACATCTTCAGGAGCAGGCGTCCAATCTGTGGCTTTGTTTCCTGCTTCAATCTTATATCTTCGTGTTTTGCATTCTATTGCAGTAACTCTTATATACTTTGTATTGCTTTTCAGTTCTATAATAATACTGCTTTTTTGTCTTGGATTATAAACAACAGTATTTATACAATTTTTATCGGCATCATACTCACAATATCTTCCTGAATTATTTGTGTTTGTAAAATCTTCATATAGAGTAATTGTTATATATTTATTTCCCGAAACATCTATCCAATCACTAGTTTGATCTCCACCGCCAGAACCAACAAAACTTCCTTTACCATCTGTAGACAAATAGCCTTCTGTGATATTTTTTTGAACTAATAAATTCCTACCACCAACCTCTAAACCATCGACTTTACTCTGTGCTACTTTTCCAATCTCATTTTTGGCATCCGTATTTAACCCACTAAAAGTAACCAACCCCTTGAAGTTAATCCTCTCAGCAACAAGATCAGCAACACGATCAGTCAAAGTAAAATTACTAGAACTATCTCCGCCCTTAACAATCCACTCAAACTTCTTAGCGGTCTGATTAGCAATAGTCTCTACATTCACGATCTTTCCGTTAACGTCCTCAGGTGCTAATGTGAAAGGTGTAGCAGAAGTACCACGCTCAATCTTTAGACAGATTTGTGAAATGTCGGAAGGAGTAATAGCTGTAGAGCCAGAACCCCAACGAAGAATGATTGCCATGTATTTTGCGTTACCACAGTTAATTATTTTGGGACTTGTTAGTGATTGCCACGTATCGCCATGTGAAATTGATTTTTTATTTATATCAAACAAAACATAATAGAAGTTCAATTCTTCTTTGGATGAATTTGTAGAAGTGCCAGCAGAAATAGTGATGTTACCAGACACAGGAAATACATCTTTTGTGCGTAAACGTGATACCAGAGTTGATTTTAGAGAACCGTATGCTAAATTAGCGGTATAATTAATTGATCCTTGTTCCCAATTAGAAGGAAGATTACTTACTAAGTTCTGACCATTAATTTCATTGTCTTCAGGGGCTGGAGTGTAATCTGTGGCTTTTGTTCCACGCTCAAGTTTAGGACATGCATAATAAACTTTATCGTCTCCAGACATAGAAGCTGTTTCTTCGAATCCAATTTCGGTCATATATGTATCAGCTGCTAACATATCTTTTGTAACTGTAAATGTGACAGAATATCTTGCCCAACTTGTACCAACATTAAAACCCGAACCATTGAACCAATAAGCATTTGCATCCCCTTTGAATCGGTACGAACAATTAATGCTTTTTCCAGATGCGTTATTTGTTTTGGCGTATAAGGAGTATGTCAATGTATCTCCAACTTTAACCAATCCTCTATCAATAACATGTGATTTGAACAACCATGCCAGCTTTCCCCATTGATTTTTAACCGACCATACAGGGCATCCGTTAAATGTTTCGACTTCGTCTGTTAACCAACCAACGTTATAATAATCATTATGTGCTCTAATAGTTTGAGAATACAGCAATAAATTTCTTCCACCAATTTCAAGTCCATTAAAATCATCCTTAGTCACATAAGTTTGACTAACAGTCGTTTTAAATCCATTCATTGTTTGCTTAAAATCACTGTACTCATTCTTAAAACTTGTGAAGTTCTCACCATTGTCACCAATTACGCTCGTGACCTTACTGACTTTCGTACTAATACCCTTAATATTAGTCGTGTTTTCCACTAACTGATTTGTAATGTGAGACTGTCTAGCAACAGGAGTACCGTAGTAACAGTTCATGAGTTGACATTCTGAGATTGTTGAAATGGTTGTACCCAATGTGAATCCTTCATAGCTGTTTTTATCATTTACAACAACTTCAATACAGTTCCATCCTTTTACAAAGCCTAATGTCAAAGATTCACCAGTTTGACTATAAACATCACTACCACCAATCAATTTACCATTCAGATAAATATGTGCCCCATCATCATGAGCAAATGTAATTGCAACACTTTTAGCAGCAGAGAATTTTGTAAAAGTAAGAGCGTAGCCAATATAGTTTTCCGCAGAGTTCCATTGGATACTTAAATCTGTATCATTAAATAATACCGTTCGACTAGGAGTTAAATTCTTATTCTTTGCAAAAATATCAATTGTACTTTTACCCTGATCGGTACTATCAAACAAACTCTTAGGATAAATCTCATATCTCCATTTGTTCAGTCCTTCATTCGCTTTACTAATATCACCTTTGACCAAGTTTAAATCTTGCTGATAAGTAGTCTTTTCCACTCTTTGCTCAATGGCTTGCTTGTTTTTATCCACCTTTAAACTCACGTCAGATATTTCTGATTTTGTAGATAAAATCGCTGTTTGAAGATCCTCTGGAGCAGTAGAATAACCTGTTGCAGAAGAGCCTTTTTCAAGTTTAAACTCAGAAAACCAAACAGTTCCAGCTGTTAAAAGCTTAAAGATAATGGTTATACTATATGCACTTGTTGCTTGATGTAATTTGATTTCATACTTTTGCCAATTGGTTGTAAGTGTTCTTGTAGTATCCGCACCATAGGCATCATATCCCCATCTAACAATAAAATCAGTCGTAACACTCGCCTTTGCGTAAAATGATAATGTATAATTTTGATTTTTGGAATGAAGATTGTCAGAAGTCCTTTCAGAAATACCCCATGCAAACCATTCGAGGTCATTACTTGAATTCTTATCGCCATTGGCGGCACTAACAGTCTTTAACGTGTTGAACCCATTATGCTTTGTTGAAGTGTCAATTGAAGCAACAAGATTCGTTCCTCTAGTATGTAACCCCCAACTATTCGTTGTTCCAGTAATGGCTTCATCAGTCTTAGCAAAATTACTATTCCAAAGCAAATTCCTACCATCACCAATATCACTCACATCATAAATCTTAGCAATACTACAAGTATCATAAAAACTACTATCATCGGCAACCGCTCTGAAAGTAATCATAGTTACAGCATCACTGTATAAACTACTATCTTTGCTAACAGTCAACACATTATTACTGACCGTCAAGCCTTTCTGTCCACTCACAACATCAGCGAAGCTAACTCCACCATCAATAGAATACTGCCATTTACCAAAGCTGATTTCTCCTTGAATAGTAGGTTTGATTGTAATTGTGTTTGGTGCGAATGTCTTACCACCGTCTGTAGACTTAAAGTATTGAGATGAAGGTGTGATAGTGAGGTTTTTGGCAAGAGTTTCTTCATAAGTTGTACACCAAGGCGAAGCTTTGTCACCTTCTTCAACTTTAGGAGAAGAAATATAGAAAATATCTCCAACTGACATATTATCGTTATAGTAGAAAGAAATAGCAGAAGCTGAAGAAGTAGAAGTAACATCTTTATTTGCCACACCTGTAACTACATACTGTTGCCATTCAGTAGATAATGTAGGGTTTACATATGTTTTATTATCTAAGAACTCAGCATTAATAACACCAGTGCTTTTAATTGAGCTACATTTGCACCATACAGAAACAGTGTAAGTTTTACCTTGTTTGATGTTACCCTCTTTAATATACTTACCTGTTTGAATAAATTTACCACCAGTACCTTGAACAGTATAAGTGATTTTTTCTGCTTGTCCGCTAGGAGTTGTCTTGTCTTCAATTGATTCTACTGTAGCAGTGTAGGTTCCTGCACCACCAAGAACTTGTTTTGACAAATCACCAGAATACTTTAATAAATTCCAATGGAATCCTGCACCGTCTTGACCATCAGACCCATTATCAATAACCCCGTAGCTTGTACAAGTCAGACTATAATTACTTGGAATAGCAGTAATATTTGCAAAGATTAAACAATCAGAACCTTTTGTAGTGTTCTTAACTTTTAATAACACACTGTCTCCAACTTTCAGTCCTGTTGTAGCATCATTTACTCCCCAAACTCCTGAATAACCAGAAGTAGAAAACTTATCTATATTTGTTTGGGTATATTCATACGAAGTTCTAATAATCTTTGTACTCGTTCCCTTATCCCCATATACTCCAATAACTTTAGGTGTGCTGATAGGTTCGCTCGTACCATCACTATATTTAGTCTGGTAGCAATTCCATAAATACTTTTTATCCGCAGTGAGTTTTTGGGTTGTAATGTCCGTACTCCAACCAGAAGTAGAAGAAGTTACTCCAGAGGCTTGAGATGTTGCTAGGTAGTATTGAACTGTTTCTACAACGCCTTTTCCTTCGATATCTGATTGAGATGGACTCCAAGGAGTGTCGATATCTCCTTCAACTAGTTTGAGATTTTTGATGATAGAATAACCTACCTTACTTAAAGCATTTCTGCCTAGATATAGAATTTCGTTTGTAGGTGTTGTTTTTAAATCGTTCGTAGTTAAAACTACTGAGATGTGTTGCCACGTTTCATTCCCAATTATATTGTTTACAACGACAGTATTAGTGCAAAAATTACTTACGTCTCCTTTACATATAGAGTGACTTATAGCTCCTGATCTGTTTGCTTTAATATCGTAACTTAATGTATATTTTGTAGATGGTTTCAGTTGTTTCAACATCTTAATATCTTTAAATGAAACATAAGACCAATTTGATGTAGATATAGCCTCAGTACAAATTAGTTTTACAGCATTGATATTATCTTCTGTAATAAAATCTTCAACAGAATATTTTCCGCCAGAAGACTCTGTTCCCCAATGTTTTTTACCACAATTTGTTTCACTTAACATATTCCAAGCAAAACTATTCCCATCTGCACCGTTTTTGCCATCTTCACCTTTGCTTTTTATATATCCTAATAACTTAACAGTAACATTAGTACCAGAAATTGCAGTTACTTGCCAAGTACCAGTATTTGAACTACCATCAAGACAAGTGTAAATATCTCCAACTATTGGGGTTCTGTTAAAACTAGAAGTGCTAGTATATGCGATTTCTCCTACGGTTGTATAAGTTCCAGTATAAGTTCTATTTGACTGCAAAGCGTTTTTACCAGTTTCACCATAAGTACCACAAATAACAGGGGCGGTAATACTTCCTTTGGTTCCGTCATCATAAACAGTCTGCTTGCAATTCCAAAGATATTTCTTTTCTGATGTTAATTTCTGTGTTGTAGGATCAGTAGACCAACCATTTGTTGAACTCGTAACATTACTAGAAGCAGAAGTAGCAAGATAATATTCGATAACATTTTGAACCGATTTACCTTTGCTGCCATTTTCCCCCTTAACACCTTGAGGTCCTTGTTTCCCACAACTCCAGGAAAACTGTTTCTTAACAGTCTGCCCATCAAGCGTAATAGGAATCTCGATTACTCCCGTATCGGCACCGATAGTAGTACCAGCACTCACACTAAATGTAACTCTTTTACTGCTCTTACTGACAGTAATCCCACTGCCAGAAGTAATATTTCCAATTGTGTAATCAGTCCGCTCCTGACTACCACGAATAACAATAATGTCTGTATAGTAACTTTGTGCGGAAGTTACTTTTCTATTTGAATCTGTAGCGAATTGCTGTGCTTCGTTTGTTAACATGACTGTGAAAGGTTCTGTCATATTAGCAACAGTAATCTCGCCATAGCCTAAAGTTTTACCCATTCAAATATTTCCTCCTTAACGATAATTAGGCGTACATTAAAAAAGACAATAATGTACGCCCTGACATTATTGCCTATTCACTATCGTCAACGACTTCACAGCCGAAAATCATTTTCCCATTTACAACAGATGAATCTAAGAAAATTGCTTTTCCAGATGCATAATTAGAAGCTGTGTCCAATTCCACTCCTTTTTTATCTCTTCGAGTCCAGTTGTAAGTATATTTTGGAAGATCGTTACCAGTAGCTGCTGACCAAGCTGTTCCATTATATTTCATTAAAGTAACTGTTTTAGCAGAAGCATCTACCTTATAATAAAAATCCCCGCTCGCAGGCTTTGTAGGAGCAGAAGTAGAGAATGTTGTAGATTTCAATGTATCAATTTCTTTTCCGTTTCTTGTAACGATTACATATAAAGCACCTGCACCCTGTCCATTAATCAATTGATCTCCTAAAGAACTCAGCACATTAATTGAACATGGATCACTCTGGTCAATAACACTAACATACGCAGAATATGTTTTACCGCCATAAACAGCATTACATCTGAACGAAGCAACAGAATCTACCATGCTAGGCGTTACTGTTAAATTTGCAGATGTAGCACTTGCGATATTTTGGTAAGCTCCGCTAACATATTTACTCCATTGATATGTAACACCAGAAGTGACAGTAGTTGTACCATTTGTTAATGTCGTTTGTAATAAAACCGTGTTGCTATCATTGATAATATGATTTCCATTAGGTGCATAAGCTTGGAATAATATAGCATTTACGCCATTTGTAGCTTTCGTATTTTTGCTCCAATTAAATTTATGCGTAGATGTTAATCCTGCTGCAACTATAGAAATAGTAATATCTCCACTCATAGCACTTGCCAAAGAAGCACCACTAGCAACAGCTAAGATAATTGATCCTTCGGCAGAAGCAGTTGCATCTGTATTGGATTTTACAGTTATTCCACTTGGTAATGTTCCTACAGTAGCCTTACCTGCAATTCTTGTTGTCCCTTTATAGCAAGAATATGGAATTGTAATATCTTTAGCTGCACTGGCAGTTCCATTAGGGTTGCAAGGAATTACTTCGCTGTAATTTCCAAGAACTGTACTTACAGCAGAAGTACCATCTTTACCATTCCCACCATTTTTACCATCCGCAATAATTGTTACGGTCTGAGTATCCAATAATGTAGTTGTACCACCAGAAGCATATAATTCTGCTTTGATTGTCTTAATACTCGTGTTAGAAGGCGTATAATTTACACTGCCTTGATCAGAACTTGATGTGTATTTCACTGTATATGTATTTCCATCTGTGCTTTCAGAGATTTTAAATCTACCAGAATAAGCTGTTGCAGCTGTAGTATTTCCAATTCTCTTATAGGCACTGAACTTAGCCTGTGCTGGGCTAAGTACATTAGAAGCATTTAGTTTAAGAATATTACTTTCAGCTGTTACCTGATAAATAGTTGCATCACTACCAGATCTGTCTTTATTTAAAGAAAATCTTTTTGTAATATTTGCCTGACCTGATTTAGTACATACAAATTCAACATAGCCAGAATCAACAGTAATTCCTGTAACAGTATATTTTCTTGTGTCTCCATCCCATGTACCTGTGATACCATTACTTGGAGTAGCTTTGATAGTCCAGTTTGCTGAGTCGTCAACTCCACCTTTGTAGATAGTAATTGTAGTATCAGCACCTGTAAGAGATGAACTATATAATCCGCCATTGGCGTTACAAGGCACAGATTGTGTATCATTACTTAATACGCAACTATAAACATCCTTACCTGCCGCTCCGTCCCTTAGCTTAACAATCTGATGAATATCATAAACATTATCATCATTTGTAAGTAATTTAATAACTGCCACATCATTTACAAACACTGCATCATTGTGATTTACAGTAAGAGTAGTAGTTGTGCCAGCGCTAGGATAAGCAGCGAATGTCCCATCTGATTTTTTATATTGCCATTGTTTTACAGAAGTATTTGTTAACATAGCAGTTAATGTGATAGAAGAAGCAGAAGTAATTGCTCCATCTCCATTGTATTTAAATGTCGTATCTCCAGTAATGCTACAGTCGGATAATTCAGTAGCTTGTTTCACCAGAGTAAAGGACATCTGACATCTTGTTTCTGCTTTAATTTGTGTGTCTGGATCAGTATAAGCGATACTACAAATATAAGTGATCATTTCTGAACTATTCGGCACTAACATACTTTTGCTAACACTTAACACTCCACTAGATACACTTTCTCCTGTGACAATATTTGTAGATGCTGCTGATCCAACCTTTCTCTGCCAAGTAATGCTTAGCCCAGTCTGAGTTAATGACACCTGTTTATTATCAATAAAAATGACTGGCGTAAGTACCAATTTACTTGCTGACCAGTCAGGATTATATTTTGTAGTTGTATTGGGATCGTATGATACAAAATTTGGTTGGTTCGATGTTACATATGCTTGTATCTGCTTCCCATCTGTTAGGTCTGTAATTGTAATCTCGCCATAGGCAAGCACTTTTCCCATATAATTTTCCTCCTTAATTTAAAGTAGTTGCCAATGTTTCTCCATCAACAACAAAAGAGCAACCAAAAGTCGCTCCATTCATAATATCTTGTCTATTTACAACAACACTTTTCATACCAGAGTGCTGTTCATTCCAATAAGTATCTCCATCTAAATCAGATGATTTTCTACACCATTCAAAGTGATTTTCTGACCATTCGTTTGTTACATCTGTACCATTTTTTGTCAATGTGATACTCAATGTAGATGTTCCGTCCACACCAAGCCTTGCTCCTGTAGAAGAAGTAAGAATGATATTATAACCCATCTCATTCATTTGAGAATCAAAATCATCCAATGTACTATTTACGCTTTCCTTAAATGTCGTATACTCAACTCCCCACAAACCGCCTTTGCCATCATAAATCTGTGTAATATCAACTCCGCCTTGTGCGTTCGCTTCAACGATAGGAAAGTTCAGCTTATCTTTAGAAACAGATTTATCTCCAAGCATATTATTTACAATCAATCCATCAGCAATCGCATCCTTAGTAATGCCTTGACTTGTCATGATCGTTGCACCTTTATCGTCTTTGATAATAATGCTTGGATTCTTGTTCGTATCATAACCGATCTGGATTCCAACATTTCCTTCAGTATCTAAAAACTGCATAGCTGAGCCGTTCATGATAAAGTTGCCGTTCTCAGATAGGATACGCATTGTATCAGAGATTGTAATATCGCCTGCGGCTAAGTCTCCAATTGTCATTTTCCCTGCGATACCATTTATGATCCATGCAGAGTCAAACTTTGCATTTGCTGAGGATAGGTTGAATACGATACCTGTTTCTGTAGAAGAAGTACCGATGATTGCACTTTTAATGTTTGCTACTTCAGTTGTTAAATTCTTAAATTCACCAACATTAGCAATAACAACTCTTGCATTAATATAATCGGCATCAATATACTTAGAAAAGAATTTCTCAAACTCAGCTTCTGTACCAACAATTTTCTTTACATTTGTTTGGTTTGCTGTAATATTTAAAACACTGTTAGGCTGGCATTGAATATATTCACATACATTCCCTACAGCACTAGAGAAACCTGGAGAAGAAGCCAATTGTCCTGTCAAAGCTTTTAATAGCTCTGGAGTAAGAATTGCATTGATACTTTCATCTACGCCTGTATAGGTGTTAGATTTAATAGAATTCCTGCTATTCTTTGTAGAAGAGTTTAATAAGAATACTTCATCATCTCGTTTTGCTTGAGATTTAATCATATTGGTAAATGAAATTTCAAACTTTTCAGATGGGTCTTTAGGATTAAAACTAAATGTGTACAATCTGAATTTCTCTAAATTACCATGACCACCAAATTCATTCCCATCGTCAATTTCTAACCAGATATAATCTCCAAGAACCAATTGATCTAAATAAGGAGAGAAATTCTCATCACATAATAGATTCTCAATCTGAGGAGAGTAGATATATTGTGGCTGGGCCTGTGAAGACAGTTCCTTAACTGCAGCCTGATATAAATCTTCAGCCCGATCAACATAGGCTTCAATATCATCAAGGCTTGTGATTAAATAATTCTCATTTACATAATCGGTTGTAACATAAAGGTTTAATACTGTTTTTCCAAGGGTATTATAGTTTTCTGTACTATCTATAAACCCAAAACTTTTATTTTTCTTTAGACTACATTCGCCAATTAGGGAAGTACGAGCATTTAACTTATCTTCAACTTTTTTATTTGCGGTTTCATATTCGGACTCACGCTCTTGTAAAGCAGCTTGAGCATCAGCTAAATGCTGACTGTATTCTTGATAAACTTGGTAATAGTCTGTTGTGTTTTCAGAAACTTCGTAGGGTTTATCATAGCCATTTTGTTTTAGGGTATCTAATGTGTTCTGATAAGATTTGATTTTAATCTTTAACTCATCAACTCCATATAGTTCCCACTGAGTTTCCCACTTGTCGATCGGTTTTACCTTATCATCATCAGACTTGTAAATGTTATCAATGGCAATCTTAATGTTAGGAATAATTCCATCAACATAAGCAGTGTAAGTATACCAGCAACCATCTTTTCGCATCTGAAGTTGTAATTCATCACCTGTTAAAACAGTTTCATATGTACCATCTTCCTTTTTGATGGGTTCACCATTCTCATTTTTTTTAGCATATCCATACTCTAATAAAATGAAATTAACAGCATCTATATAGATGTCAAGTTGCTTTTGAAGTTCATCTTCCTTGAATGTATCCCAATCAGTTTTTAAACCATCATTAGGAACACGACTTTTAATTTCATCAGCAACTTTCTTGTATTTGCCCCACATTCTAGTGAGATAAGAATAATACTCTCTACGAGTCATTTCTTTTGAAGTTCCATCATCAAGAGTATAAGTTACTTTTTCATTCTTGGTGCTATCCCAATGTGTTCCTCTATATTTCAAATAAGCTTCATATTTGTCAATCAGATCCTTAGAAACCAATGGCTCTTTAAGAACGTATGATAAATTATCAATGGTAATTTCACCAAAGTTTACATATTTAATATCAAGATTCTCTCCACCAGCCACATTAAACTGTGTATAGACATCATTTGTTGCACCGGTTACACTTAAAGAATCAATATAGTTTGTTGTGCTTAGAGAAATACCTGTATCTTTACCAAGTTGACTGATATGATAACAATTGATCTTCCTATTTAATATGTCAAATGTGAACACGCATCTATAAGCCTGTGCTACTTTCTGAGTTAAGAAAGCATAAACATTAATAGACTCTTCTTCAAATGTACCTCTTACGAAGAACCATTCGTCTTCTCCGTTCTCATTCTGTCTCTTATAAGGAATAAGCCATTTGGTATTTCCCTCTTCGTCAACATAAGACTCATCAACATGTCCAACAGACCACCCAGGCAAGTTTTCAAGAACTAAATCTAACAAACTTAACTGATGGTAGTTAGGATCATATAAAGCAACATAGCGTTTTAAGATCTTATTACCTGTTAATTTATCTTCGATAACATTCCCATCAGCAGTATATTCTTTACTTCCTGTTTTTCCTGTATTAACATAGAAAGTAACTAAATCTTTATTCTCTAACTCAACATCACAAGACTCAGCTTTGACAGTCTTCATTTCTGAATATCCATCAAACTGAACACTTGGGACCTCAGTGATCACAAAGTATCCGATACGATCTATATAAATTTCCATTCCTTTATCTAGATATTCATATCCATTTGATAAGACAAAATTTGCATCATTGTTGACATCAATATACTTTTCTACACTAAAACTTAATTCCCATCTATCATTAAGAGTAGCAGTGAGAGAAGTAGTAGAAGTGTCAATGCTATTTAAGGCGCAAATTGCCTTGCCTTCTGGATTTACCAGATAAAAATCATAAGGCTCTGTATGATTGAAAATGTCTTTTATAAATTCCAATTCACTCTCACGCCTCCTTTCTGAATTTAAAAAGCTCCAACCTTCTTAGGTTCGAGCCACTTGATTTTTATTTTGCAACGACCTGTGATTTCAATTCTATTTTCTCCTGGGACAAGTCGTAACCAATATAATTTTTGTACAGTGTCCATCTTGAACACATTTGATAATACAATCCCTTTTCCATTCAGTTTAATAACTTGATGCTGACAATTAATCTCATAGTTACCTTTTGTGTCCCATAAATGCATTGTGCTGCTATTATCTGAATGATTTGTAATTTGAAGATCAGTCCAAAGCTCAGGACTTTCAACTTCAATAATAGGATAAACATATTGTTCCAGTTCATCTGATCCACAATCAAGAACTAAAGATCCATTATGGTTAGGTGTTTCTAGTTTGTTTGTTAGATCAAATAAATTGCTTTCTTTTTCTACAAATCCATATGGTGCATTACACTCAAAGTCAATCTTTAAGCCAGCAATTCCTCCAGCAAGAGCAGGAGTAACCTTAGTAACAATGGCATAATAAACGACATCATTCTTGCTGCCATTACAGCCATAAAACTCTAATTTTCTATAGCTTTTAGGACTTGTTAACCATCTAGTAACTTCAGATACTTCATTTTCAGTAAATCGTTTCTGATCCTCATGAAAAAGAGTAATCTGAAATCCAAGTTTTCCCGAATATTTTGTATTATAAGCATGATAGATATTACGATTCATAGTAGTTGAACCGCTTACGATCTCTCTATCAAGACCGAATGAATCTTCGGATTTATCAAGATATCCGATGATCATTTTATGTGAAAAGTCAGAAAGACTTTTATTGTTATAAGTAAAATTTATTGCATTTGAATACATAAAGTCTCCTTTCTAAAAAATTATCCTGTAAGATGTACATTCTTAAAAATAACCTTTACTTTTGGAAGTTATTGTCATATAATGACTTTATTCGTATTTTACATATGATGTCTGAAGGATATGTGGTAGGAAGGGGCATGTCGAGTGCTAAGAACATTACTTGTCGTGATTGGCGTTGCTGCGGACATCGCAAGCATAGCCTCACTCGTATTAACCGTATTAACTATACTTCAGTAATTAGAGATACATAGTTGTACAGGAAGCAAAAGATTTTTTGTATTAGATTCATAATATCTACTCACCTTAATTGCCCAACTGGTGTGCCGGATACTAGAAAGAAAACCCACGTAATAGATTAGGCGAAGATAGTACAAAAAACCGATGCTTACGAAAATAATTGAATCAGTTCACAATATGTGTTATGATGATATTGACAAGTAAAGTTAAGACATGAGCTTAGCCACTTCAAACCAAATTCAGTAAGAATGGGCATCTTACAGGAATTTGAATGATGATTAAAGGATAGTAAAAGGAGGTCACAAGGAGATTAATACTTTGCACTTATCCCGATTGGGAATCTTCCCTTTAACGGGTTAATCCAATCATCACTGTGAATTTAATTAAATAAATTCACCCATGAGAGAAGACACTCACTAATTACAGTGGGTGTCTTTTTCTATGTCTTTATAATAAATTTCCATCTCTCATAGAAGCAATTTCTTCTCTGATGTACATAGACCTCATCTCAGGGGTCAGCTCATCGAAAGGAGTTAATCCTTCATCATCCATATAATTCATCAGAGCTCCCAACGAAATTGAATACAAACTATTCCTGCATTTCATTCGCACAACTCCGATTAATAAAATTCCAATAATAAGTAATAATAATAAATTAATTTCCATGATTTCCTCCAATTTAAAAAGAGCCCATGTTTTCACACAGGCTCTACATTATTTACCGATCGTAGGCTTACGACCAATTTTGTGATATTCTTTTAGTTTGTTAGCTTGCTCTTGATCATAAACCTGTTTTGCAACAACCTTAAGATCATTCAGAACACTCTTATCAACCATGCCTCCAGATTCTACTTTGATCAATGCATCGTAATAAGAAGAGAAGTCTCCAGTACCAGTCATAATATCTTTTGTCTTAGAGGCTTTAACAACTGATTCAGAAATCTTAACAGCTTGTTTCAGCACATCAGATGTTTCTGGCTTCAGTAAAATTTCGTCTCTACGAACAGTAGCAATACCATGATCATGATTACTTTGAATTACACCATTAAGCTGAGAGATTGGTATTACATCATCAATGACACCACCATTTCTTACACCTGCTTTCTTTAATGCTGTAAGGATTTTATTTGACTGAGCTTTAGAATATTTCCCATCTTTTCCCTTATAAAACTCTTTCCCCTTTTTAGAGTTCTTAGTCGTAATTACTCCAAGTTTTTTACCAAGAGCTTCCATACCTTTTGGATTGTTTACAACATCATAGCCCTTACTAGCTAAATAATTGTTTAAAGGAGACCAACTCTTAAGCTGAGCTTCAGTGTAAGCAGCTCCTATATGAAAATTTAATCCCAATGACTTAGCTTTCTTTTGACTGGCAGATAGTTGGATTACAACGGTGAAATTCACAGAGAGTCCATTAGCAGATTTGCACACTGGAGTAACTGTTCCTTCATGATCTCCTTTTGTAGCCGTAATTGTACATGAAGCTCCTGAAGGAGACATTGTTATGTAACCTAGGCTATTAGAATACCAAGAAAATGATTGTCCAGCCCCGTCTGGAGGAACAATATCAGAAACAGTAACAGTCTTACTTTCTCCAGGGGCTAAGGTAATAGACGCTGGACTAACACTGAAAGACATAAGATTATGTTCCTGCTGTTCAGGTGTTTTCATAGAACCACTAACAGCACTAGCATTTCCAGTTTCAACTTTTGAAGAATCAACCTTAGACCCTGTAATACCAGTTGTACCAGTTACATTAGTATCAGGATTTGCAACATTATTAGTCACAGAGCTGTTCTTGTTCTGAGTATCTTTTGCGTTCTGTTCAGGTGTCTTGCCATTAGCAGAGCTATTGTATTCAGAATGATATAACTCACTTAGACCATTAATAAGTCCAGAATTAATAGCAGTGTCATTGATCTTCTTAAAGACATCAGAGTAAGAATCTCCAACCTGTTTTAAGAACTTGCTAATAAGCTTAGATTGTTCATCCAGAGAACCGCTTAAAGATTTAAGCTGTTTATCTAAAGACTCTTGTAATTTTTCAGTCAGATCATCGTATCCTTGGGATTCCATAGAATATTGATGTTCTTTCTTAGTATCATCCATTTGTTCCTGAGCATCGGCAATCTGAGCATCTAATTTGGCTCTTTGTGCTTTCGCAGCTTCACCTTCGACGCCCTCTAAAGCAGCACGCTGAGCTTCAAGAGCTTGCAGGTCTTTTGTCTGACTCTTGATGTTTTTATCATAATCATAATATTCTTTCTTACGATTTAAAGCCTCTTTACGCTTATCAATAACTTTAACCAGAGCATCAACTTCAGCTTGCATCGTTGCCTTACCAAGTTCTATAATTTGATTCTTATAGTCATTGGTATTTGTTGCAGCCTCACGAAGTTGTTTATTGATTTCAGCTAACTTACTTTCAAAAGCAGAATCTCCAATTTGATGATCGTCATGTAATTTATATAAAGCATTTCTTTGTTCTGCCAGATCGGCCATATTAAGCTGTTCTTGGCGCATACTATCACTTAGAAGAGCAATTTTAGCTTTACCATCTGTAGTCAGTTTACCTGTGTCAGGATCGTTTAAGTAGTCCTGATTCAACATATTCATAAGATCGTTGTTTTCATCGATACGAGTATTTCTCTTATCAATCTTACGACTGCTTTCATCAAGAGGAATTATAATAGCTTCCTGACGTAACTGTTCATTCTTTTCTTCTAAAGAGTAATTTTCTTCACGTCTTGAATACCAGTCATCATAAAGCTCTTTGTATCTTTCAGAATCCTTAGCAACCTTATTCATCAATTCCTGATCGGTTTTCATGATCTCAGCATTGACAGCAGCCCTATCATTGTTTTTAGCGATCTGATCAGTTTTTGACTGCTTAGTAGCATAATCACCATGAGCTTCAGCCATAGAAGCAGTATGTTCTAAGGCAGTAGCAGCATGTTCAGCTTCATCTGCAAGTCTTGTCAACCTATCAAATTTAATCTGATCAATTTCTTTTCTCGCATTTGCAATAGCAGTATCAGTATCAGCAATATTATTCCTAAAAGTTTGAATCTGGGCTTCATATGTGTTCTTTTGTTCATCTGTTAAGATTCCCTTTTTCTTAGCCTTATCATATTCTGCCTGATATTTATTCAATTCTTGTTGCTGAATATTTCTCTGATTTTGATATTGTCGAATCTGATTGTTTAGATTAGCTGTTTTATTATCAAAAGTATCTGTCCCTTGAGCAATATTAAGATCATTGATCTTTTGATAGTTCTCTAGGATAGCAGACGTTTTAGATGCCATAGCATCATAATAACTAACAACCTTTTCAAGCTTGGTTTGTACCAGTTCTTGTTGTTGTTTCGTAAGCTCCTCAACTTGCTGTTTGCATTGTTTAGCTTTATCATACCAGTTCTTATACTCTTCAACAGCGCTACGAATTTTATCATTGCTAATAGTTTTGATATCAATAGACCCGTTGCGTACTTTTTTGAAATAAGATTTTAGAACTTTTTGATTCTTAGCTTTTGAAGCATTTTTTGTTTTAGGAGCTTTCTTAACTGCTTGTTTTTCAAAGCTTTCATAGAATTTCTTATATTTCTTATAACCTTGGGTATTAGCAGTGATAGAAGAACCAACACTCTTTAAAGCTTTGTCATAATCATCAACAGCAGAAGTAAGACTATGAACATTTTCTGCTTTAGCTGTCCAAAGATCAGTAGCAGCAGTAAGATTTTCAATCTTTACTTCAATGAAGTCAAAGGCTTTACCTATCTTATTAAGATAATTTTCAAGAGCTGATTTCTTAGATTTAGATTTGGTTTTCTTCTTACCGCTTCCAGAGCCAGACTTACCAGATCCTGAACTTCCAGAACCGGTTTTAGATTTACCAGAAGAAGAAGTAGTTTTCTTCTTTTTACCTGTAGTAGTTTTGCTACCATTAAATTTAATTTTAATTCCAGCAGAGTTAGCATGAGCAGATCCATGAGCAAATGCTCCTTCACCACCAACAATCTTAGCTCTACTTCCTGTCTTTCCTTTGTTTAGGAGTTCCTTTGTTTGTAGGTGATTAAATACTATATCACCACGTTTGAGGTTCACAAATTCTGGGCCTTGAGACCCTACTGTAAACCATCTGTTACCACGTCAATTATGTTTTCATCGGTTCGCAACACCGACAAGAGTTTTCACTCCTCATGTTTTCACATGAGTTCAGACTATATCTTTTACCTGATTTTATTAAAATTGTGTATGAAAAAAGAGCAGAAGTAATTTTACTTTTGCTCTTTCGATAAATGTATTTATTCAGTTGTATTGTCCAATATATCTTGTGAATCTGCAACAGTTATGTCAGTAACCTTAAGATCATCAAATTTTAATCCTAGTATAGTATCACTTTTTTTAAATATTTGCTGAACAGCAAAGTCATCCATATCATCTGCGATATAAGATTTTGTGACTTTACCATCTTTAAAAGCAATTAATACATCTTCTGTATAATCATCCATTTTTAAATCGTCAATACCCAAATCATCAAGCACGTCCACGGCCAGATCTCCCAATTTGATGTTGCATAAAGTGGCTTTTTTGCCCTTGTCTACATTAATCCAACTAACTTTATTAGAGCTATTGTATCTTAATGCTATATATGATTTATCGACACAGATTAGAGAACCACCTTTTATTTCAATACAATCTTTACCATATTTACGTTTTACAGATTTGCTAGATTCTCCCAAATAAACACTTTTACCATCAAGACTAGCAGAATATTGGTGATTCGGTAAAATACTCTTAACAACAAATCCAATTAATAGTATTAAAACACATAAGACAACTACCGATACCTTTTTGTGATTCTTAAGGAAAGACTTGTTGAATTTAAAATCTTTCTTTAAAGAAGCAGCTTGATCAGATATATTCTTAATGTTTTTTTCGATTTCCGCATGACGTTTTTCATTTTTCTCTTTTCTTTCGATGTCTTCATAATACTTTTTAATGTTAAACCCACACTGTGGACAAGCAGTAGCAGTAGATGATACGTTTTCTTTTCCACATTCAGGACATTTTACTAAAGCCATAGTTTTTCTCCTTCTAAAATTCCTTTGTAACTGGTTTTGTGAATGGTGTTTCACTTTCATAACAATCATATTGATAAGGGCCTGTTTTGTTAGAAAAGCTATATGATACTATTTCTGCTTTTACTCCACAATCTTCAGAATTCATAGAGTCTTGAGCTCTCATGCTTTGATTAGCCTTTAAATTATCAAAATCGAAGTTTTGATCTTCTAACACAGTTCCATCCTTGTCATAAAATCTAACTAGAACACTGGCCTGATCGAAATCAAAATTTGTAAGGTTTTTTACTTTGATTGTTATTTCTTTTCCATCCCCATAAGAATCATTGGCTACTTTAAAAGAAGTTATTTTTAAAGCATCGTCAATCAGAGGAGAAGGAGTTTTGATTGATTTAACATAAGAAGATAAAGCGGTAGCCCTTTTCTTGGAAAAATTAATTTGCAATTTATCAGCTATTTTTTTAACTTGTATGGCTAATCTTTCATCATAGGCATTTAAGTTATATGCATACTTTGTTTGTGCGTTCATATAATTTTCAGAAAGAGTAGATTGCATTTGTATTATATTCATAAGGTCACTCATTAGTTTTTTTGTAGACGAATCCTTAAATATTATATCATCATCTAGGTATTTATCAAGACAGTCTGATAATTTTGCTGTGCCATCAATCCACTGTTGTTGTGCTTCATCGCTGGTTTCGGCTTCTCGTAAAGAATCTATATAGTCCCATCGGTCATTCATAGCTTTCTTTACATCATCAGCAACTTGCTTGTTTGTATATACTGTCTCAGTTTTTTTGGTTTTTTGTGGCTTTTCTTTTTTAGAGGAATTTACACATCCTCCACACGCTATCAGCAACCCAAGGGCTAATAGCATATATAAAATTTTCTTTTTCATACATTTTCCCTCCGTAATTTATTTATAAAAACAATTATACATTATTTGACATGTTTTTCATAGAGAGAATATTCGTTTATCATATTTATCAGGTAATTTATCATTTCGATTTAAACATTGCTGTACCGCCATTAGCTTGCGGCTCTACTCCTCATAAGAGGATAGTCGTTGAACCTTATCCTATTCGGATCTTGGCTGCTGATTGTCTATTGTGGCAGAAGCAGGGGATTTAACCTCGCTTCCATATAATTAATTCTTTTTACTTTCGTAGCGTTCACATCTAGGCATATTTCATCCTTCTGTTGTAGCTTAATTATCTTTAAGACTTTCCAGCAATTAGATAAATTTTCACATATGTATTACTACATAAGGTCGCATATGTGGTTTATACGACAAGTTCGTCTCCTAATTCTCCTGTAAGAGCTCGTTCATCTTGTTTTAATCCCCAATCGCCACCATTGGCGTGAGCATTACCGACAGATGATTTGAGCTTATCTGTTTTCTCTTGTAAATATTTGTTCTTTTCAGTCTGTACAACAGGATTAATTTCTGATAAATCAGAGATTTTTGTTGTTCCCATCGCAAGAGCACGGCTTCCAAGTTTCTTAATTGTCCCGTGAGCAAAAGCACCAAATTCTTCAATATCATCAAGTTCGTTATCGTACCAGTCTGTTAAATCATCGACAGTACCTTGAGCAAAAGCATTTGATCTTGGAATAAAAGATCCGTGTGCATTTGCTGTACCATGAGCATGTTGAACTTTATTCCATTTACCATCGGTTAAAGCACTTGAAACATGACTTCCTTTGCCACCCTTTTTACCACTAACTTTAGGCTTACCGTCATTATCTGTAATATCTCTACGAATATTTTCGATAATATTTTTTTGCTTGGTAGTTAAAGTAATTGTTTTATCGTGTAAACTATCACGATATTTTTTAATCGCCCAAAGAACTGCACTTGCATGATCTTTACAATATGCTGCAAATTTTTTGTCTTTAATTTTTTTAGTATCTAGTTTTTTGATTTCTGGAGTAGCGTTGTCAACAATATTGACGGGAATTTGTTTGTCTTCTGGTAGTAAAGCATTAAGCTGCTCAATAAGATCACTTTGTTTTTGAGCAAGTTCTACACCGATTTTAACTCTCTTTTCTCCAGTGGCTTTAGAAAATTCTTCAGATAATTTATCAATTTCACTTTGACTATCCTTAAGATTGAGTTTCATGTCGGCACTGATTTGAACGCCTTTTAATAAACCACCTTTACCGAAGTCCTTACCACCTGTCATATTGTAAAGAATATTATTAGCATCACTTACCTGTTTAGTTAAGTTTTTGTTCTTTTCCTCGGTGGTCATTGACTTTTCATTGATTTTATACTGCTCTTTGAGATTGTTTAAATCAGATGTATAATCAGCAACCTTGATTGTAAATTCCAAACTCTTTTTCAGATCATCAGGAATTTCTTTTTCAGCATTTTTGAGCTTAATGAGTTTCTGACGATATTCTTCAATTTGTTCGCCTAAAAGAGTCTTACCAGAGCCTTCTTCCATTTTATCCCATTTCTTAGCCAATCCATTAAGTTTTTTTTCAGCTTTTTCATACTGTTCTGTGACGGATTTGAAATCAATCTTACCACCGTAATCCTTTAAGCGGTTCAACACAGCTTCAAAAGGTTCAATACCCATACCCATTGCTTTAGCAGCAGAAGCAGTATTAGTGATCTTTCCTGAATAAGTACCTTCAGCAGTTTTCTTTAAAGTACCAAAATCAGTATTAGCTTTTTGGGATTTGGCAGATAAATCATCTAAGAATTTAACCAGACCACTATTATCGGAAGTAAAATACTTAGTAGTCTTAGCCCATGTCTTATCAAAAGTAGCAGCATCAGTCTTACCAGAAGCACTCATAACACTTGTCAGTGTTTTGAAGTCATCTGTTCCAATAAGTCCTTTGTCACGTTCTTTCTTTTGAGCATTGAATGCCTCACGCATTGCTAAATAAGTATCACCAGAATCAGCAGTTTCCTTAGCTTGAAGATAATCACTCCAAGTAGACTGAGATTTTGTCTGATTGATTAATTTCAGACGTTCTTTCAACTGATCAAGACTACCTGTCCATTTCTCAGTTTGAGAATTTAAGATATCAAAGGCTTGAGACATTTCAGTAAAATCAAGACCATCTAAAAATTTAGTTGTATCTTTACTTTTACCAAGCTTGTCTTGTATGCCCTTGATCATATCCTCAACATTTTTGCCATCATGAAGAATATCTCCATCTTTGCTGAATTTAAAATCAAAAGCGTCTTCAAGAGCAGCGCTTAATGTTTTACCATCAACTTTTTTACCTAAAGTTTTTGTCAGATCGTTATAAGCATCTTGAACATCTTCATTCCACTTTTTGGCCGATTTTCCACCAGTTTTGTTGGTTGTTTTAACCAGTTCATCCAAATCTTCCTGTGCTTTTTTATTCTTGGTAAACTCTTTGGTAATTTTTTGGAGATCTTTACGCTTCTTACTAATGTTATCGTCAGTTAAATCTTTTTCATTGGCATTGTCAAAGTCGATAATGTTACCAGCAATACCACTTAAGAAACTTTGTCCTTTGCTAGATAGTTTGTCATAGCCATCTGAAGCTGAAACCGTATTTTGGAAATCTTCCTTATATTGTTTCGCAAGAGACTTGATCTCTTTCATCATTTTATTATATCTAGCTACATATTTAGATACATTGGCTTCAATAGCCTCAGTTGAAATAGAAGGATTGTCTTCTTTCATCTGATCAAAGATTTTGCTGTAATTGTTAGCAAATTTACTAATATCAGCATCTTTAGTTAAATCAAGAGCTTTTTTACCACCGATAACTTTTTTTGTTGCATCTCCAAATGCTTTTCCGAAACTATCTCCAGATGAAGATGTTCTTTTATAAATCTCATCAGAAATATTTTTTCGAGTTGATTCAATATCTTTAGAAAGACTTTTATCTAATAGGCCACCAGCAGCTTTCTTCAAGCTTTCCTGATTACCTTTGTTAAGTTTATCCCAAGTAGCATCAGAAGAATAATCCTTTTGTGTGCTTTTTAATTTCTTCTCCTGAGATTCAATCGCTTTGTCTATCAAACCTGATGTCTTAGCGATTGCATTTCCTTCAGCGTCATAACCAGAGATGAGAGAAGGAGTAGTATCTAAAATTTCCTTACGGATATTTAAGAATCTTTCATAAGAAGAAGTATCTAAGCTGATGTTATTACCATACTCGTCTACACCTTTGGATAGAGATTCAAACTCAGTTTTGTTTCCTTTAAGAGTAGAGATATTGGTTTTTGTATCAGATAATTTGTCCTGATAGTTTGTACGTGTTTTGTCAGCAGCTTCTATTTTATCTTTATCATAGGTAGCAGCTTTTTGAATCTTGGTACCAACCCAAGAAAGTGCCATAGCACCTAATTGCATAAGAGCACTAGCAGCTAAACCAATACCAACATTAGCAGCAAAAGCACCAGCCTTAGCAGCAATACCAGAAGCCTTAATCCTTTCAAAAGCAGCACTAACTCCACCTGCAGCAGATTGAGCAATGCTACCAGATTTTTCTACAGCTTCATTAAACTTCTCAAGACCTTTTCCATAAGTATTTTTCTTATCACTAAGATCATAGTTGTTTTGTTTGGCTTGACCGTAAAGAGTACTAGCTGTATCACGACCTTTTTCAGTCTTCATTTCATTCTGAAGTCGCTTAAACATGTCCTCTTTTTCTTTGGCGGATTTACTACCAAAAATTTCAGGAACCATGCTATTACTAAAGAAATCTTGCAATCTACTTTGATCAGACTGCATATTCTCATAATTAGCCTTACGTCTTGTAGGACTAAATGCATTCAGAATAGCACTACCAATTGGAAATTCATTTTTACCAGTTTCTTTATTGTATTGTACAAGCAAACTGTTTACTCAAGGGCAGGGAAATACCCTATTTTCACACTGGTAAAATATGTATTTGACAATCACTAATGCAATATTCTATACTAATTATGTAACAAGAAATATGTATCATATCTCAAAGTAATAATACACATGGGGCTCACAATTCAGTGAGCCTTTTGTGTATCTGGATTTAACAGGAGAAGAGAGGTTCATAAAGATACCTCTTTTTTTTACAATTAACCTTGCAATATTTGGAAACATAAGTTATAATTAGAAACATCATGGAATAGTTAATTCCCCAATTAATTATTTTCATACAAAGGCATTCCTAGGAGGTAGGGATGCCTTTTCTCCATTTATGGGGTAACGAATCGTTACCTTATGCATTTTCGTTGCTTTGAGTAGCAATTTTATTCATTAGATTAGTAATCTGCCCAATTGCTTTAGAGTAGTCATCAACGTATTGGTATGTAAGACAAAGGGCAGACTTCCCTGTGAATTTACTCATCAAAAGAGTGAACCCTTTTTGATTCATTTTATACATTGGTCTATACTGTCCATTTTTATCTTGATACGAATCTAAGATATAATATGTCCCGCCCAATTGAGGCAAGTCTTTAATAAAATTGTGAATTTTCTTTAACACATTGCTATGTTTTTTTTCATAGAAGTGTGCAACGTCAATAGAAGTTATATATAAACTTTCTCTTTTTGAATTAACTCCACAATCTTTTGTAATATCATATCCACTAACAACTTTAGTATCTAATCTATAATTTTTTCTTCCCATATCTCCATAAACTCCTTTTAATATAAATTTAATTTTAAAAAGGAGGCGATATTTCACCGCCCCCTTATCAACAACAATCTCACCAAACTTTAATCTTCAAGATCCCCAACAACTCTGTAAACAAGTTTCTGACCTTTACCAGTTACATAAGTCTGTGGAACAATCACATTGCAAATCACATGTTCGCCAACTTCAAAACATCCGTTCTCAACATATCTCTGATATGGCATGTTGTCCCGCATCAGGATTCCATTGCTTCTCAAAATTTCGAAAAGGCGATTCCTTCCAATGTCATATCCATCATTCTGCAACAATTTGGCCATTGTATTCATGTCGATCGTATCAGAAGAAGCAGTAACACATCTTGCAAAATCTATATCTTCTTTGGAAGCTTCAAGTTCCCCTCTAAGCTCTGCGATTGTAGCTTGCTGAATTTCCAGTGCCTTAAGTACAAACTCTGCTTCAGACAGATTTTTATATGGAATATATCCACCAGTGCGTCTAATCTGTGGAAGAACTTCAGATGTTACCCATCTACGGAATCTTTTAGCTGAATCTAATTTACTATTGAAAATTAGATCATAAACACCAGATTCATTGATGACAGTCACATTTCGCATTTGACCTGCGTACTCGATTTGGGTACGCAGCTTATCCTCAACATCTACGTGCTTTGAGACAGCGTTTCGATAGTTAGAATATCCAAGTGCGATTGCAATATCATTTCCAACGAAGTATGGTGTTCCTTCTATCTCAATACATCTGATTGATCCAAATTCATCGTTTACGAAGTTCATAATCTGATTGTTGTTTTCTACTCCATTTTCTGCTTTTGTTAAAATTGCCATATTAAATTCTCCTTTTCTTCAGAAAGGTGCACCAAATGGCATAGAACAGATGGTGCTGATGATTTGCTTATCCTTCTATGCATATATGGCTAATTTACTACCCCTTTAAAACACCAGGCTCTACCTAATGTTTTAAGACTCAATTAATGTGGTAAGTCTGCTAGAGCAGTATAAAAAGAGTATTAAATTATGTTAATAAGTATTTATAATATATCATATAAAATTCATTTCCCTATGTGCAAGCATGTTTCCATGCTGATAATTTTCTAGCGGCACATTCGCATACAGTTCTGATCATCCCTTTCTGATGTCACTCGTAAGGTGAGTTAACCAGATTCCCATTATGATCGATGGACGTTCCTCTAATATAGAGGCTTCGCTGCGGATTCTGTATAAATATTGATCTTATTACTATATCTTAGGAATTACCCCTTGCCCTTAATACATCACTGTACTAAGTTAGTAATCAATATCGTTTAACAGTTCCCGTACATAAATTATCAAAAAGTATTTCAGTTTCGGTTGTTTTCTAAGCAATCTCTTATTTGTATCACCATTTCGATACAAACTCGTTCTGTGTTACCACTAGATTGCTCTGGGCATTGTACATGAGGACAACTGATAATTTGCCCTACCCAGCTTTCCTTTCGCTCCTGCGACTCCTAAAGCGCCCATAAAGGCTGTTCTAAGAAGCCCAGCTTTAGTTACTAAATTTGTTATTTGAGTTCCAGCATCTACAAGTCCTTTGATAAAATCAGAAGAAATAGAAGTGTTCCACATTTCTTGGAAACTTGCTGTCAGCTGATCAACTTTACCTTGGATGGAATCAAGTTGAGTTTCGTTTTCACGAAGAGCTGATCCTTCTGAGTTTTGTGTTTCGTTGTAGACTTTTTCAAGCATCTCTGGATTCTGTAAAATACTGGCAACAATATTAGCTCTATTTTTTCCTGCAATTTTCTCTAAAATAGAAGCTTGTTTAAGGTCACCACCATCGGTAGAACCAATTTCGCTCCAGATCTTACCCAATCCAAGTAAAAATTCATATGGATTTTTATAAGATCCATCATTTTTTAATAAATCAAAGCCTTTGTAGTCGTTTGATGCTACTTTAGTTTGATTTTTAATGAGATCTCTCAACTGAGATGTGTTCTGAATGTAACCATCAACATCTTCACCTGCTTCTTGAAGCACATTCATATCAGTGCCTCGAATTCTTAAGGATACTGTTTTTAAACCAGCTCCAACGCTCTCAGGATTTTGCACGACGGAATTCCCAACTGTAGTAAGAGCAACTGACTGTTCATAGTTAGCACCTGCCGCCTGTAAAGCACTAGCAGATCTCTGTAATGAACTAGCAATCTCATCTGATGAAATAGGCTCTAAGTTACCGATATTATTCAAAACATCAACAACATTTTCTACATCGTCAGCACCTTTATTGAATCCCTGCATGATAGAAATCAATGCATTAGTAGCATCATCTACTTGCTCAAATTCTGATACATTCATGAGAATACCTGTCCATTTAGACATCTTCTCAGAATCTTGTGTGTTATAACCTAATCTAGCCCAATCAGCAGTAGATTTAGTTAATTCCACAGCATCTCTACCGATATCTTTACCAGTAGCATACATATCTTTTTCGACAGTAGCATAAACATCACTCGTATCACTTGTGACTTTCTTTAACTCTGTCATTGCAGCATCCATTTCTTTGATGCTTTCAATTCCTTGTTGGAATCCTTGCCATACGACATCAATTCCACCCATTGAGATCAAGTACTTACTTAACTTAGTAACTTCTTGACCCATATCTCCAACAATTTGTCCGAACAAACTCTTATATTCAGAACGACTCTTAAGCTGTGATCTAGCAATACCAGTATCCTGATTAAAATTAATAGCATACTTTTCAAGCTTTCCATCATCTCTTGATCTTGCTTTGATATAAGCAGCCATTCCATTTCTACCCATACTAGTTTCAAGAATGTTACTGTTTACACCAGAAGCTCTAAATAATTCTTCAGCTTTAGCTTCATTGAAATCATTTAAGGATAATCCTTCTCCGATAACAGTTCCCTGATTGTTCTGGAGCTTAAATTGGTTTCTTTGTCTTCCAAGTTCCGTAAGAGAAGCGCTTAGCTCATTGATACGTTTTGTATCTTTTTCAATCTCTTCATCATTAAAAAGAATTTTTCCATCGTGTTTGTTTTTAAGGTCATCTAATTCTTCAATAACGCCCCTAACTTTTATAGCAAAGTCTTCGGTATATTGATTAAGATCCTGATTAACAATTGTTTTTGATAAAGCTCTGTTTGCTGCATTTTTTACTTTCTTAGACTCAGGATTGACTAAGCCAAGAATAGATTCTTCATTATTACTTGCTTTAGCATTTGGAGATTTTGTGGTTGTACCTCCACCAAAAATCTTATTCATATGCTTAAGACCAGTAGCAATCTCACCAGTAAGATTAAATTTCTTATTTAAATTATCAACCAGTCTTGTAACTTCACGAATTGAACTACCAATACCAGCAAAAGCACCTGCGATCTTAGCAGAATAAGCAGTAGACTTGTCAGCCAAATTAGCAATCTTATTTGTCATAGTCTCAATATCAGAAGCTTTCTTGTCTGTAAAAGACTGTCCTGTATTGAACTTAACTTTTAAATCAAGATTCTTTTTTAGGTCATTGATAATCTTCTCAACAGTAACCAAATCATCTAATACGGCATCAGTATTAATACCAACTTTAATGGGTTCAGAAGCTTTCTCTCTTAAAGAAGTAAGCTTGCTTTCGGCTTGTGTTAACTCTTCATCATTAACATTGATGTCAATTTTTGTGTCTCCACTGTTAGAATCCTCTTTAAATTTTTGAGTTGAAGTAATAGCTTTCTCAAGATCTTCAACATTGCCTTTAAAATTAACCGCAACGTCAATAGCATCCTTAGAGCGAAGTTCATTTACTTGTTGAAGAATGTTATCAATATTCTCTGTATTAGCTTTAAAATTAATAGTAATATCTATATTTTCTTTTGACCTTAGTTCATTAATTTCTTGTAAAATTGTATTGAACTCGGAATCGTTTGCTTTAAGATTAACAATGATATCTTTGCCTTCGTAAGAAGCAATCTTTTCATCAACCTTAGCTAACGCAGATTCTAACTGAGAAGTGTCAGCAGTAACTTTTACAGAAGATTCTTTGAGATGTTCACCTTCTGTAACACTGTTTGTCTTAGTTTCAGTAACATTTCTGCTTGGAAGTTCACGAATTGCATCTTTGTTTTTGCTTAACCATTCACGGCTTTCTTGAGACCAAGGAGTTTCAATAGTAGCTCCTTTTTCAGCTTTAATAGATGTGTATGTATCAACAGTTTTAACAGCTTCTTGAAGACCTTTAGCTTCCTCGGCATAGATATTTTCTTCATTCTTAATCTTTTCATTGAATTTCTGGATATATTCTCTAGCGCTTTGGAAAGTACTGATCAGGTCTTTGTTACTCATGTCTTTCATGTCAGCAGGCATTTCAAAATCTCTATCAACTTCCCTTTGACGGAGTTCTAATTTTTTAACTGCTTCAGATAAGAATTGTGTAATATTTTTATCAACAGCATGAGTAGTAGAACCTTCTTCTGGCTGATAATTGCTTAGTATTTTACTGTAATACTCGGCTTTTTGTAGTTCCTCATCGGTAAGAGTTTCACCTTTGGATTGTTTTTCCATCAGGTTCTTACTACCGGCTTTTGCACCGTTGTATTGTTGAGGACTAATTGCTTGTCCTTCTTGAAATTTATATGGTTTACTAGAGTCGAACCCAGAAATCAAAATACCTTCTTGGGCTAAAATATCACTCCATTGTTTATTGAATTGGTTTTTAAGTTTATTAGTTACTCCTGTAGTCTTTTTGATATTTCTATCAGTGCTAGTCATAGCCTGAGTAAGAGCCTTATTAACCTGTTTAACAACATCCTCTTCGATCGGAGATAAAATATTTTTTAAGTCGATTCCCTGGGCTTGGAACAGGCTTTTATAACCTTCTGTACCTGCAAAATCAGTTTGTCCTGTTAGCAATTCTTTTATAAACTTTTGTCTAGAAGTAATAGTATTTCTTAACTCACCAGCTCGTTTGAGCATTTCATCGTTCTTACTCCAATCAGAATTTGACATTAAACCATGCAGTTCTTCAAAAGCTTTTCCAATGTCTTCTTGAGCTAGCATTCCGGCCATTGCATATTCTTTAAAATCATTTAAAGAGATACCATTTTTAGAATTACCATGTAATTTGTTATATTGTGTTTTAGATTCGTTGTAAAAATCTTTATATTTATCTTGCTTATAAGTCTTTTTTTGTACTTCGTTTACCTTAGAAGCAGCTCTTGTGGCAAGATCACTGTCCTCGTAGCTACGTTTAGAAACCTTGCTTAAATTGTCGTTCTTAATTTTTTCAAGATCATTGTAAGTAGTTTTAAGATTCTTTAACTTCTTTTCTGCATCGGCCAGATCTTTAGATTCATATACAAATTGAAAATTTGTTAATCCAGTTTTATCAATATAACTTCTGATGCTTTTAGCAACTTTATCCATAGAGGATTTATTGATATTAGCACCAATAGGTACTTGGACTTGTTTAAAACCATTTACTACTTCGCTTTTAGCTTTTTCTAAAGAGGCTTGATCAACGTCAACCCCCATAGAGGCAGTAAAAGAAATTACTTGTGTACTTTCTGCCATTTATTAGTTCACCCCCTGTGATTTAAAGTCAGCTATCATTGCAGCTTTTAATTCGTTCATATATTGCCCTTGTACGATCGCCATAGCTTCTTGAGCACAACTAGCTTCCAACTCAGCTCTTCGGCTGTTAACATCGTTCTCTATAGTCTGCATAGGACTAGGAGAAGAAGTAGGAGTTCCAACATTGTATCCACCATGTTCTCCACCAATAAAGTCCCATTCAAATACTGTTTCAGGACTCTGATTATAGTGCCCACCTATAGAAGCAGAAGAGATAGTAATTCCACCTTTCGCTGTTCCAGGCCCACTGATAGTTTTAACCAAAGGTTGACTAGCTTCATATAGTCCATAGCTTCGTCCATATTGCTTAGGACTGTAATCTCCATAAAAGCTGGCTGCAGCCAATTCACCAATTTCTTTCAATTTTTCTGATGCCAATTGAGCAGCCAAATTAGCTGCAGCAACATTCATTTTCGTTAACACTTCCTGTGCTTTGCTCATGTAATTCTCCTTCCATTAAAAAAGAGCCTCACATGAGACTCTTTCAAAATTATTCTACTTTTAATTTTTCAATCATTGTTTTCATAACTTCAGTACTATCAATTCCTTTAGCACCTTCTACAATAGCTTCCTGAATGCTTAGATTGATAAATCTTAATTCTCTTGAAACAATGGCTTCTAAAGAATTATGATTTCTCATATGATCTTCCCAAGCTAATTTATATAGTTTTTTGAATTCTTCAAAATCTTTGCCAATTTCCTCTAAGATTCTATCAATCAATCCAGCTTCAGTAAGAGAGTCTAATACCTCGTAAGTACTTTCTCCTTCAAATTCAATATTTGTATAAAGCTGTAGAGTAGTAGTGATCAATACATGATAAGCACTGATTGAATTTACAGTAACTGTATAGCTTTCGCTTTCTTTTCCTAATGCCTTAATGATTTCTTCAATTGCGGTAATTTTTATTGCAATTGGAACATAATGACCAATCTTTAAGCTTGGGATAGCATGTTCTAATGTAGCTCCCTCTACAGAGCTATTAAATTCCTCAATAATAGTGTCTAAGTTTACTGTATTTTCTCCCATAGTTATTTCTCCTTTTCTTTTTTCTGTTTCTCTTTTTCTTTTCGTCTCTTTCTTCTTTGAGACTGAATATATTCATAAGTTTTCCATCCACCATCAATCTTTGAGTATGCTACCCAATAAAAGTTGATATGAGGATATTTATATAGAAGTAATTTTCTTTTCATAGGTGCCACATGATCTGGCATACCTTTTACGTCAATGACATCTTCATGTCCGTCTTTATATGTAAGTACAAAATCTGCCACATATTTAATAGGAAGATATTTTTTATCTTGATGTTCAAATCCTTCCTGTAATAAATATTCTTTCTGCCGTTCACAATAGGTGATTTCCCCTGAAAGAATACCCGGAAGAACAGCGTCTCTATAAAATCTCATTTCAAGAGCAGAGTCAAATACGATCCCATCACACATACGATTATCAGTTCGCTTACTAACATTGTACTTACTGTCTCTTTGTTTCTTTTCGCTCATAGTCCTCCTTATAAAATCCGTATAATAAAAAACAGCAGAAGTACCTGCTGCCATAATGTTCTAAATTAATTCATGTTTACACCAAGCATCATACAGGTGCTTAGTGTCTTCTCTGTTCCAAACAAATAAAATTTTGTTCTGATCGAATCTATTGTCTGGAATGATATCCAAAAGTTCAGCTCCATAGCTTAAGTATTTAAAGTTCTGAAGCATATTTGGAATAAATACACATTCATCCGGTTCATAAGTCTTCCCGGTAATTCCACTTGTAGTTTTCATAGTTCCTCCTGCTTATAATTAAAAAAAGAGAGACACATAAAACCTAATGGCTATGTGTCTCTCAGTGATCATTTCTTTTCACTAAGAGATCCGCAAACCTATCTCCATTTCTTCTTACCACGAGAGTAAGGAGAAGGAGAAGAGGAAGGGGATTGAGCCGTTTTGTTGGTCTCAGCGAAAACTTTCTCAATAACGCCTAAAACGTCAGGGAGAAAGTCAGATTTGTTAGTTAAATCACACTTGTCCAGTTTTTGTCTTGTTTGTTCAGCATTGCATTCGCCTGTAGAATATCTCTGACAAGCATCAAATACTTTTCTACAATTGTCTGAATCAAAGATAAAATACCAAGATGGTTTATCTCTATCGACATCACAATGAGGACAGTAGTGATATGCCTTCCCACAACAAAAACAGGTTCTCTGTTTCGTTTCTCCCATGATATTCCTCCATTTCTAAATCGTTTCCAATCAAATAGCTGCCTTATCATCTGACAAGACAGCTTTTAAATTTGATTATTCTGTAGGCATTTTTGGTACGATGATATCGAAAAGTTTCTTTTCTTTATCACAGTACTGTTGCATACACTGGATTTCAAATGGATGTTTACCATCAGTAGAGAATGTTAAGTCTACATTAGAGCTTAACTTAGCCTGTGGGAATACAAGATAAGCATTGTACAGTGTACTTACGTTACATACGTCAGCACCTAAAATCTGTACAATCAGTTTTCCAGCTTTAGGGAATTTTGTAGCACTGTTAGTTACTTTAACAGCTTCAGCTGTCTCATATTCGTATTCAACGAATAACTGAGAACCTTTAGATAAGCCAGTTGGTAATGTTACACTATCTGTTCCTTTAGCATGAACAAATTTATCATCACTTGCAGCTGCACCATTAGTATATTTCTTCCCTAATGTGCTATCACCTTTTAATTCATAGATGTATTTAATCTGCTCTGTAGGTGTGTGTTTTAATGTAACAGCAGTACCAGCTGCAATATCAATTGTTTCGAAAGCTGTAGCAATTACTTTAGACTCAGCATCAGCAACCTGTTTCTTTGTACCAAACTGAGCAGCAGCTAATCCTAAATCGAATAAAGAGTTAGTTGCAGAGAAAGTAGCTTTCTTAGCTCTATCGAATTCCATAATAGGAACTTCAAGAGCATCAGTAGCCTGAGTTGTGTCAGACTCGCATTTAATAGATGGCTCTGTAATCTGATTAATAGACCATAAGATTTCTCCTGTGTCTGTATCTACCATGATTGCACGTAAGCATCTATCGATGACAAAGTTATTAATGTCGAATGTACTTGCCATGTTTAATCCTCCTTGAAATATTTAAAAATTTGTATAAAAAAAGCAGCTCCATAAGAGCTACTTAATCCAATTAAGGTCTTCAGTTTTGATTTTTGAGGTATCTATCATACCTGAATAGCATCCTTGTAAAAGTGCAACAGCTTGTTTCTTTTTCTGAATCTGTTCAACGCTAGACATAAAAGCTGAGATATTTAAATCTTGAACAGATTGATAATCATACTTGAACTCTTCAGTATTTACCATTGAGATAACAAGAGGAAGAAGTATTGGTTCAAACTCTTTGTTTTGATTCATTTCATATTTCATCTTGTCTTCTTCAATAAGGATTTTTTTAGTTTCTTCGTTACCAGCGATTTCTACTTTAGGTTTGAGGCCGTGCAAAGATCTAAAATAATCACATATTTTGATATAGGCTAGCTTGTCAATCATGATGTCGTCTTCCATATCAACAAGAACAAGGTCTCCATTTACTTGATTTTGAGCCATCTCAAATTTACTGAGGTCAACTCCCATGAACAATCGTTGAGATATGTCAGTTTCAAGAGTTGGAGCCATGAGCATAAATAAATCAAAGTCTTCAACTTCTTCATAGTCTAATCCCAATTTAAAAAGCCTATATTTCATATCACTAGGAATACAGGTTAACGTAAATACAGCTTGGAAGTATTTGTCTTCACCCATCTCTTTTATGTCTCTAAGAGTAGGTTGATGAATACTTATTGCATCATTGATATAATAATCATCTCCGAAAATGATAGACAGGTCTTTATCCATGATCTACCGCATTGTCAGGAATTTCCTCATGTGAGACATTGTTATGGGCATTATTTCTATTGTCCATTCGTCCCTGATAAGGATTACTTGGAGTGATCACTCGGAATTTCAATGTCCTGCAAACATATCTGGTATCAGTAGTTCCTGACACATCGTATGTAAGTTTCATTTGAAATCCTAAATTGTTACTCCACTGAAAATTATCTCTGATGCAATATCCTAAAAGATCATGTCTTTCAGCTCCATAAGGAGTAGCGAGATTATCTTCGTGGCAAAATACTCTAAAAGTACATACCTGTTCTTTCATCATCCCATTTCTGTCATTGATATCTACATCATCAATGTCGAAACAAATGAAATTCTGGACTTCAGATTGTACTGGTTCAATATGAACTGCGGGGAATATGTTTACTCCCAAATATTCATCTGGAGAGTTTGGATCAAGTTTTGGGTTATCCAAAAGCTCGATAATATCAGAATCATTGTAAAGAATTTCTTTAATAATCCTTTTCTTGTAGATAATATCATCATCTATGTTCTGAAAATCTCTTATCATAATCCAATCACCTCCGTCTGAAATTCAGCTGTTAAATCATCTACAAATGCTTGGATGGTGATCGTCTCACCAATTAGAGAGTACACCTTATGACATTTGATATTCACTGTTGTGTCATCACAAACAATGTCAAAGTCATCTAAGTGACCCTGTGGTACTATAACATTCCACTCCACTTTTTCAGGAGAAGAAGTAGTACCATCTCCACGTTTAATAATAGTAGAGAATTTTTTAGCACTACCGCCACATTTAATCTGTGGTTTAGCACCAGCAAAGTTGATCACCAATTTATCATCTGGAAGATCAGGCAACGTAGGCTTGTCTTCATCAGTTTCAAGAGTTGGTGGAACTTCGGTTTTATAATAGTCGGCAATCAATTCGTCCACATTGTCTGTGTGACCATTGAAAGCATCTTGTTTTAATGTAATTTTTGTAATCCCAAGAGGAACTGCATCCTCTCGTTTTGTAACCTTCCATGCCACTGGATGTAATGGGTTACGTGTAATTAAGAATCGTGTATCGTAGTCTATGGTGTTTGTAACATCATTTGTTGGAACCCAGAATGAAATCTGGTTTTCTATACTCGTGATCAAATAATCTGTCCACACACCAGAATTGTTCTTAGTTTTATATTTAAGTCGTTAGCTTAAATAGTTTTAATTTACATATAAAGAAAGATATTTATCATATTTTCGTTGTAGATATATATTAGCGTCTTTATACATCCAATCAGCGACTATTTTTCCGTTTTCACCATAAAAATCAATTACTCCAGTAAAGTCATTTCCCTTTTTTGCTGGTCTTAAATTAGCTTTTATGTCTGGAAAAAATTTAGATATCACTTCATAAAATTTAGAGCAAAACTTTTTAGTAGATGTGATAGAAATAATGTTTTTTCTTACACAGCCATTTCCATCAAAATATCCCCTAATAAAATGAGAATGTAAATCTTCTCTAAGCCATGTTGGGTATTCTAAACAATAGCTTTTTCTTGGAACCATTCCAAGTGACTGTAATTGACGACACATATATGCACTAAAGATTAATAAAGTATATTGATCTTGATATGTATATCCAAAATCATGCTTATTAGAATTATCTACAAATCTTAAAGGATGTTCATTGCCAATTTCCTTATTAATTCTTTCAAGGATAGGACGATCACCTTTCTGTAAAGACATAGATATAGTCTGTTTAGGCATATAATTAGAACCATCTGCATCTAAAAATCCTAAAATATAAGCTTTTTCTGGAGTATCTATTTCATCAAAATAATGTTCATTTACTTTATAAGTTCTTTGGCCATTACCAATTCTTTTGATTCCATAAGTGTCCAGAATCCTTCCAACAAATTTATGATTGACACCATATTTTTTACCAATTGCTACAGAAGAGACTCCATCTCTATACATTTGAGCCATATCGTCTTTATGCTTTTGTGAAACGTCATTATGAGTAAAACGTCCACCCTTTAAATCTTTTATAATTTTATGAATTTCAGGATATCCATCTCCTGTAATGTCTACAATTTCTGATAAAGTTTTTCCTTTTTTAAATAAATTTCTATAATAATCTGTTTCGTATTTCATTGAATTTCCTCCTAAAAATTTCAATATAAAAAAGACAGTAATTGTTGTGTTAGGAGCACAACAAAAGAGGAGCTACCTCCTGTCCTGTCTTAATTAACTATTTATGTAAACTAAAATCCTTATGCTTTCACACAAGAGAAGAGCACATCAACACCATATTGTAAGTACAACTTAGGTGGCTCCCATTTTCAGGCACTTGCCCTACTTTGCTCGTTGAAGGTTTCTCTGTTCGAGACTTCCCGGCTGATTGTCCAATTTATTTTTTTTCAAACATTCACGCTCGCCCATATTTCATGACCACGTTGTAGTAAAATAACTTTAAGGAGTTTCCAGCAAAAAGAGAGCTTTTTCACTAACAAGTTTCCTTGATAGTGCGCACAAATTTACGAATTTCGGCTGCGGATCGCACCAAGACATGAATACACTTTCCCATTTGCAACCCACTTAAAAGTCCAATTGCAAAGAAGAATATTGTACCGATAGAAAAGAGGATGATTATCATGATCAACAATTAACCAAGTACTAAATTCCTCATCATCATTGACAGGAATATCTACATAAGTTCCTAAAGGATACTTAACCCCTGGTCTAAACTGCAGATGATAATCAATCGCATCTTTACTGATACTGTTTTTTGTATATGCTAAAAACTTTGCGTCAACATCTTCACCTAATATCCTACATTCCCGAAAGGCGGGGTCCTTTGTGAATGTGACATCCATAGCTTTCAGCGAATGGGCTCTGTACTTTTTAGAAGCAGCAGTACTATGAGCACCATTATTTAACCTATTTCTATAACTCTCTAGACTCATCTACATCATCCTCCTTGATATGGTCAACAAGTGATGTAGCATCGAGAATAGCTTTTCTATAAGCTGCATGATCGTAATCTTCTTTTAATGCTTCATCTCTAGCCTGAGCTAAGATAGCAAGAAGATCTAATACGACTGTCTGATTAGAAAAGATTTTATTGTATCCAGATAATTTCCATAATAATCCTGCAAAGTATCTATCCAAATTAGGATCTTTTTCTTCACGCATATATAACAGCTTGAAGATGGAATTCTGAATAGTCTTTTTATGAGCATGGATCTGCTCCTTTGGAAAATTTCCATATTTGCTATTCATACATTTCTCCTAACTATTGTTCTGTCTAAATTTTTCTGTTTGATAATCTCTGTAAGCTTTTTGTTTTTCTACTCTGATCTGATCTCTCAAGGCCATTACCTTATCTAATTGATTTGATTGAGCATAAAATTTTTCTTCAGCTCCACCAAAAATCTGTTTAGTAAGAAGAGTAGAGTTCACCTGAGGGCGAATCCATTCTTCTACCATAGACAAGGCTAAGATTTCAATTTCAATATCTGAAAGATCATCTTCAAAGACCCCTTCAGTATCATCTCTCTTGGAAAGATCAGAAGTACATTTGCTAAACTTAGAAATACTTGCAGTTAAATAACCTAACAGCATTTCATTGGCATCTTTATCAGATAGATCAGCAAAATCATAATCTTCGATCTTTAATAAGAAAACAGAGTAGATGCGTTCATAAGAGGTCATAATACACCTCCTAGAGCACTAACTTAGCAAACTCAGTTCCCAGTGATTTGTCGATTGTTTTCACAATACGAATACTATCCAGCTGTCCATCTTTAATAAGTTTTGCAGCAGCTGTTCTAGCAGCATCTTTTACTCCTTCAGGAGCACTATTTAAGAATGACTCTAAAGCATCTGGTGTCTTATCAAAGAAGCTTCTAGGATCATCTAATCCATAGAACTGATTTGTAATTTCCTGTAACTGAGGGTTTTCCTTTAAGAAATCTTCATCCATAACAATAAAATAAGGATAAAACAGGTAATCGGATTTTCTGGCTAACATTGCTTTTAAGTCCTGATACTCAACATCAGTAATTTCTCCATACTGAAGCCACTCATATCGAGTACGAGATTTTGCGAATGTTTCGTGATAAATTAATTCTCCTGTTGTTACTGACATACAAGGAATTAATTCCTCCTTGTCAAACACACGAGCTTTTGGCTCTGGTTTAGGAGTAGCTTTTTTTGTTCTAGTTCTTTTCGCTGTGGACTTAGCAGCAGCTTTTTCCTCGACTGCATTTTCTGTGTTAGTTTTATTAGTTTCTGGCATTTTAATATCTCCTTTTTAATATCAAAAGAGCCAGCATTTAACTGGCTCAGATTTTATCCTACTGTAAATTTGTAAGTTCCAAATAACTGGTTGATAACAACATTGATACCAAGTTTCTGCATTAACTCGTACTCATATGTCATATCCTGGTTTGTTGCGCCATCATTGACCTGTTTAACAATAGCTTCACCTTCATTAACAAGCTTGATAGGTTTGTTATCAGCATCAATAGGCATTAACAGTAATTTCTTATTGTCAAGCTTTTTGTTTCTTGTTCCCTGTTCATTAACCTGAGGGATAGCCATTAATCTGATTCCTTCAAACTGTCCTAGTGTACCAGTTGTATGTCTTTCATTTCTCATATCGTCTGAAATCCAAGCAGATGGAGAAAGAGCGATAACCTGAGAAATAGCAGATCTTGTACCACAGATAACAACTTCTTTACCTGTATCTGTTTCAAGATTCTGAACAGCTTCAATTAATTTATCAGCTTCTAATTTACCTGTGATCTTTAAGTCTGTAGGTAATTTTTCATCAGCTCCCATGAAAGATTCATAGATCATGTCATTGATCTTTCTGTCAAAAGCTTCATATACTTTTGTGATCATAGCAGCAAAGTCACGTCTACCTGCCATGAATAACTCAAACTCTTCATAGATCTTAATTCCATACCAGTCTGTAGTAACAGAGAAGCTTTCTCCGATTCCTAATTTCTGGCGGATTAAGTCATGATGATTACCAGCGAATCTACTAACTGTTAACACAGCCTGCTCTTCAACATAGAATACATTCTGATCTCCGTCAGCTAAGTTTCTCTGATCAACCCATTCCATGAAGAAAGGATTGTCTCCCCATCCACTTACAAGTAAGTTCTCTAATGTCTCCTCTAACAATTCGAAAACTTCTGGCTGATGTCTACGAATAGCTTTTCTAAGAACTTTACGATTCTTTTCATCTTCAGCAACTCCAAGAACCTGAGCAAATTTCTTTCTAATAACAGTATTAGCAGCACTTTTAGCATCTGCAACACCGTCAATTTTCTTCGTTTTGTCGTTAGCTGTGTCTAACATTAAAGCAGAGAAGTCCATATATTCCTGCTCGCCTTGTTCAAAAACAGCCTGAACTGTTTCTCCCAGTTCGCTAAATTTCATAAGTCTTAACATATATTTCTCCCCTCCTTATTACGCTGTAGCCACTTCTGTGTTTTTCATTACTTCAAGCATGACCATAGTTACACCAGATTTGATGTATGTATAACGAATTTTCGCTACAAATCCATAATCTGTAACAGCTGTTGCTTTAGCAATTTCCTGATACTTACGATCTTTTGCAACAACTAAGTTACCAACTGTAACTTTTTCTCCAGCAGCTTTTGTGATCAGATAATCAGAAATTCCATACATATCTCTTGGAACAAGAGTATAAGCACGAGCACTTTTACCTGCTTCGATCACATAGTTGTATTCAGCCTGTCCAACTGTTGTAGACTGATCATAAATTAATGCTGGGTTAGCAATTAAAACAACCTGACTACCTTTTGTAGGTGTAGCTGCTTTATATTCTTCATTTCCACTTGTTTCTACTGGATCACCCAGAGCAACAATCATTCCATTTTCCATAGCAGCAACATCGTCAACCACAGAAAAAATGTGTCCACCACCGAGATAAGTAGCATTGATCTTACTTGTCTCGACAACACCGTATTTTGTATTTGCCATTAAATTTTCCTCCTTGTTTTTAGACATTAAAAAAAGACACCGCACAGGCATCCTTCAAAATTCATATATTATTTTTCAAAATCATCAAATAATGAACCATATGGTTTATTTGCTGTAGATTCAGGTGATTTTCCACCAACACTCATACCAAATTTATGTTTAGCAGGATTTTTATAAGCAAATTCACCACTGATAGCAGCTTTTCCAATGATTTTTAAACATTCATTTTCTAACTCTCCAACAGAGAATTTTTCGATCTGTTCATATAGAGCAGAATATTCTTCAGAACCTTTTAATTTTTCTTGGAAAGAATCTAACATGGCTGTCTTTTCTTTCTTGTCAGCCTCTTTCTTAAACTCTCTAAGAGTTTCTAATTCAGGTTCCATTGCTTCATAATCAGCAACCTTGGATGTTAATTCACCAATTTTTGCTGTATATTTTTCTTCAACTGTCTTTTCAGTTGCTTTTTCAGCTTCATATTTAGCTTTATCAATCTCAGGTTGTACAATATCAGCAAGAGAGAAGTCTTCAGCTGGTTCCTCAGAACCTTCGAAATCTACAATTGTATATTTCTTTCTTTTCTTAGAGTCAAAATCAACTTTAACTTCATCGCCTGCAACATCAAAGCTGAATCCAAATAATTTGTATCCATCTTCTCTGTCATAAGCATAAACTTCTCTGCTGTCTACATCATAGTCCACTACAAAATATTTAGAATAGCTTCCCCAGTCAGTTTCAACTTTCTGATCAGCAAAAGCTTCACTCATAGCTTCTCCGAGATTACTAGACAGTAAGAATTCTTTTGTCTCTTTCATCTGTGTTAATTTTTCAGTCAGGGCTTTTTCGTCCATGTCTGCATATTCAAAATCAAGAGACTCTGGATCAAATCCAAAAGATTTGATAAGTTCTTTCTTATTCAAGTCATGTTCCTCCTTTTTCTTTGTGATTTCTGTGTTTTTTATTTCAAAACAGTACTGTTTAAAGTCTTCAAACATTTCCTCCATTGATTCTTTGAAAGTATCTGCACTATATGTTTCTAAACATGCTGATTCAAAACATGGTGGAGCACTCTCTAACAATGTGAACGCCTGAAATTCAAAATCAGTAACATGACACACACCATCAACCATTTCATATGAATTAACACCAATCTCCATGGATTGATCTGTAATACCATTTTCTTTGATGTGGTCATAAACTGCCTGACGTTTCCACAGAAGGACCTCACAACAAAAATAAGTCTTCACACGGCCATCTTCTTCAGTAACATTTTCCCAATACCACTGTGGAGATTCAGGAATTACACCTAATGGATCAGTCAGATTGTATTCTTTTAAAACCCCGTTCTTATCTTTTCTAAATGTCGAGTCGTGAGAACCAATCTTGTCTTCATCGATTGAATAATTTGCTACAAGAGGTACGTAAGCAAGAGAAGAAGTAGCTTTTTCAAATGATTTTGTACTAATATAGCTACCATTTCGGTTTTTGCCCTCGTAAGCAATGTGTAACATTCCTTTATCAAAAGTGCTATTTGCAGACACAATATCCTCAATATAGGCACTGTATTTTAAACTCATTTTTGTTTTTTGTTTGTTTTTAGCCAAATTTCATCTTCACCGCCTTTCTTTTTGTTTTTTACAACTAAAAAAAGACCTCAGCGGTCTAGAATGTCATTTTATTTGTGAAAACCATCTTCATACGGTCATCTAATGAAAATTCCATATCTACGGCTTCCAATTTATTTTCAAAAATATAAACCGTATGATCTTTACATTTTTCAACTTTTAACAGCTTACATTTTTGTTCTAATTTTTCTTTTAGTTGCTCATCTATACAAAAGATGAATGGTTTATTCTCCATTTTTATTCTCCTCTCTGGTTGCTATACCTTCCTCAGTCATATCATCAAGGTTCTTTTCTTCAGCACCACCTTTAGAGTCAGTTGTACCTGTATTAGATGTATAAGAAGAATTAAGAGGCTTCCATAATTCATCTAATCCCAGTGCATTTTCCAAACCAGTATTCTGCATAACTTCATAAGGCGTATAACCCAAAGAAGTAGCAAGTTCCATTTTTACTGGAACACCTAAGGCAGCAGCATCTTTTCTCACGTTGATATAATCTTCTTGTGTGAAATATGTATATCTGTGGAACTTAATAATATAATTTTCATCAATATTGTTTTTGATGTACATCTGAGCCCATCTCTCAATCTTAACTAAGAAATCTATGGCTACAGTTTCATCAACTTCTATAGAATGTTTCAATCCAACAGATCCACCTTTGTCAGAATTGAATAACATTTCAGATACACCAACTTTGCTCATTAAATTAGATAAAGAATTAGCAAAGATATCGGTGTCAGACGTGTCATTTGTTTTAAAAGGAACGACTTCAAGATCACATGGGCTGTAAGCAGTTGCAACCAAAGAAGGAACAGCTTCACTTAAAAGTCCATCCATAGCTTGTACAAGATCTAAATCAACAGCAAAATCATTGATTTCTTTTGTACCAGATAATAATGGGATTTTTTGAAGTAATAAGACACTTGCTTCCAACTCTGTCTTAGCTTTGATTAAATTTTCATAGTCTAAAAGATCAATCAAAGACACAAAGAGTGGAAGTAGATATGGAAGCGGAAGAAGTGGATCGTTTCCAGAAATGATACAAATAGAGGTTTCCATAGGAATTTGAAACCATTTGTAATCCTGACCATTACTTTTGTAAGCATTGTAGCCAGTGCTAAATACAGAATCCCACTCTTCAAGATAAATACTATTATTTCCCTGATCAAAGAAGCTTGCATCAAAGTCAAATCCATAAACACCATTGTCTACTTGAGTAACTTTGCAATATTTAGCTTCTAACTGGTATAAAAAGCATTCATCATCGCCATTGTCATAAATAAATCCAAAATAAGCACCATCTCTAAGTGCTGTTGCAATAACACCGGGCATATCGGCTTTAAAATTAATTCGCTGAACACCTTTTACAGCTTCTGTGTAAGAAGTAATGAAATCAGCCTGTCCACCATTCGATAAATCTTCTTTGGGGACTAGCTGATAGTTATATAACAACATGGAAGAGTAATATTCGATCAGTTTCCGATATGGCATACTTACTCTGTATAACCATTCAGAAACAGCTCTGATATTGTTAATGTTTGATTGTGGATTCTGAATATACTGTTGTAGTTTAGCTTTTGTGTAACGAGTATAACTACGACTTGTTTCTTTGTTAGCTTTTTGTAAAATTAAACTATTGACCTGACTTTGACTGAAAGTAGAAGCAAAAGGTCTTGAATAATTTCCTGATTGCATTTGTGTAACTTTACGTTTTATGGGTTGATTCTTACGCACGGGTTTCCCAGCATTTTGTTTTTTCGCCACATTATCCAAGTTCTTTCACCTCCTAGTATTGCTTCCAGTTAAATTTGGCCGGACGAATATTAATAAATTGTTGTGTATAATCAGTTTTCTTTGGTTTACGCTTAGTAATATGCTCACGTCTTCTCTGAGCTAACTCCCAAGCGAGCATGGCGATTACATCGTTCTGTTACTTTTTGACCTGCTTACAGGCGAATGAGACGTTAATCTCATTTCTCATATTTCTTTTGTTATAGTATGAGTCCAGACTATCGCATCTCCATATAATACCGATGGAGTTCTTTCACTTAGTCGTTGCAGCTGCACGGTTTCCCTGCTTGCTGTGGGTTATCCTCTTCAGGACTTTCCCAAATTGATCAGAAAGAATTAAAAATGCAGTTTATGGATTATGCTGCATTTGCCCTATGCCTTAAGGCTCTATCGTCATGCATTTTATTAGCTTTCTGGGGATCAAGATCAAATCTGTCCTTGCCAGAAGCCTGTTTGAATCGATAAATATTAACCAATTCAGTTTTTGCGTGATCAATTTGTTTCAAAGCAATCTCTTCATAAGTGGTTAACTTGTGAATTTGAGTATCAACAGTGATTTCTTTCTTGCTTAATATTTTTTCCTCATCCTCAGATGGGAAATAATCACGCAGAGTACGATTACCATTCTTATCAATCTCATAAATTAAGTTGATGAATCCCTTTCCGTCATACTCATTCGGAAATTCAATCAGACCTAAATCCATCATTTGAATCAAAGATTCAAACATTTCAGACTTATATTTCAATGGGGACATCAGTTTTACGATGTCTGGGATAGCATTAGGGAAGTTTCTAGCTTCCTCGGCAGAATATTCCTTATCAATCAATCCTCGATGCATTAATCCGTCTGAATCTTCCCAATCCTCTAAGAAGAAGTCAGTAATAGGCACGCCGGCTCCTCCAGAACCTGCATCAACTAAAAATCTCTTGATATTTTGGTAATCAGCAACGCCATCACCGTTATAATCTAATAGTAATTGTTTGATTGCTTTAATCTGATTTGGGGTATTCATAGGAGTTTTATTAGCTTTGAAATAATCTTGAAGACATACAAGATTGACAATTTTCATTTTTAATCCCTGTGTAGGATCTTCATAAAGTTCTCCTATGGCAAGAGCAGAATTATCATGTGATCTAGCAGGGTCATATGCAAAAACATACTCTCTGCGACCATCTGGATTTTTAAGAACTGGAATTCTGTTGTAAGAGTTCTTAATGATCCTTGCTCTTTTAATGATCTGACCATCTCCACCTTCATTTGTGAAGATGTTATAATATTCACGCAATGCGGCTTCCTTATCTGTTCGCATAGCACTGTCTACAGTACTTTGACTTAACAGAGGTTTAGGTAGTCCAATGCCTCTTTTTGTTGCTTTAATAATGACATCACAGTTAATATCAGCACAAAAATAGTTTTTATCTCCTGCATCCATTCGTAGGCTACATTCTCTGTACTTTTTATAAAAATACTGGTCAGTACGACCTGCAGAAGAGCAGTAGAGTAACTGATTTTCGAACATAGGTGGTTTCATAAGCATTTCAGAACCATCTCCATTTGTTCCTAATGCAAAATCAGCGTTCTGAGTTGTAAATGGTTCAGAAGTATCAAATAATTCATCTGGACTGTTCATTGCTTCATCATATACATTGCAATTGCTACGCTTCGTTTTTGTTATCCTACAGGCTTTTTATCCCATAGTTCTTATACTTGTACTTTCGCATAAGATCGGCGTACCTCTTTACCTGCAACTTTACTTGTTAAGGCAGTGAGAACTCTTGCAGGGATTATATTCTACGAAAGTAGGTTCACCCTGTACGCTCTGCATGTGACCTTACTTTTAAATAAGGCCTTCCATTCGGATTAGCATCTCAGCCTTCCCGTTTTCTTTCTCACTTAAATTACATCCTCTTAGGAAAACCAATCATTTCTGATTGGGGAAGCAAACATAGTAATAGTATATAAACTATATCTAAAATACTTCTGTTGTTGTTATATGCACCGTTCAAAGTAAAAATCTGTGCATCGTTATACAATTGATGATGATATGAAGCAGGATTGTGAACAAATCCATCTTTATTTGCATGAGATTTAATAATTTCACTTGCATAAACACTTGTAAGTGTTGTAAATGAAGGAACTTCATTCTTTGTGATCTTTTCAAGCTTTGAATACATTTCAATAGACTGTGATCCAACACCGCATAGAATATAAGCGGTGAAGTTTGGTACCAACAGAGATTTAGTCATCAAATAGATAGATGCCAATGCACTTTTACCACCATTTCGACTCATAGCCCATACTGCAACCTTAGAAGTCCAAGTATTCATGAATATATAGGTCTGATAGTCCATTAATTCAACACCAAATATCTCTGATGCGAATCTGGTAGGATTCCTTCGACCCCACTGAATGAACTCAGCAGTCTCTTTGTATTGCTCATACTGACGATTTGTAATGTCATATAAACTAGGTTTTTTGAAGATTTGATAATTCTTTGGGAGATATACACCAGATTCGTGTAATTCGTATTTCTTACTTTCTCTCAATATTCGATCACCTCACCATCTTCAGTCATGAGGCGTTTCTCAATCAGAAAATCTTTAAGATCTCTGTTTTCTACGAGAAGGATTCTTGCCCTTTCAAGAGCTTCATCACGTTCTCTACTATATTGTTCAACTAACTCAACTTTAATATCTTTGATTTCTGATGCAATGTTCTCGTCATAGCCACCATTATGTTTAATTAGGACGCTACTCCTAACTGAGTTCGACTCCTCAAGGTTTCCCTATGAGTGCAGACTATATCTTCACCCTTAATAAAAGGGGCTTATTTTTTGGAACCACCAATCGCTTGTGGCCTACTTCCTTACGGAATAGTCGTTGGACTCCATCTTTCGATAAAAGCTGCTGATTATCCATTAAAAAAGAGCAGGGGATTTAACCTCGCTCTTATACAACCAATTTTTTCAGTTTTCACAACATTCACGCCTATACCATTGCAGGTATTACGTTGTAGTTTGGTAGTCTTTAGGACTTCCCAGCAATTAAATAAGTATTTTTTCATACAGCTTACGCTATACGCAGACTAATAAGGTTAATCTGTTTATGACGAGCTTCTTCTGAAATCTCTGCAACCTGGCGCATTCCTTCACAAGTACCAATATCAAAGGTGTTAATTTCTGCCTCTCGGAACCCAATATCTCGTAAATGCTTTTCTTTCCCGGACAGAGTGAATGCACCTTTGGATTTATTATTGTTATTTGTGATAGAAATACCATTTTCTTTAGCTAATGAGTTAATATTATTGACCAGTTTTGAAACTGTTTCAGATAAGTTTTTGACAACAGCATTGTTCTGTACAGCAGTTGTAACATCAATCGTGTACGCATCAATAGCTGCGTTAAGATTTGTGATCTGAGCTTGTGACTTAACAATTTGGATTGCAGCAATCATCTTCATTGCATCATTCTTAGTTTCTTCATCCAAAAAGTTAACAAGCTGAGAGTAGAGTAGAGGCATGTCTTTTTCACTTGGGTATTCATCAAATGGATCATACCCAATGATTTTAATGACATCCTTCCTATTTTGTTCATATGCTTCTTTAAGAGCTTCAGCATCGGTATAAATGGATTCTGTTTTCACCTTCGACACATGAGTCATATCTTTAAAAATATCACTATCACGCCAACGCTTGCCATGATACTGATTCAAACCAAGACTTGTTAGATAAACACCCCATATAGTTTTATTTTCTTTCTTTTTACCTCTTTCTGGAGGCTTGTTTGCACTGAATACAGCAGTTTCCCATAAATCTTCATAGAATGGCTTATCTAAATACTCTAAAGCATCTTGAACGCTTTCTCTTGTCTCTCCAAGAAATTCTCCAGCATCAGTTTTTCTACGAGCAACAGCAGTAGAACAATCTTTACAGATTCTTGTAATACCTGTTAAAACTCTAGGATCTGAACTACTATAGAATTTTGTCTTTGGAAGATCTTTGTTGCAAAAAGGACAGCGAAATGTTTCTTCTTTTTGTGCTTGTACCTTTTTAGCAGAGGATTGTGTACGGCGCATTGCAGTTTTCGCCATATCTTACTCCTAACTTAAATATATTTTTTCAGAAGCGGTTCTACCCTTACCTTCTTCAAAGATCGTAAAGTAGGCAGCAGAATCGCTTGATTGTAAAATTTTCTCAGCGAATGGATCAACACCCATTACACTTGGAACATTAATAACTTCAGCATGACGACCAACATCAGAGCTTTCTAGATGATGTATGTGACCTGCAACCAAGTAGTCTAACTTTACACCATAGAAGTTCTGAAATTTACCATACGCATCTTTAATGTTCTTTTTATCACCATGAAAAGCCAGAACATTGAAACCACAGATGTTTTCATAGATCAATCCAGTGGGATTCTCAATTACCTCAATGTTCGGGTTATTCTCTAATAATATTTTTAACATTGCTCTTACTACGATACCAAGATTTTCATGAGTGAAAGTACCCTTAGGCTGTCCAAGCATTCTCAATTCACTATGGTTGCCATCAGTCATGTGGAATTTGATTCGTGCGTATTGAGACAATTCATTTAACCAATTTGCAAGAAAATATCCATATCTTACAGAGCTATCAATAACTCCATATCGCAATATGAATAATTGTCCAACTCTCAGAAGACCATCAATAAAGTCTCCAAGAGAGAAGATGTGTAGCTCTGATAGATTATGTTCATCAATCAGGCCAATTGTGTAGCTTAAAAGTTTATACATTCGATCTTCAAAGATTTCTGGGTTATATGAATTGATAATCTCACCTGAAAGGCCTTTAATTTCAAATTCAACACCATAGTGTTCATCTCCGAAGAACAAACAACCAGCTTCTCTATTATGAGTTACCGGCAATAAATCTGGAATTATAAAAGGTTCAAGATCTTTCATTGCCGATCCAATCTTTTCAAAGATCAGATCATCTCGACCAATCTCACGTTTCCATCTGTTTAATTCAAGTTTTTCTGTTTGAACCTGTGTCTTCAAAAGCTCTAACTCTCTAGTTTTAGCTTTCACGGCAATAAGTTCACTGCTCTGAGTCATATCAGAAAATACATTTTCATAATATTTCTGAGCGTTTTGATATTCTTTACGATACTTAGACTCCCCATAGTTGTAACCAAGTTCTTTATTAAGATGTTTGGCTAATTCTTCCCAACTATTGCCTATAATACCGTTACTCTTCATGTCACACAGTCTCCATATGTACTGTTTTTCGTTTTCGTTTTCCTGTCTGTTTAAATCTACCAATGTGTCTTAACCCTCCCAATCTTCGTTTACCAGTTCCTTAAATCTATCAGTGAATTTACCATATGGTTGTAGTTTTGCAGGAACTGTAATAGGTTCTCTGTTCCTTGGATCAACCAATTCCTTTTCAGGAATATACCGAGATCCCAGTACAATACCAGAAGCGAGAGAAATCTCAGTGTCTTCAGCATCATTAGTTTCTTTCATAATCTTCATAACACAATCAGGAATAGCATCTAACACGATTTTACAATCACCCTTAGTGAAACCTGTTGCATCAGAGACCATTGAAACAAGATCACGTTGTTTGTGTTTAAAATAATCTCTTTTTTTCTTTTTCAATTTTCCAGCACCATCCTTTTTATCATTTCTCCGAGTTACAGTCCGTGCTTGCTGCTCATAATGAGTCAGCGTACACATTTGGACATAGAGCTACCGATCAGAATCGAACTGATAACCTATCGCTTACAAGGCGATTGCTCTACCAATTGAGCTACGACAGCACAAAAAGAGTACATTGTAACTACCAACAATGTACTCAAACTTAGAAAAGAGGTATAAATTATGATTCCTACAAGAAATCTTAATAGCTTTGTAAATCTTTCTGAGGTATGAAACAACAGTAGAAAAGCGCAATAATCAAAACTTCACAAGAAAGGAGATAATATGATTCCTCAGAAAGATTAACAGGGATAACTGGATTTGAACCAGTGAATACAGCAGTCAAAGTGCTGTGCCTTACCGCTTGGCGATATCCCTATATGTATTTTAATTTTAAAGCAGGTCTTCACCTTACAGTCATTTGTGGAATAGTTTGTTCTGCAACATAGTAGATAAGTCTGAGCTTCGAGGAGCGACCTCTAACTTCTTACCTAAGTCTAAAAGACCAGTTCTATGACATGATCAATACATGCAATGTCAACCCACCATTCAGAATTAAGTTTTATTGTTATATACTCTATTAGCATATATATTCATTTTGAATTTGAACTTGCCCTTAACTGACTTGAGCGACATACCAGCGACTTTTCTTATACACTGTCTTTTGAACAGCTTCACATCAAACTACATTATTTGGCTTTTCCACCTTTTACGTACCTGCCAGAGTACGCATTGAAGTGGATTATTCTCCACAGGAGCGTCTATTGTTGTAGCGAAAAGTTCTGTGCGTTAACCAGACCAAAATGCTGCACAATATCCATTTGCTTGAGAGTTTCTCTCTTGTCCATATCAGATCACTCCGACATAAAAAGAGACACAAAGAACGTATCCGTACAATGTATCTCTCCAATTCGACATATGTGCCTAGAATATCTCTCGGACTCATGGCATTGAGTTTTATAACCGAGTTGCTTATGTTTTAAAATACAAACACCCTAAGCTGGATTTGAACCAGCACGAACGGTTTTGGAGACCGTCATTCTACCAACTAAATTATTAGGGCGATATTACTGACATGACAGGACTCGAACCTGCAACACCAACGTCCGTAGCGTTGTGCTCTGTCCAGTTGAGCTACATGTCAATAACGAATATGTATTTACCTCTCATACGTACACACTGGCGAGACAATACATATTTCTAAAAAGCAACAGTGTGTAAGTATTGCTTTTCTAGGGCGAACTGAAGTGATGAACTCCATCAGAATATCAGAAGAGGTATACATTCCAATATCCACCAACCATCAGGGTGTTCGCATATTTTTTGGTTAATCTATCGTATAGTTACTAACCTAATCATCCCTGTTGAGGGAATCGAACCCACTCGTGACCGAAGCCGCAAAATTTACAGTTTTGCCTGTCTCCTTAGCAGTATAAACAGGGATATTAGCCCACAAGTCCGAAGAACATTGTAGGACAAACATCACACCAACGAGAGTCGAACTCGTATTGCATCCGTGAAAGGGATGTGTCCTAAAACCATTTAGACGATGGTGCGATTTAGCGTACGGACTGGGCTACGACCCCAGGATACACATGTTCGTATGTATACAGGATTAGCAATCCTGCGCATTAAACCAGCTCTGCCACCCGTACATAATTTTTTGTAGACCACTTTTAATCAAAGATTCACTTCCAAACCACATGAGTCAAATTATCGTTAAGCTTCTACACGTCTTGTCTCTTGTACTTCGAAACAAGCATTCTCCGATTTATGGTTTCTTTTGCTGTTCAGTAGCTAATCTACTGCAAACAATTGACTCACCAACAACTTCCGCAGAAGCATTGGATCTTCTTTTTGTTGGGCACGCAAGGTGCAATGTTTTGCCTGTTGTCAGCAGACACTACTACATATGTGTCTATGAGTTGCTGACAATATTTAATGACCTATAGGCGATATTTCTTACGTGTGATAACATTAGCTTTTTGTTATTTTACCACATATACTTTACTGTACTTTTTGCCGAATCTCTTGACCTGTGAGTGAGAAGAGAAGTACATGTCGATATGTTTTCCTCTTACTCCGCCACCAACGTCTTCCGCTGTATACAGATGTCCATTGATTCTGACCTTAGTACCTAATTTAATTTTTCTCCTATCAACAGAAATGGTTCTGCCTTGTTTTGCTCTGCGACCTGAAGCAGTTCGGGTTCCCCAACCACCAGAACATGACCGACAACCGCAGTATGCAGTAATCTTGTATGTTCCCAAACATTTAACTTTTTTATTTTTCGCAGAGACAGCAGTAGAAGTAGTGAACCCTCCAACTGCCAATAGCATTGCCATTAACAGTGCGATCATTGAAATTTTCTTTTTCATGTTTATCTCCTTTGGTTGCTTTTACAAGTTTCCTCTGGAGGTCTATATATGTTATGGACAGTTGCAAGTCTCGGATGTCATCTCTGATTTTTGTTTTTAGCATAGACCTCGGAACCTACGAAGCGAATATTCTTTGTTGAAACAGCGTAGGCGTGAATCTTTGATCCACTGGCATTTTGAGATTTTATCTGTCCGAATAACCAATTATTTATTCTTGGAATCTTTTTTGATCTGCTGGCGTTTCTTGAATGGAACTGGTTTCAATCCCCATGCAGTTCTTAAATCTTCCAGTGAGTTGTAATGTTCAGTTACTGTATTCCTTTTCATTGCTTATATCCTTCCTTTCATATATCACTATTTTACCACCCCTTCAAAACACTAGGTTTTACCTAGGTTTCTGAGGGGTATTTAATGTGGTAATTCTGCTCACCACTCAAAATTTTACCTTGAAATACACTTTTTAGTATATATAATTAACTCTTATTTCCTTTTCGAAAATCTGATCTTTTGAGCATTTCCTTATCCTTCCTTCCATATATCACTATTTTACCACCCCCTGAAGAACGTAGGCAGAACCTAGCGTTTTCAGGGTCAATTAATGTGGTAATTCTTTTTGCTGGCCTTATTTTTTGTCAGAATTATAGTATTTGGTATATCTATTTAACTGCATTTCACTCTTACAAGAAGTACAATACTGTCTAAGCCGTCCTTTACGATGCTTTTTCTTTTTTGAGATGTCTCTAAAAGGTTCTCCACAACAGGAGCATACAGAAATCTCAGGATATCCAATAAAGTGAAGGTATCTGTTCCCAAGATTCTTGAAGTCTGTAATCTCAAGAGCAACATCTCCTGAATCGACAAGAATATCTACAGAGAAGTTTAAGCTATTAACTTTCTTGCTCATTGTTATACAATCGCTTCTGAACAGCCTGCCGATTATTTGGCATCTACGTTCTCTTGTACCTACTGTATTACCCAATGAGAATAAATATTTGTAGTCTGTATTCACCCAATTATTGTTTTGAGGATTCAGAGCATTATAATACTTGGCCAAGCAAAGAGCAGTGAAGAGAATCTTTTGATCTCTAAGATTCTCTAACCCATTTATGGTTTCCATTTCAGACTCATAGATCGGCAGTGAATCAATTTCCACAAGAGGATACTTTTTAGCTTTGTGAATGATCTCATCAATGCATGAATACCATTTAGCTTCTCTGTAGCTCTCACAGGACTCTTTTAAGAACTCATTGATAGTTTTATATACCTGTGCAGGTTCTAAGCCTTTCTCGTGGATGTAATACTTTGCAAGCAGGGTAGCAGTATATGGGATACTGCTTTCCAACTCTTTTGTTTCTAAAATTTTTTCTACCAGTGTTTTTTCATTCAGTACGATATTAATAACAATCAGCCTCCTCAAACATAGATGATTCAATTTGTTTAATAGTTTCAATGACGAAAGAATCTCCGTCATATTCAAAATCTCCTGATTCAGCTCTTACAGGATAAGAGATCTGGTGATAGTTTCTCTCTAAGAGTCTTTGGACAAGGATGTCTCCAAACATGTCCCATACAAACTGCTTACTCTTGCCATTGGTATAGCAGAGGTCAAGAAGAATGTCACAAGCTTTCTCAGGATCAGGAACAGCAGTGGCAACAGCTTCTCTGAACAACATGACTCGGTTATTGATGATGTCTGTTACATTTAGTCCAAAGACACCCCGGCCATTGATTAGAGCATTCAGGGTTTTCATTTTCTTTGAATACTCGCTGTATAACTTCTTAAGAGCATAATAATCATTCTTGTTGTACTCATGATCTCTTTTGAGAATGGAGTAATCAAAATCTGTTTGTGTATTCAACTTCTTTAAGTAGCCATCAAACTCATCCTCAAAGAGCTTACAGATTCGATTCATTACACAAGGCCCTGTACCTACAGGTAAGAACTTATAGTAGTGATCTAAGAATTCTGCTTCATCCTCTGTGATAGGTTCTGTATCAGCTTTCTTGAGCAATTCATCAATCGTGCATCCAAACCAGATAATACATTTATCGTTTGAAGCTTTCACATAATTTGTGTAATCCTTTCTCAGGTGAGAGTAAATGTAGATCATGAAGTATGGTTTCTTGTCAGCTACGATTCTCTGATTGAATTCTTTTCGCTTACGATCCTTTGATGAGTCTTCAGGATGGATGTTGTTGTCTTTTCTGTTATACCAGTAAGATGGGATAGGTTTACACACAATGCCCTTCAATTTGTCAATCGAATTTTGTTGGTATAGCTGACCGCAAATGATTCTGTAATCCAGTTCTTTAAACTCATCACTGTCAGGAGAGTAATGAGACTGTACTTCAAACTGAGAAGTGATGATGTTTGTTGTGAAGCCAATTTCGTCTCCAAAGGCATCCTTGTAAGCTTTTAAAATGTCTTTTCGTTTAGGGACAATCTTGTTAGCTTTGCGTTGAGCACAAATGATTGATGGAAGAGGACGATTGTTTTCAACAAGTATTCTATTGTTAGTTGTGAAGAAGAGGTCTCCCGATGTACCCTCGGTTTCCCGATATTTATGGAGAAAGGGGACTAGACTATATCATTACACAGCATAGGTCTTACACTGTGATGCTCGGCACTTCCCTTGGGGAGTTTCACCCTTTTGGTACTCTACTTGCTACCGATACCGTATTCCTCGAATATCAGTGCTTTGGATAGTCGTTTGACTTTCAATTTCTGCTTAGCACAGGATTACCACCGGCATTACCCGCTGAGGCTCCCCTGTTAGCATATGCGTTAACTTCCATTTCCTGAAGCTACTGTACGTCACATATACACCTTACATTTGTAAGTTCACCGAGTTTTACTTCGACCAAGTAAACTAATCGAAGTCGCAACCGTTAAGTGATTCACATGTATTATCCCAATCATTGATCACACAAATGGATGGGAGATACTGGAACCAGTATGAAAGCTGCTCATTGTTCTTCACTTTAAGATTGACGATGTTATAATGGCTTGTCATTGGAGCTCTGAAGCAAGCTACTTCATCAACCTGTCTATCGATCCAATGCTTGTGATACATTTCTCCTGCTTTAAGCAATCCTGTAACTTCAAGTCCAAACATGGATTGCATGAGAGCATATGGATCACCAGCAACGATTGAATAATTACCTTTCACTTTGATGCGTCCGATCTTAGCATCTTGGATTCGTTTCTTGATGAGAGAATGAATCTTAGATCGAATGAAAGGATCTTTGATCATCTCAGGTTCAGCTATGAGTGCCTGAATGTATGTAAAAGCATCTGACTGTAAGATGTTCTTCTCAGTCATATTCTTACCTCGCAGGAAGAGCAGAGTCTTTCTGTAATCCATCCCAAGAATGTCTTTGATCTCTTTTATGGTTGGCTCACAAAGCTCTCTTATTTGGTCGTCTGTAAGATAATAGCTCTGTAAGAACTGATAGTTAAGATTCCTTTCAGTATCACATTCTTGTTCGGCTGTTTTGGCAAGAGCAAAGTGATAATCATACTTCTCAATGTTCTCTAAGTAGTCTTCCATAGAGTCATATGCATCCCATAGCTTAAACATAGATGTTGTAAGTATCACCTGAGCGTCTCTAACGTCCCTAGGATGGCCCCAAGCATCAATAATGGTATAAGTCTTAGCTACGTCCTCTGCAAAGGCTCTAAAGTCCATACAGTGAAGCATACCTTTACAGAATGGCCATCCTCTCATGTTGCCAGATGGAAGAGGAGTATCATAATCTCCATTCAGTTCACCATTCCATTGTCTTGCAAGTTCTGGAAGAACTAATCCTTCTCCATCAGACCCATTGTGTACAAACTCTTGATCATCAAGAAGAGTTACTTCTGGTTCATCTGAGTTTGTATCATCCACATAAAGAGCTTGTCCCTTAAAGATCGTCTCACAGTCTTGTACAACAATCACTCCTGATGGTGGAGTAACAACTGTAGAAGAAGAGCAGAAGAGTGCTTTGTACGCTCCGAGCTTGTTTGGTATGATCGGAACTTCTTTATTCCTCCCGGCATCTACTTTCTCACAGAGAGCATCGTATACATTGTCACTGACAAAGATTACAACACTGTTCTTTAAGCCTCCTGTGGTTCCTAAGAAGAGATTGTAGTGGAGATCATTTACAATGAATCCATGCTTGCTGCAGTAGTCATAATCTTTCTTTGTGTCGAAGACCACTGTGAGGTAGTCTGTTTGGAATCGACATTTGTACAGATCATTGTAGAGTAGTGAGATAAGTTCTTTGCTTCCTCTGTTGGCTGAAAGCTCTTTGATCTTCTTTCGGATTCTTTTTGCTCTTATGTCTGAATCATAGTCATGGATCAATGAGTCAATTGTTCTTAATGCTTCAGAACTTGAAAGAGTAATAATGTCGTCTCCATTCTCCCTCGCTTCATTGAGTGGTAGAGAAAGTTTCCACTTCGCCTTTCTTAATCGGCTGCTGTGTAGTTTGTAAATATATTTCTGACTCGTTTTTTGCTTAGAAATAATGATCACTCCTTTTTTGATTTTTTATGTGTTGAGTGGAGAGAAGTTTTTGTAATTTTTAGCCTCTCCAAAACTTAACCTCTTAGTATAAAAATTTCGGCGTCCATAATTTAAGTAATATTCTTAATGTTACTACGTAACATTAAAAATATTATTAAATCATTTAATTTCTTTTTAATGTTAATTACTATTTAATATTTAATTAATACATATCCTTATATTTATATACGGTTTTAAAAAAGACACGCTTTTATGCGGGTTTAAGATCCAATTCGGGGGATAAAACTGGGACCCATGATCCAGTGCTTTTTGCCTCCTTGAAAGAGCATATCAACGACTTTTCGAACATCTGTTCCATAGCGAGCATATCTTTTTGACCAAAATTCTGTAGTAGATAATTCATATACAGAAGTTAATGAATCGATTACGTCTTGAGGAGTTCCTTCTGGGAATTCTTTTAGACAACTGTAATAAGCTGTAAGATTTTTAATCAACTCTTCCTTCTTTGACTGAGCATTTTTTAAAACTTTTGGTTTAAAAATTTGTTGAATTCTTTTCTGATAAGTATAGAATTCGTACTCTCTTAAGTAGCTGTGCTCATCTGGATAAAGATACTCAGGCTCGATCACATACTTAAAATAAAGTTTGGAAAACTCCTTATGAGATTTAAGTGCCTTTAGGAATTTTGGATAAACTTCTGGATATAATCTCACAGTTGTAATGTCAAGATCGTGTTTTGGTATGCGGAGACTATCACATAAAGTATCTTCATAAATCTTACGTTCTTTTTCTGTGAGATCTCTGAGTGGTTCGAATGGACTGCTGCCACATACGATTCGTTTTTTCTGTCTGATGATTCCTCTATTTTCCATACTTACAAGCAGATTATAAAATCGTCCATGTGCTAAATTCTGCATACTCTCATAAGCTGTGTCGAAGTATGTACCAGGATATTTATCAAACTTATCAAGGTCGTAATCTTTCTTCTTTGCTGGAATGAGTCCAAGCACTTCACACCATTTGTTCTTATCCCAATTTTCATTGATGTGGTTGTCTAAGATATGGATGATCATCATTTCCATCATATAGTTGATTCCCATGAAAGGACTTCTAAGTTCCCAAGAGAATGGGTTCTCAATATATTCACCTTTGATCTTTGTGATTTTAATCTGACCATCTTTCTGCTTCTTTGTACATATGAAGTGATCAAGATTTGCTTTGTGGACTGCATAGTGACTCTTTCTGCCTTCTTTATCGATTCCAACTAATTGAAGAATGTCTGAGTACTTGTTGTACTTGTGGCCTTCTTTCAGATTGGATAAATCGAAGAGATGTTGTTTTTCTTTCATGAACCAGAATTGTTCAGCTAAGTAATCGTTTCTTTCTTGTATCGTCATTTTTGACCTCCTTTTTGCTGTTTCTTTTTGTTAATTCAATGAAAAAATGCATTTGTCTGAGTAATGACACTTTTCTTTCGATAAATTCACATTACCACAGATGTAGAGTAAAATCAATAGTTTTCTGAAGAAAAAATAAAATTGTGCGAGCAATGACACTTTTTATTTCATTTAAGTACGTTTAAGGAGGCTTAGACTGGGATTTTTATGTCAAGTGTTTTTTGGAAATTTCTTAAAATAGTGCTTTCTTTGGCTGTTTTACTTGGTTTGTTCTGGATTTTTCTTTGACTTGTTGTACTTAGATGGGTAGAAATATGGCTGTTTTATGCGATTGTACAAAAATAAAATAAATTAATTCTTTATATGCTAAAGTATTGACTTTTGAAAAATCAAGTGTTTTTTGAAAGAAATTTAAAAAAATTTTTACCGTGTGGAATTCTCAGAGAAGGGGTTTGCATTTATATAAGAAGAGCTTGGTTTTTGAAAAAATTTCAGAGAGATGGGTTTATAGCAGAACAGGTGTTCTATATTTTAGAGTGTGTTAAGAGGTGCGTTTCTGGGGAAAGTTTTTATGAGGGGGAGGGGTGTATGTGGGGGTGTTTGGAAAGAAATGTTGGGGATGTTTTTAGGGGGTTTTGAGGGGGTTAAATGGCGTAGATGTGGGGTGGAGAAACGTCTGGCTGAACTTGTGGTATAGAATTACCAGCTATACAAATATCAGCAAAACTGCGATTTAAAAATAGTTTTAAGTAGCCCCCTAAACACTTGTAAAAGTCCGTAAATAACTATTTACTTGCGTTTTTGATCAGAAATAGATAGTCAAAAAAGCACGTATTTATGCGGGTTTGAGACCGTTTGAAAAGATTTTTAAAAATAATTTTTTTAGGGTATTGCAATATTTTCGTGGGCATGGTCTTATACAGTTGTTCAAACGAACAGGGAACTTGATAAAACAACAACCGGCAAGGGTTGTAAAACGTGCTTGCCAATATTTCAACATAAAAAGGGGGTAGCCCTACCCCTGTATAAAAATTGGGCGTGTACCTTGATAACTGAATAAGTCTGAATCCGTTCGGCAAGTCTCCGAACAGGTTCAAAAAATCAGTTTCTTTGGAAACTGAACGACAGGCTAAAACTCTGCCCTGTTACTCATTCGTGACAGGCAGACAAGTAAACCTTTGACTTATTGCCTGTACCCAATGTCACACGAACGTGGTACAGGATTTATAAGAAGTCGTTGCAAGTCCAAAGAAGTGTAGCAGATTTTTTGAATCGGTTCGCAAAAATACAGGTAGTGACAGCCTGTAGACAAACTACCAAACAGACGAAAGACTTCCTAAACGATATATTTTATATTGCTTAGTATAGTCGATATGACAGGGTGTCAAACATTGACGGTTGACCCAAAACACGTTCACATACTATAAGTCCCTGTGGTGGTGGGGTCCTGTCTTTCAAGTGTTTGAGAAGCGTTGTTGTTGACACTATAACAGAGTACCGCCCACGGTAGAAAGTTCTAACAGGCACGACAACGGCTCTCATTCGAGCTGGGTATATTGTGCATTGAATACTACTACTTATCTAGTTCAACGGTAGGAGACTAGACTCTGTGAAATAATAGGCTATGACAGGTGCAACCCCTGTATAGTATCGAGTGAGTGCATGAACACTTGCGAGCGGTCAAAAGTCCCTTTAGGGATAATATTAGAACTCTGTGAGTTCATTAGAATACACCTAACAGGTGTGGTCTAATGAGTTCATAGGAACTCAATGCAACAAATACATATTTTTTAGGGTACGACTGTATCCGGAATAGGAGTTTATCATGAGTAGAAAATCAACAAAAACAACAACAGTAGCAAACATTACACTACCAGTCCGTAAAATGGACTTCACAGAAGCAACTAAAGAATTCCGTACTCTTTGTCGCAATTTCTACACAGATTTTGAGAAAGTCGCAGAGAACAGGGAAGCTCTACGAGCAGAGAAAACAGAGTGTGAAGAACACTTTGACACTCGAGTAAACAATGCTTTTGACGTATCCGAACCTGTGGATACAGACAAAGAATTACCAGCGGAGTATGCAGACCTTAGGAATATTCTAGAAAAATATTCTGTAATACAGGCTACAGGTCTGCTTTCTAAGGAAGATAATGACTATCTTTCTGCACTTTGCGATAAGTGGAAAAAAGCTGACGCAAAGATTAGAAACTTAAAAAATCCAGTGCCTGAGAAGTCTCTAGTTGTAGATGCAATCTATGACCTATACAAGGGATGCTCTACAGATATGAGTGAAAACCGTGACGGCTACGCTCGTAAAGTCAAGGGGTTCTTTGAATCTAAAGGCATGACACTAACTTCTTATGGTTGGGATGTGTTCAATGCTTCCATTGGGTTCAATGTGAATAATGACAAAAACTTCTTAGAGACAGGTAAGTTCTTCAACCCTATCAAAAAGAGCAAGTTTGTAGAAAGATTCTATATGTTCTTCTGTGAGGGGTTTGTAAGTGCAGATTGCTTCCCTAAGACTAAGAAAGCACGTCATGTAGATGCAGAAGAACAGGCACCAGTGGCACCTCAGAAAGTTGAAACACCTGAGGAAGTACATGAAAAGTGTGCAGACGCTCGTGCTGAAATCTCAGCTCAGAAACTGGGTACAACTGAGTCCAAACCAATGGACAAAATGACAGTGGCAGAGTTACGTACTTTCATTAAGAAACATGATACAACTGCCAAAGTATCTAAGTTGAAAAAAGCTGACTTAGTAGCTATGGCTACAAAGTTCACAAATGTAGCAGCTTAATCTTACACAAATAAATACCCATAGTGGGTATTTGTATAAGCCTGAGTGGGTACTCACTTCCAACACCTCCGAAGTGAGTACGTCACAGGGTTCGACTCCCTGTACAGGTTATAACTATCAATTTTGAATTGGGTACGATTGTGCCCAGAAAGGGGTATACCATGATGTATACAAACAATTCAACAAATGACACGATGCACGAAAACTACGTCAACAGCTTACAGGCAGATATTGACAAGCTCAAAGCAACTCTGCCAACAATTACAGACACCTATAAAAAAGACCAATGTATTAAATACATTAAGGCTTTACAGGAAGAGAAACAGGAATGTAAATACGAAACCTGTGCACTCTGTGGTGGAATCTGTGACCGTTGTTACTACACAGAAGCCTGTGAACGCTACAATGGAACAGGAACGGAAACACCAGTAGTCCGCAATGGGTTTGTAATTGGATAAGGGGGTATAACCATGAGTAAGAAAGTTAAAGTAGCTGTCTGTAAAGGCAGACACGAAATCCCACAGGCAATAGATGGGGCAATCTTTGAACAGACAATAACGGAAATGGATCCATTTAGTCTGTTATTAGAAGCATCAAAGAGATTGTTCTCTGACTTTGCTTTACGTAGTGGAGATAGAGTAGACCTGTATGTAACAGGTCTAACAATGGCGACTCTAGCCATAGTAAATGCTTGTCTTTCGACAGGCATAAGGATTGTATGCTATCACTATGATAGAGAAACAGGGAAATATATCCCACAGCCTATGCTGTAAGACAAACTAAAACAGAAACCAAAAAAGCACGGAAGATAAAATAATTCCGTGCTTTTTCTATGCTTAAAGAAAGGAAATCAAAATGAAAAAAATCAAAGCATTTTTAAAAGACAGAACAATAGAAATCATTGGATGCTCTCTAATGATTGTAGCAGTAGTTGGTTGTTATTTAATTGGGCCAAACACTCGCACAATCACAGGCACATACAACAACGGAACCATCACGACCAAAGATGGAAACGTATGGAAAGTGTCTAATCACAACGGAATCAGCACAAACAAATCTGTTAAAGTATCTGTCAAGTTTGATACAAAAGGAACTGACAGCGTACTTGATGACGAAATTGTAGAAATCACAGAAATCAGATAGAAAAGAAAGGAAAAACAATCATGAAAAAATATACAGCAACATCACAGGCAATTAACTATGCAACAAAACACTTGTTAGACAGACCAGGGACATGGGCATCTGCGGAAACTGGAAAGATGGTAACTCGTTGGGATGATGAGCTTAAGTTTGAATGTGAGTCAGATAAAGGAGTATTCTACACCGACAATATCATGGAAGCTGTAGGTTGGCTGTACGCAGAGCAAGACCCATATAAAGAAGAAAGCAAACCAGAATCAGAAGTAAAATTCACAACAGAAGCGAGTGTACAGGTTACAGATGAGTACATTGAGAAAGCGAAAAGGGAAGCCAAAAGAGAAATCTTGGAACATTTACAGGCTCATTTAGATGTAATGGCACAGCAGTCTTGGGAACTTTACATAGACGAAGGTGTAGAACAAGGGAATGATATGCACTTAGGAGAGCAGAGAGCCTTTGCAATGACGCTCGCACAGGTAAACACAATTCTTAAAAACTTATAGGAAAGGAAACTAAGACCATGAGAACAAAAAGAGAATTAATGACAGAAATTTTAGAAACAGCTGTAATCGAATCTGTAAAATCAGATTGTGAAGTTGTCCATTACGATGTAGAAGTACACGGGGAGATGCACAGATTACAAGTAATTACAGGTCAATTTTTTGTTGAGTTTCATCATCTGGAAGATGGAGAGTATAACTACAATTGTCCACACTTAGTCTATACTTTCGATCCATGGGAAATCGAAGAAGCGTTGGATACTTTCTTTATGATGGATGGAGAAACAGGAGAACTTCATGTTGACGAAAGCAAAATCGAACTTGGTATTGACTCTGATTTTACACCAGAAGCGAAACCAGAAATCACACGAGAAGATATCGAGGAAGCGAAAAGAGAAGCACAAATTGAGATGCTTCATCGTATTAAAACCTATAGCCTTTCTGTAAGTTTTGAAAACGCAAAGAACCTCAACAAAACAGGGAACTGCTTTTATGATGGTAAAATAGAAGCATATAAAGACATTAATGAAATGTGTGAAGCTTTGCTATACCGATTAGGAGAAGAAGATTAAAGCAAATCAATACATAGAGGGGTAGTGATTTGATATATATCTAGTACAAATTATATATATTTGTAGCTAGAAAATCAGCCTTAGATAGCCAGTAAAGGAAATCTAAGGCTTTTTTTGTATCTATAAATATATTAATTCTTGTGGATGCACAAGAGAAAGGAAGAGCCTATGGGATTAACAAAAAAAGAAATCTGTGAACGCTCAGAAACCATTGCATATTACAGTGGTTTATGTGGCGTAGAAGTGAAACAAATTACTTATGGAATTGAAGACTACATGTACTGTGAGTCTGGAGCTTGGGGTGGTGGTAAGAGCTATCACAAACTGAAAATCCAGACAGACATCAAAGGAAATATGTTCGTTAAATTACACGGGTATAGACTATTCTTAGATGAATTCATTCGTACAGGAAAGGAACAGACAAAGCTATGGGAACAATAACATCTTTAACATTGTTTGAACAACAATGTATGGAACAAAAGATATTCAAACTGAAAACACTAAAAGATTTTGGTCATGCAACTTACAAAGGATTTACACTTCGCAATGGTTATAGATACGGAATCACAGAGGAAGACGGAATCCATGTTGCGACTTCAAACTGGCAGCAAGGGAATTTCATTTACATGTACTTCTACAATGAATTAACAAACCAGTGGGAAGGATTGTGGATTGACTTAGAAGACGTAGAAATTGTGGAAGAGAAAGGAAATTAAGATGGAAATTATAATTATTGCAAGTGCACTTTTTGGGATTATGACCGGATGGGTGTTAGGATACTCAATTAAAGAAGCTGAGGTAAAAGATACAAAGAACTTAGTCGATAATCTGAACAAGTTAACCAGCAAAATAACCGAAGTCGAAAAGGAACTGGCAGAAACCAAAAAGGAAAGAGATTACGAAAAAAGCATGAACATTCATTGGTTCAATGAATATGAAAGAATACGAGAAAAACATTATAGAGAAATGTCAAAACTCCGCCAGCAAACGGACTTTTTCGCAGCTGATGGAATAGACAAGTTTGTGGAAATGCGAAAACTAAAAAGCAAATGTTCAGAAGCTGTCAAGTATGCTATGAAAATGTCTCATCCAGACAACAATGGAAACGCCGAAGACTTTATGAAGTTCAGAAAGCTTTATAAAGAAATAACAGAATAGGAAGTGAAACATATGTGGGAAATTGGAGATAGAGTGGTTGTTACTAAAGCCCCAGGTAGAACAATTGTAGCTAAGCTAGGCTACAAGGGAACAGTTATTGATGTAGTAGATACAAGCGTACTTGTTGAATTTGATAAATACATTGGTGGACATAGTGGAAGTTGGAGTTCTCGTAACGGAAAGTTCGGACATTGTTATTGGCTACATCAGCTTGACGATGCAGACACAATTGGGGCTTATGTAGACTTTGCTTTAAGAGAAGAAGACTGTGTGTGTAAGAAAATCAAAAGAAAAAACAACTTCTACTAAAAGAAAGGCAAGGTAAACATGAGAGAACTTAAACTTGAAGATTGTAAAGTTGGGATGACTCTTAAGCTAAAGGAAGATTGTCCTTTTAGAAAGTATTGGGAAATAGATCCTAAGGAACCGGTAAAGTGCATTGTCGTAGCAATGAACAGGAGTCGAAAAGATAACATTTTTGTAGATATCTACTATGAACATGAGCGAAAATGTACCCCAAAGAATTGGTATTTCTATACAGAGGATTCATTAATAGACACTAACGATGATGAACTAATCTCAAAAAACTTAGAGTATCCGAACAAGCGAAAGAACAATTATTACTAAGAGGTGTAATATGCAGAAAGAAAGAGAAATTCAATTTGAAGATTGTCATATTGGCGATGTTTTTAAGTTAGATAGACGCTCGCCATGGGTTATGGAATGGATAATGGAATCAAATGGATACATCCCTAGAGAAGAAATCACAGCAGAGATTGTACATATGATAAATAATGGTGACATCAAAGAAGTTGGAATAAATGTTTATATAGGTAAAGCTTCATATGATCATTATGATACTTCTTATCTCCGAGAGGGAAGTAGGTATAAGGAAGACAATCTTGAAATGAATCTTAAAATGAAAAATCGTATCAAAGCAGGAAGAAAGAACAATTATTATTAGGAGTGGTTATATGAAGACAAAAGAAAGGGGAATTCGATTCGAAGATTGCCATGTTGGAGATGTACTTAGGTTAAAAACAAGATGTCCTTTTGTGGACTTTTACCTTACATCTGAAGGAATTCCTGTGGCAAAAGAAGATAAGGTCACCGCAACAGTAGTTCATAAAGGAAAAAATATTCTTGATGTAATAGTACATGTAAATGGAAAAAGATGTGCACTATATTGGGATTGTTGGCTTGCAAGTCCTACGGCTTATCGTGAACATAATCTTCACATTAATGTCGATTCAAAGATTAATCGAAAGAACAACTATTATTAGATATAAGAGAAAGGAAAATAAGGCTATGGGATATTTTAAAGTAGGAGATAGAGTAGAAGTTATTAAAAGCCATACCGAGGATTCATGTATTGATCACTATGCTCCTGTAGGGCTTAAAGGAACTGTAGTTTATACAGAACCGAGACATTTGACAAAGCAAATAGCTGTTGAGTTTGATAAGTCTTTTAAAGAAGGACACGGTTGTGATGGAAAAGTAAGAGGTAAGCGAGGGCAGTGGTATGAATATGATCCACATTCCAATATATATTGGAAAAATTGCTTAAAAATCTTATCCAAAAAGAAAAACAACTATTACTAAAGGTATTTCAAAATCAGTGGAGTGATTTTTGTTAATACATGAAGAAAGGCGGGATTTATTCCCGTCTTTTTTCAAAACAGAAAGGAAATTAAGATGAGCAAATTTAGATATTTAAATGAAGAAGAAACAAAAGTGTTATTACAGGTAACAGAATGGTTAGATAATCATTTCTTTAGTCCAGAAAATAAATTCGATGAAGAATATTTTGAGAAATACATGAGAGCAATCATTGACAACACAAGAGAAATGTACGAAGCGGTATACATTTGTGTGAACACAAAACCTGTAACTGTAATGATTTATGACTATGTGCTTGACATTATTATTGCTGATGCACGAGTTGACAAAGAAGATAGAGAGATTGTAGAGATTGCCTTTACAACTTGGTTAATAAACATGACAGATAAACCATTTGAAAAGATTTTTGAATGGATGATTGAAGAAAGTTACAGGGGAAGAAAAGGAAGAGAGGATGAAGATAATGAATAGATTTGAAACAGTAATGAAGTTAATTTGTTGGATTGCAGCAGTGACATTGGCATGGATGCACGTTTCAATTGTTGCAGTGATTGCACTTGCATTGGTTGGAACTTTTGGAAGCGAGGTTGATTTGAGTGCAAAGTAGAGAAACGAGAAGAAAAGTACACTTTGGAGATTGTCATGTAGGCGATATTTTTAAGATAAGTTTGGATAGTCCTTGGTATGAGAAAGTAGGTCAATACCAATTTGAATTTAGTAGCGTTACTCTGTTCACCACACTAACAGTCAAAGTAGAAAAAATAAAACCAAGAGATGGAACCGTTTTAACACGCTTTTATATTGGTAATACACCAACAGAGTATAAATGGTGGTTTTTTAGAACTCCAGGGTCTGATATAGAAGCACTATCAGATAATCTTGAGTTTCTACCAAAGAGAAAGAATAACTACTGGTAAAGAGAGGTGTGAGGATGGAAGAGAAAAGAGAAGTATGCTTCGATGATTGCGAAGTTGGCATGTTTTTTAGGATTGATAAAGACTGTCCATGGATGTATGACAATGAGTGGATGGATGGTTTTGATACATTGACAAACGCAGATGAGTTAAAAGTTAAAATTATCGATAAAGATGCTGATGATAGCAGTGTTGAGATAGAATTTTGGGCAGATGGTCAAAAGACAGATATAACAGATTGGCTCTATCAGTTTGAAGACGATCCAGAAGACAGAATTGGAAATAACCTTGAGTTTATATTAAAGAGGAAAAATAGAAAAAATAACTATTGGTGAGGTGGTGTAAATGGATAATGAATTAAAAATTGGAATGAAGTTCTTAGAAGTAAAAACCGGAATTGTCTGGAAGCTTACAGATATGAATTTTATACAAGAAGGGTTTTATATAATAGACAAATCATTGTGTTTTCAAGCTGTACGTATAAATACAGACGAGGATGATGTATGGAGAAGTACATCGTCAATGATACCTAAGACAATGCTCGAAAGAAGATTGAAAAAAGGCGAATGGAAACAAATAAACAATAGAAAAAACAATTACTATTGATTAATAGTAGAAAGGACATATTATGGAGGATTTAAGATTAGTAACAACAGAAGAATTTAATGGAGTTGATTGCAACTTTTACAAGGCAGATAGTAACATGTGGATGACCAGAGGGCAGATTGGTAAAGCTTTAGGATATCACAACCCAAGGATTGCAATCGGGAAAATACATACTGCACATAGAGATAGACTTGATCCACTTTCAGTTGATACCAATTTAGGGTCTACTGATGGAAAAGAATATTCTACTTATATATATAATGAAAGAGGCATCTTTGAAATCTGTAGATGGTCGAGACAGCCAAAAGCAAATGAATTTATGGATTGGGTATGGGACATTATAGAAGCTTACAGACATGGAGAATTCCAGAGAAAGCCTAGGGAAACAGCCATTACACCTGTTGAGAAATTCTTAGATGGAATGCAGAATATGTTCTTAGAAATGAGAGAAGAGAACAAAATATTCAAAGATACTGTGTTGAAGATTTTAGAATCTCAGCAAGGACAGGAAGTACAAAAACCTGTTGAAAAACTTGAAGCTCAAGAGAAAACTGTTAATCAAGTAAAAACAAAAGCAGCTGTTAAGCCAGTTGTTAAGATTGAAAACCCTAGATTAGACACTTGGAAGTTCGAAATTGGTACTAAAGCAGCTTATATTGTTTTTAATGGAAATGAATATAAAACAAAAGGAAAAGTATTCTCAGCATGTTATTCAAAAATGAAGAATGTGTATGGAATTTGTTGGTCACAGGAAAATAAAGAATACAGAAGAGCTTTCGGATTAGAATCTCAGAGAGGTAGATTAAGTACTTTAGATGTTGTATTCAATGATGAAAATTTGAAAGACCTGTTTGACAGTATTCTTGATGGAATATATGAAAACACAAAAAGAAAAGCTATAAAGAAAAATACGGGAACCAATCCAGAAAAAGATTGGCAATATTATAAAGAAAAGATTCAAAAACTTTGTGAGCAAACAGGCAACAAAAGTTTAGGCGGAAGCTCTATTTACTCAGGAATCATTAGAAAGATGGATGTAGACTGGAGCAAGTATGAAACAAACAAAAAGAAAACTGAATTAGTTAGAAAGTATCCAGAGTTATTTGCAGAGTTCTCTAAGACAGCGGATAAATATTTAGAGGAGAAGTTAAATGAGTATTAAAATTTTAGGGCTTCGTCAAGATTGCTACAAAGTAATCATTGATGGAGTCCTTTTTAAATTCCCAACAGAACAAGAGTTTTTGGAATTCTTAGAGGAGATTGAGATATGAGTTTTAGATTTGAAGTAGGTCAAGAGTTGGAATTACACAATAACTTGACGGATATGAAAGTTTACATGAGATCGGGAACGGTTGTTCGTATCTTAAGTAGAAAAACAAGAATGGATCATACACAAGAGGTTGAGAGAAATCGTTACAAGATTGCATATGAATTTCATACAAATTTTTTGAAAATTGGAGATGGTTGTTGCCACTCTGGAAAAGACTTTGTCTGGGAAGAAGATTTAATTAGAGCTGTCGGTCAACGGAAAAATAATTATTATTGAGAGGTGATTAAAATGTGGAAAGTTGGAGATAGAGTCGTAATTATTCAAGATACTAGGAGACCTTTAAAATCCTTTGTAGGCTTTAAAGGAACTGTTAACTTTGTAGAAGAGGATGGGATAGGTGTAGCTTTTGACAAATATGTAAACGGTCATATGTTAGGAGGGAGTTGCCAAGACGGTCATGGATGGTATTTGTCCACAGACGGAGAGAACGAAAACGAAGCCGAAGCAAATGGAGTAAGAGTCAAGAAAATTAACAACAGAAAAAATAATTATTGGTAGGTGATAGGAATGTGGGAAAAAGGTACAAGGGTTAGAATTATAAAATCAAATAGATCTACAACACCAGTTGGTATCATAGGTACTGTGGTTTACATACGTAAGGATAAAAACGATCGTTTTATAGTAGAGTTTGACGAACCCATGGATGGGAATACCTTAACTGTTCTTTGTGATTGCAAACCGAACTGCTGGTGGTGGTTTGATAATGTTCCGGGGAGAGTTGTTGAAACAGATGGTATAACAATTGAAAAAATAGGAAAAAGAAAAAACAATTATTACTAAGGTGGTGAGAATATGTGGGAGATTGGAGATAGAGTGGCTGTTACAGACTTGGGCAAAGCCTCACAAGAGGATTTTGGAGTTGAAATAAAGGTTGGATACAAAGGAACTATTATCAACTTTTTAAAGGTTGCTGCCCCATGAAGTCCTGATGAGATAATTAAATTCTTAGTAGAGTTTGACGAATCCATGGGTGGACATAGTGGAAATGGAGCTTATGAAGGAAAGCGGGGACATTGTTGGTGGTTTGATTATTGTTTAGAAAAGGTTACTATCACAGATGGCATAAGCATTGAGCAAGTCAAAAGGAAAAATAATTTTTACTAAGGGGTGATTAAAATGTGGGAAGTAGGTGACAGAGTAGTAGTTACTCGTGGAATTAAAGCTAGTAGCGTATTTGAGACTAAAGCGAAAGGGACAGTCATTGCTATAGATGCGGAATTTACAATACCCGTATTGGTTGAAATAGATGGAACAGGAACAAGTATGTGGTTCTATGAAAATGGTGATGATTTAATCTGGGGCGGCATTACTTGCACACGAGCAAAAAAGAGAAAAAACAATTATTATTGAGAAAGGATGATGACAGGTGTTTAAGGTTGGAGATAGGATCGTATTAACAGAAGAAAGCCGCCAACATTGCAATATATTTGATGAACATCCGGGAGATATCGCAACGGTTATTAGAGTTTCGCAAGTAACGAATGAACATGGTTATGAATGTGTTTTAGAATTTGATAAACATATTGGTGGACATGATGGATTAATCGATGCTAGAGGCAAGAACGGTCATTGTGTTATCTATTATTTTTGTTCAACACAGTGGGATAAGTATTTTAGGAAAATCCAAACCAAACGTAAGAATAACTATTATTGAGAAAGAGGTGATCGTATGCCAGAGGATGTAAAGTACCGTCCAGTTCCTAAAGGATATAAAGGTGTTTTTAGACTAAGAAAAGATATAATATCCTTAAACAATGAATTTTATGGGGCATGGGGCATTATAGACGACAAATTTTTAATCGATGAAGATTATTATAATGAAGAAAATGAATTTAAGGGAGATCCTAGTCATGTAATTCGAGCAAGTTTTTACCCTAGCCTTTTAGATCTGCAAAGAGGTGAAAATCTTATTAGAGAAGTAGGAAGAGTGTCTGGGACAGAAAAGTGTTGTTATATTCCTTTTAAAAGAAAAAATAATTACTATTAAGAAAGAGGTGATCAAATGGAGAATGATGGTAAATATCCTCCAGTACCTAAAGGATACAAGGGTATTTTTAGAGTTAGACCTGATATGATAGAGTCAAATAATGTGTTCTATGGAGCATATGGTATTACAGGAAAAGGTATTATAGAAGACAGTGATTATTTAGAAGACCAAGGAGAATTTACAGGAAATCCACATCATATAATTAAAGCCATTTTTTATCAAACCTATGAAGACTTAAAGAGCAGAGAATGTATGATACAGGGAAGGCCTGTTAAAATAAGAGAATGCTTGCTTTATCCAGTATCCAACAAGAAGAACAATTACTGGTAGGTGGTTTAAGATGATAGAAGCAAAAGATATTAAAGAGGGTATGAAAATTAAGTATGAAGGCTGGGAATGGACTATAACAAAAGTGTTTGCAAAATATAATAATGTCTTGGATCTTCGGAATGGTTATACTAAAAAAATCATTGATCAAGATAGTTCATTGATTTGGATTGAAGCATCGAAGAGACGCTTTGTGCCTGAATCAATGACTATGGAATGGTTCTTTAAAGAACTGAAATATGGAACAATAAAGATTTTAAATCGTAAAAATAATTATTATTGAGGTGATATGATGTATTTAGAAGACATTAAAGTTGGTCAGAGAGTGAATTATCGAGGTCATTCCTATACAATAACTAAAAATGTTGTAAAGCGATGGAAAACAATAAGCCCCCATTCCTTATATTCATACATTAAGATAAGTACAAATTATTATAGATCACGAATGTATTTCCAAAGAGTGGAAGACAAAAGTGAATCAGTTGACGGATTTTGGTTATTATATGACGAGATTGAAGAAAAAATGGATCGAGGGCTTATTAAATTTTTGAACATGTCAAAGAAAAATAATTATTATTAAAGAGGGTGTTACAAAGTGAACGAGATCAATAAAAGGAAATTAGAACTGTTCATGGATGATCAGCTATGGAGACAAAATATCACACATCAGCAAAGCAAAGGTGTACATAGAGATGTATTAAGAATTGTATGTGATCCAGAATACAAAGCACGGCTTTTAGGAATGATCTGGGATGGTAATTACAAAATTGCACCTCCGTATGTAGTAGAAATTCCTAAAGACAATGGAAAAGTAAGAGAAGTGTATGTTAATCAGCCAATTGACAGATTTGTTATGACACAAATCAATTATGTTTATATGCAATTATATGGTCATATGATTCATCCAAGATGTGTGTCTTATCAGAAAGGAATTGGAGTTAAAAATATCGTAGATGATATTTGTATGGAGCTTAAGAAACATCAAGGAGCTGTTGGGTATAAGGTAGACATTAGTAAGTATTTTGACAGTGTAAGCCGTGAGGTACTTAATGAAATGATTGATAAAATTGATACAGGAAGTCCTATTGATCAGATTGTAAGAGATTATTATATGGATGATTGTATCATTGATCAGAAAAGAAATGTTATTGAGAAATACAAAAGTATGACTCAAGGTTGTGCAGTGTCTACATTCTTTGCCAATTGTGTTTTAAGAGATGTAGACGAAGAGTTAAGCAAGATGGATATTATTTATTACAGATATTCAGATGATATCTTGATGGTTGGTAAGGATGCAGATAAGGCTTTGAAGATGTTAGGAGAGATGTTAGAAACAAAAGGACTTACATTAAATCCCAAAAAGGTAGAAACAGTCAGTACAGATCAATGGTTTACATTCTTAGGAGTGCGAATTAATGGACAGAAGAGAAGTTTTTCTGAAAAGAGCTTAAAGGAATTTCAGAAACACATTAGAGAATATGTAAATAAGAAAGCAGGAATTGGTAGCGTAAAAGTTGCAATCAGACAAATTAATAAATATCTGTATTTGAATTTCTTAAGGAATCCGAATGAGTTTGGTTGGGCTGAGTATTTCTTTAGTATTGTGAATGTCGAAGATGATATTAAGACATTAGATATGTGGATTAAAGATACACTCAGAGGTTTGTATACTGGTAAGAGAAAGGTTGGTGGTCTTGGTGTAAATAAAGTAACTGATGAATGTGGAGTATTAAGAGGGAAAGGAAAAAACGTAAGTGCAAATCTTGGTAAAACAAGAAGCGATAAAGACATTTTAGAAGAAGCAGGATATATCAGCATGAATGAAATGTATCATCAGTTTAGATACAGTAAAGAATTGTACAGGGCTTCATTGACGGCTTTATCTTAAGTCAAACCTAACACGAGGTACTTATGTGAGATGTTATAAGTCAAATTAGATCACTAGGAAGCTCTGGTGATTCCATGCATGGTTGATAACCAGCATTCCATCACCACTTCTTCCCAGATCTTATCATCATAAAGGGAATTTAGAAACGTGTTATTAACATGAACATAAGAAAGTTACTATGGACGTTGTATGTGAGACAATGGAATTACATATAAGGCGCGTTGAAGCTGCAGGATGACTGGCAATACATTGACCAAGTCATCCCTGCAGCTCAACCGCTTTATAATCATAAAAGAATAAAGGAACATAGCATTATTGTGAGCATACAAACAAGCTAACATGGGCTAAACATACGAGACGTTGAATCATACATAATAAGGGCACAGCTGCCTTATGCAGCGGGAAATTAGTCTCCTCGACAATAATTTCACCGCTGCCACAGGCGTGCGTGCCCTTATTAATCATAAACCAATAGAGAAAACATGTCGCCAATGTAGAGTATGTAGAAAGGAAAATCATGAAAAGTTTATTTAAAGTATTGTATGAGCTGTCACAAGGAAATACCTTAATGATTAATAGTTGCATGTCTTTTAGAATGACAACTGATCTATACAAAAGACAAGTGAGATTTAAGAAGTATAAGGTTGTTGATCAAGGAAGCGTAGTAAGTGATGTGACATTGTGTAGTGGAGAAGTTATTGAGTATGATGACTTAATAAAGGAAGGAGATTTAGATTTTATATTGCCAACTGAATTAAATGAAAAAGAAAATCCATATGAGGTTATTGAATACCTGTATGGATTATTTTATTGCTCAGTTCCTGATAGATCTGCTGTTCAAAAGAAACAAAATTTTATAGCAAAAGGATTAAATGATTTTGGGGCAAATGATTTTACAGGAATGAGAAGAAGTGAAATTCAGCCATTGTTAGAGCTCTATGTGTTACTCGCTGGAATGAAAGGATGGATCACTTGGAAAGATGATAAGTTGTTCTTTTGGAAAGGTGGACATAAGAGTTTGTATATATATAGAAAATGGATTTTAGGTTATTAGGAAAGGAAGAATGTAAAATGAATGTAGAAAAGAGTTTAGAAAAAGCAGGAGTAGACACAAAGAAATATCCTTCATTAGCTATGCAGAATATTTTAGGATATCAAGGGAAAGCGTTTGCAGAAAATTCATACCTGTATAAAAAGATTATGGAAGATGGACATGTGTTTAATCCTTATATACACAGAAGATGGCTTCCATATCAGTTTATGAATGCTGTCCATTGGACAAGACGGTATTATGTAGAGACTATTGGTTATGTAAAGATGCTTGAAAAAGAATTGATGCGTGGCAATAATGTAGATAATTGGAAATATATGTACGATAAATTTGGAAAAGAGCTTAATGCTTTATATACACTCTCAAAAAGAGATAAAAAAGCGTATAAAGAAAGATGGGCTGCTTTTGGAAGGTTAGAAATTTTGAATTATTTTTCTCAAGGGTTTGATTGTATAGGGATAAATCAGAATACATTCTTGGAAATGAAAAATTTATTAGCGGATGAAAGATTTGAAGCTGAACGATATTGGCGATATACTAATTGTTTATTGTATAAACAGTCACAATTTAGAAAAGATTTGGTAACAACAACTTTCCATTCAGGAATTTATTTTACATTAAAACACATTATGATGTTTGATTATGACAAATTACATATGTCTTCATCCCAAAAAGAAAGCCTAAAACGAATTAGAGAAGACTTAATTAATGGAGATTTCAATTATGAGCAGGCTTTTACAATTATTGAAGATTACGTAGCAAGATATTACAATCCAAGATAGAGAGGGGAATTATATGCCAGAAGAAGTAAAGAAATTAACTATTAAAGAAGCAGATGAGTTTATTAAAAAGAAAGTAATCGGAGTTCTCATAAAAGCAGATGTAACAATAATAGTAAATGAATTAGAAGCTATTTATGGAGATTCGTTAGCAAATGGAACGGTTGGAGATTCGTTTTATATTTATAACTGTCCAGAAAATTATGATGAATCAGATTATGAAGAGCTTGAGTATATTGACTATGATGATATGTGTGAAGATGATATTCGTGAAGAGAGAGCTGAAGCAGGAGATTTCAATCTTAAAGTATATAAGTGGTTCATTGTTGATCCAAGATTTACAGAATTATTAAAAGATTTAGGAGAGATAGTTGCTCCAGATATTAACCTTTGGGGATGTTGTGAAGACATTGAAGACGCAAGCGAAGCAACTGTAATTGAAGAATTTTTTGAGAGAATGCAGATTCTGTATGGACAAAAGAATGCAATTATTACAGAAAAATTGAGTGCCTAAACCAACAAAAGGGAGATGTACCCTTTGTAGAAATACTTATCATCAACCATCAAAGAAGGAGGATCTTCAGAACCCTCCGCATTGATTACGCTAAACATCACTTCGTAATGATTTAGCAGCATCAACTGCGAGAGGAGTTCATGAAGATCCTCCTTCTTGAATCATAAATACATAGAGGAATACATCGAAGATAAGTTGTTCTACATTTTTTTTGCAAGAGATATACTTGCTGATTTAATGAATTGTGTTTGAATCACTCACATAATCAGGAGAAAGGAGGCATAATCTCATCTCCTTCACTGGCAAGCCAGGAAGGACTTGATGAGATTACACTCCGCTGCGGCGTCATTGTGCCTCCATACTCCTGATCATGTTTGATCATAAACCAATAGAGAAATATATCACCTCACAATGAGTTAAATCTGTAACTATTAATTTACATAGAAAAGGAGAAACAGATGAAAGCGATTTTTAAAGGAGAAACGGTTGTAAGAACTAAATTAACATTAGATACTGGGCTTGAGAAATTAGATGGATCTGATGTTAGGTATTTTGTAAGAGAGCCTAAACTGATACATGAGTGTACGAATGAAGATTGGGGGATTGTGTTAGAAAAAGATCTTTCATTCAATAAGATTATGCTTATTAATTCTTATATCGATGAAGTAGTTTTAGATGGAATTACACTTGAGTTTCCAGATATTGTATATCTTAATCTTGAAGAAGATAAAGTAATTTTTGAAGTTGGTGGTTCTTATACAATTAAAGATAAAGACGAGGAAGAGAAAATTGAAACATACCACAAGCTTATGGAAGCTTACAATAAGCAAGTAAGAACTAGAGAAGAGAACGAAGATGATTGCTGTGGTTGTGGATTCTGCTCAAAAGAGGGTGACTTCTCTGGAGAGGAATATGATGAAATAAAAGGGTTCAATGAAGAGGACATTGAAAAGAAAGCAATGGATGATCTAGATGATCTAAATGAAATTCTTACAGCATTCTTTGGGGATGTTCCGGGATTCAAGTGTTAGTTAAAGATTGATATTGAGAGAGACACTTCGTATGAGGTGTCTCTTTTAGTATATAAATTTTTTAGAAAGGAGATGAAAAAGGAAGATGGCAACAGAGTTTGACAAACGAATGAAAGCTTATGAATGTGTCTCAAGACAGTACTTAACAAGAAGAGTACCAGTTGCGATCAGAGTAGATGGAAAGGCATTTCATACATTCACTAGAGGGTTTCAGAAACCGTTCGATGAAGTGCTTAGCAATGCAATGCAGGCCACAATGATGAAAATGTGTAGACAGATTCAAGGTTGTGTGTTTGCTTACACACAGAGTGATGAAATTACATTTATTCTTATCGATTATCAGAAGCTAAATTCTGATGGCTGGTTTAACTACCGTACTGATAAGATGTGTAGCATTGCAGCGAGTATGGCTACTATGGAGTTCAATAAGGTATTTAGTGCTTTTGTTTATGGATTTAAGGTAAACAAGGGAGAAGACATATCAAGTGAAGATATGGAAGTGCTTAAAGCCTATGAGAAATCTAAAGAACGTGGAGCTATGTTTGATGCTAGAGCATTTTCAATTCCAAAAGAAGAAGTTACGAATCTAATTTATTGGAGACAGCAAGACGCTATGAGGAATGCAGTTCAGATGGTTGGACAAGCATTTTATTCCCACAAAGAGCTTCAGGGTGTTAATTGTGAGATGCTTAAAGAAATGTTACTGGCTGATAAGGGAATTGATTGGGATAAGATTCCTGTGAAATATCAGAGAGGTAGCTGTTGTGTCAAGGTTGATGGTGAATGGACTATTGACAATAACATTTCTATCTTCAGAGGTAGTGACAGAGAGCAAATTGATAAGCTTGTGTTTGTTGAGAGTGAAGAGAACTGAGCGTCTGATTAGACGTGCAGATATAGAAATGAACTGTCGCAGAGTTGCGACGGTTGGAAAGGAGAAGGGATGGAAATAAAAGGTGACACTATAAAAACCGTAAAAGAAGTAAATCCAAGTAAGTTTGAAGAAGAAGTTTCTAATTTGATTAATAAAGGATACAAATTAGAAGCTTCTTCTTGTAATAGTACTTATTGGAAAGCTATTTTAGTTTTAGAGAGAAAGGAGTAGAGATGAATGAAGTAGAAACAAAAGAGATCCCGTTTTATGGAGATACGCTTTTAGGTGTAAAAGATGAGGATGGAGAAGTTTGGTTGGCAATCAGAAGCACATGTATACAGCTAGGGTTTAATGAAAGACGAGCAAGGGCACAAAGAGAGAAAATTCAAGCTGACAAAGTCTTATCCAAAGGTGGCCGAAATTTTGGCCTCCTTACAGCAGGGGGTAAACAAGAAACATTTTGCTTACATGAAACATATGTGCCACTTTGGTTAGCTAAAATTACATTAACCAAAAAGATGGAAGAGGATATTCCCAATGTTGTTGAAAAGCTAGAAAGATATCAACTTGAAGCAAGAGATGTTTTACATAGGGAAATGTATGGCACAGAAGAACAGAAAGAAAAGCTTCACAATAACCTAGGTTTGCAAGGAGAGATTATACAACTAAAAGATGCTGTAGATTCTGTAACTGAACAGCTTAAAGATCAAACAGAGAGATTAGATTTAGTAATGAACAATATGACTATTGATACTAAAAAGCAGAGTCGTATTCAAAAGGCCGCAAAGGAAAGAGTAAGTGAATTACTTGGTGGAGCTCATTCAGGACTGTATAAAGCTAAAGGTGCTTTGTATTTTGCAAATCTGTGGCATCAATTGAGATTAGAATTTGAATGTGGAACTTATAAAGATCTTAGTCCAAACGATTTTGATGATGCTATGAGCTTTATTCAGAGTTGGACATATGTAGAAAGGTAGAGGGAAGAAAGATGAGAACAATTACAAATACACATACAGGAAAAATTATTTCTGATACAGATTTAACATTGGAATATCTTTATGTTGGAGATTATGGAAAAGAAAATAACATTAAAGCAGATTTTCTTGGATATAACAAACGTATTGAGAAAGTAGAACATAAACCTGTTAATGTAAAAGAAAAATTAGTTGTTACTGTTTCTTCCCAGAAAGGTTGTCCAATGCATTGTAATTTCTGTGATTGTCCTAAGCTTGGATTTAAAGGAAATGCATCTTTAGCTGAGCTCATGGCTGAAATCACATCTGGAATCGCTTTATCTGGAGTAAAAGATGGAGAACGACTAAATGCGCATTATGCCAGAATGGGTGAACCTACATTTAATCCAAATGTAATTGTTTCTGCAAGACAGGTTGCTCTAATGTTGGCTGATCCTGATGGAGATATTCATTTTGATACATATCACCCTGTTGTTTCTACAATGATGCCAAAAGCAAATCAGAACTTGAAAGCGTTTTTATTCAAATGGATAGCAACAGGTTTCCAATACGGTGGAGAAGATGGTTTCGGTCTTCAGTTTTCTATCAATACATTAGATGAAGAACAGCGAAATGAAATGTTTAGAGAATGTTCTTTGTCGTTAGAAGAAATTGGAGCTATTATTGACGATCTTCCAATGCCAAAGAAACGCAAATATACATTAAATTTTGCAGTTACATCTGAAAGCAACTTGGATGTTGATTTAATGAACAAGTATTTTGACAAAGAAAAGTGCATTGTTAAGATTACTCCAATTCATGAAACAGTTGAAGCTGTCGATGAAGGTTATGAGATTGTTACAGATTTTGATGTTTATGAAAAATTTGAACAGCCTTTAGTAGAAGACGGTTGGGATGTAATTGTATTTGTTCCATCAAAAGAAGAAGATGCAGACAGAATTACATGTGGAAATTCATTGATTGCATTGAACAAAGATGAATAGAAAGGTAGAGGAAGTTTAGAAATGTTAATGTTTTTTAGAGTGTTGTTAATTGTTGCAACCATTGTGTTAATTGTTGTTGGGTGTTTTGATTCCAATAAAGAGGAATCAAAGGAATCCAAGAAAGGTGCTTTATGGGCTTTAGTTCCTATTGTGATTTTTGTACTTACATTGTGTGTTGTATATGTACCATCTAATAATGTAGGAATCCGTTGGTCAGCGTTCAGTGGAACTAGCAGCAAGACATTAAACGAAGGAATTACATTCAAAAGTCCAATTGATAAGGTATTTCTTATTCCAACCACTGTAGAAGAGAGAACAATCAAAAACGTAAATGTGCAGACTAAAGATGCACAGTTTGTCAGAGCTGAAGTGAATGTCAAGTTCCGTGTTAATCAGAAAGACGCCTTTAAGGTATACAAGAGATACACAACACTTGACAACCTAAAGCAGAATATCATTAGCAACTATGCACAGAAGAGTATTGAAACAGTTGTAACTCAGTACAATGTGATTGACACTCTTGGAGCTAAGAAAAATGAAATCTACGCCTTAGCTACAAAAGATTTACAGAACATGCTTAAAGATGAGGGTGTTGAGCTTGTGCAGCTGACTATCAAAGACATGAACGCAGGTAGTGAGATTGAAAAAGCGATCGCTGATGAGGCAGTTGCCAAGAAACGTGTAGAAACAGCAGAGCAGAATCGTCTTAAAGCTAAGAAAGATGCTGAGACTAAGGTAGTTAATGCTAAAGCAGAGGCAGATGCAAACAAAATCTTAGAGAAACAGTTGACAAATAAAATCTTAATTCAGCAGTGGATTGAGAAATGGAACGGAGAAGTTCCTAAAGTATCCGGAGATAGTAAATCTATGATTAATATTCAGGATCTCTTGAATTAGTATTAAGCCGGCTCGTAAGAGCTGGCATCTTGGGGACATAGCTTAATAGGTAAAGCAAAACTATATTTTTCCATAAAGAACTTAAAACTAAAATTTTCATATTAAATATAAACATTTTGTACCTCCCTATTGTAATAAAATAACACTTATATTTATGTGGGTTCGAGTCCCACTGTCCCCATTGTAGTTTTAAATAAGGAAGTAAAGAAAGGAAGTAGAAGTATGTTAATTGTAAACCAGAAGAAATCTGAAGTCTATAATATACAGATGATGAAATGCTTGTATGTATCTCATTCTGGAGATTGGTTTTTTATCAACATGGATCTTTTAGGAGAAGAAAATGTAACCTTAGGGGATTTTAGTTCATATGAAAAAGCGAATGAGGTGTTACTTAAATTTGTAGATGAATATAAGAACCGTATTCCAGATCAGAATACGGTTTTTTACATACCAGAAAAGTAAAGGTGAGGTTATGAAGAAATTAGAATATAAAAAATATTATCATTTGATTTATAAAAGACGAAATGGAGACTTAACCTTGCAGCCATCAACAATAGATTATGATGACTCAATGTGTCATGCAGAGGATATGTGCGAGTGTATGATATTCTGTGGGTTTTATGATAGTTGTCTAAATGTTGAAAAAGCATGGAATACCATAAAGGAATTTGAAGGACAGAAGTTTACATGGAAAGATGTGGTAGAAATCAATGGAAAACACTATGCGGAGGAATTTCCAATTTCAGGGCTAATGGATAGTGAGGATGTTTATCAGATTGATGATTTCTTAGAGTCTGTTGGAAGGAAATATAATGTATATCCGGGAAACATTAAGACGTATATGATGGACGGAATTGCTTTCGATCCTAAAGAAGTAGAGTTTGGTGCTGAAAGTTGCGGATGCTATATCAATGGAATTCCTGAAGAATGTTATGAGTAAAGGAGTGAAAGCAATGGAAATGATTGAAATTGAGATTAAGCCAGAGACAAGAGAACAGTGCAATAATTAGAGAGGAGAATTTATGAGCGTAAGGGAGCTTTTAGATAAAGTAATTGAGTTAAATGTAAAATTTTTAGAGAAACAGATAAAAGGGGAAATTGATCATAGCTTTAGAGATCCTGATACTATTTTAGCAGATCTTATGGATGATCAAGACTTTGAAGTAAATGGAACAGCAATTGAATTGTTTTCAATTTACAGAGATCAAGAGAATGGACATGAGACTTTTAATGACATGTTCAGATTCTTTACAGGAAAGGAATTCGAAGATTATTTGAAAGAGTGTAAAGAAGTTTTAGAGCATGAGATTGATCAAAACTAGAAGAGTGATCGAAATTAAATCAGAGATAAGAGAACAGTGTAATAATTAGAGAGGAGGACACTATGGATAGAACAGACCAAACAGCAATTATGGAATCCGATGCAGTAGATTTGAATCAGCTAAAACACAAAATTTATCAAGAAGCAATTAGAGATATCGGCCAATCAGGATATGAAGCCCATATGCGTGATTTATTTGGTCGTCCAGTACTTGATTTTGCAAAAACACTTGTTATAAATCTTCCGGGTTCCTGTTATGCAAATTGTCCTTATTGTATTGATAAAGGCTTACGCAAAAATGTTATGGACTATGATGATTTTCTCGAAACATGTGAGATTGTATTGAAAGAAAAACATGATTTTAATGAAGTTTCTATTACGGGAGGGAGTTTACCTTCTGACAAATTTAATGAGTTGATAGACATTATACAGAAGTATTGTCCAGATGTAAAAATCACATGGAATACAAATGGGGCAAACATAAATAGTTCATACAACATATCGCACATTAAGTATATTAACCTACATAGAAATTCAGCAGATGATAAGACCAATAAAGAACTATTTTATACTGACACAGAAATCATATCCATTGAAGATTTTAAGCAGTTTGCTGAGAATAAGCTTTGTATAAGAGTAACTGTTGATAAGGATTTTGATATAGATGAGTATGTAAAATATAAAACCCCAATGTATCTTAATCGTTTGTTGCCAGGTAATACTGAGACAGAAAAGGTATTTAATAAGGTAAAAACAGCTATTAACATTACTGAAGATACCGATGTGCGTCGAAGAAATCATTACATAAATGGAATATATAAAGATATTCCTGTTAGATTATGTGTTGGAGATCATCTTGCAAAGCATGTACCCAATAAATATCCCGCATGGCTTAATGTAGTTATTATCCATCGTAGTGGAGTGGTTGCAGGGTCTTGGTATGAAGATGATAAGTTTTTATATAAAAGGAAGTAGTCAAAATGAATAAATTACATGAACGTGCCTATTGTCAAGAATGTGGAAAGTTTGTTGAGTATGACATTCGTGATGAAATAGTAGAAGAGAACTTCCATGGAACTATAGTTCATTTCCCTTTTAAGGTTGGTCGCTGTAGAGAATGTGGAGCAGAGATTGCAACAGACAATGGATACAACTTTAGAAGAGGAGATGCAGTGTGGGAAGCTTATAAGAAACTGAAAGGAGAATTCATAAGATGAGGTATCAGATGCGTACCTCATCTTTTTTCTAACGTCGCAATTTGCGACTTTAGGCTATCAGAAAGGAAAATTTACATATGAGTAGAGTAAAAGAAATCAAAAAGCAGACAGATAACAAGTTTTTGAATCTGTATGACTATACTGTGGTCGATAAGAATGGAAATGAGCATCCATATTATGTAGCTAGCAGACATAATGAAGAAGAGTTGGTAGCTAAAGTAGGAGAGCCTAAAGCAGACGCAGTGCTAATGTATGCTTATTATGGTGAGGAAAGAGATAAGTTGGTATTGATCAGACAGTTTAGATATCCAGTAAATGATTACATATATGAACTTCCTGCGGGTCTTGTAGATGAGGGAGAGACAGTTGTAGAAGCTGCAATTAGAGAAATGAAAGAAGAAACCGGTTTAGACTTTAAGCCATGTGATGATATGTCTGGATTAAATAGACCGTGTTTTTCAAGTGCTGGTATGACAGATGAATGTGTTAGTACTGTGTATGGGATTGCAACTGGTGAGATTGATTTAAGTAAGTTAGAAGCGAATGAAGATTTGACAGTACAGATCGTAGATGTGGATGAAGCAGTGAGGATATTAGCAGAAGAGAAGTTGGGAATCAGGACTTATTATCTTCTATTGTTGTTTATTGCTGGGTCTAAGAATAGATAGGAGCGAGTATATTATGAGATGTTATGTAACAGGAAAAGCAAAAACAACTGCAAATATGATAGCTATAGACTTTATTGAAGCTAGAAGAGGCGAGGAATTATTTGTCTTAGATTGGGATGAAACAGAATTAGGATTTGATACTGATTGTGATGAACACGGATTTAAAAAGTTTTCAGGCAGACTAAAGGGAATTAAATTTAATGACCAGTATGCGAATGGTAAAATTGATGAAATTCGAGGAGCACAATTATCTGATGTTCAGTTTTATATTCCAGATTGTACAAATACAGTAAAAGACATTAGCTTCGATAGTGTGCAGCTAGATGATGAAGGCGACTTATATGATTTCTGCGTTGATAATCCGTATGAGAATATAATTTATACAATATGCCACGAATAGGAAGGAGATTTACATATGGCAGAGTTAGTTAAAGTAGAACAGAAATCAGAATCAGATCAGTTACAACAGATGGTATTTGATAATGCTGATTTTGGAGAAGTGAGAACGGTTGTTATTGATGGTGATCCGTGGTTTGTTGGGAAAGATGTGGCCGAGTGTTTGGGTTATACGAATCCAAGTAAAGCATTGGCAGATCATGTTGATGACGATGATAAACTCAATAACAAAACGTTATCGAGTTTAGGACAACGTGGTGGCTGGCTTATCAACGAGTCAGGTATGTATGCATTGATCTTTGGAAGCAAGTTAGAGAAAGCGAGAGAATTCAAGAGATGGGTAACTTCAGAAGTGCTTCCAACATTAAGGAAAACAGGACATTATGAAGTTGCGGCGGATCAGAGTGTTAACCAACTTTTAGCAGAGTTTGGAGATTTTAAGGTTACATATGTTCAGCAGATGGTCGAATTTAAAGACGCTTTAGAAAAGCAAACAAAGGCATTTGACAAGAGTATTTCAAACATGACTCTTTCAACAACTCAGCAAAATAAAGTACATAGAGCAGTTAAAGATAGAGTGGGTTCACTGTTAGGTGGTGCCCACTCTGATTTATATAAAGAGAAAAGCAGAATGTATTTTGCTAATCTCTGGAATGATCTTAAGGCTGAGTTTGAGTGCGGTAGTAGATGGCAGGATCTGAATCCAGCTTATATGGAAGAAGCTATGAGTTGGATTAGATATTGGAACTATGAAGGGAGATAAGTTATGACCAATGAAATGAAAGAAATGAAAATCTGGATTTCACAGCGAGATAAGAAGTATAGATATATGTTGTTAGATCGTATGAGATCAGATTGTGAGTACTACTTAAACGGTCATAAATGTGTTAATCATTTGTGGAGCAAGACGGAAGAAGAACAGATTGATTATATGCTGTTCATTTGGGATTTGTTCACAGAAAACGAAAAGCCTGAATGGTTAAGTAGAGAGCAGATCATTGAGTTTGGAAAAAGAATGGGAGTAGAGGTGAAAGAAAATGAGTGAGAATATTACGATTAATCTTGAGGGGTTGAGTAAAGAAGAGAGAGAGCAATTGTTAGGACTGGTTGAGAAAGCTAAGAGGCCTAAAAAGATTTGGAAACCTGAATACGGAGACTGGTATTGGTATATAAGTAGTGATGGACAAGTTTATAACTGTGAATGGGAAAATGATCGTATAGACCAGGGAAGATATTCTATGGGGAATTGCTTCAGAACTAAAGAAGAAGCAGAATTTGCAGGAGAAAAACAGAAAGTTAAGACCGAGCTTCAGAGATATGCTGACGAACACAATGATCCAAATCTTGAAGAATGGAATGTGAAAAATTGGCACTATTGTATTGAATATCTCCCAAAATGCGACGCACTAGAAATTGTGAGTATGTGTTCCAGAAGAATGGAATCCGTCACATATTTCACATCTGAAAACATAGCAGAAGATGCAATGAAGGAAATTGGGAAAAAACGCATCATGAAATATCTATTTGATGTTGATTGTGAGGTGGATGAATGAGTACATATAAAATCGGAGAAATATTAGTATCACAAAGAGAAACAGAAGTTGAAACAATTTTTGGACGAAAAGAGGTAATCCCTAAAGGAAACAAAATTATTATTACAGCTCATAAGCTTGGGCATCATATTAGGAACGGCATGAAACAGCCTTTGCAAAAGGATGCTGTTGTAAAAGGTTATGACACAGAAGGGCTTGCAGAGTATTTGTTTACGTGTATGAAAAGTCATCTTCCGATGGATGATATGATGTATGATTATGACTTAACAGAAGAGGATATCAAAGAAGTTATTGAAGAAGCATTGGATGAGATTTTTTAGAAGAGGTGGTTAGGAAATGATAACTGTATTGATCATGTTTTCGATTGTGATAGTGTATGTAATTATTTATAAAACAAATCATTATTTACTAACACATAAAGAATCACCATGGACATATCCAAGATTACATAAATGCAGATGTGGTGGAAAGCCACAAGTTAAATGGTCTTATAGTCCAGATTTTAATTATGAAACACATAAATTATGTGGGTTGAGAGGAATATATGAAGTTAAAATCAATTGCCCAAAATGTGGCTTTTCTGTAACAGTAAATAGGCATTACGATTTATCAACTAAGGGGAACAATTTTAAAACAATTCCCGATCCAGGAAGTATTAATAGGGCAAATATGAAAGCGATAAGAGCATGGAATGAAACAAGTCCAGAAAAATGTGAGGAGTGTGACCGATGAAAAAGAAATTGTTAGTTTGTTGTATGGCGACAATTATGGGATGTATGTTAGCAGGGTGTGACGATGGCTCATCGTATTATGACGAAAATGGAATCAATAAGACATTTACAATGGAAGACATTAATGGAGAGTTAAAATATGATACTCAAACAAAGATTGTTTACTACAGGTATGTAGGAGGGCATGTAGGTTATATGTGTCCATATATCAGTAAAGATGGCCAATATTGTAAGTATGAAGATGGTAAAGTTATTCCTTTAGAGAAAGGAGAGTAATTGTGGAAAATAAGAAATTAGATAAGTTCAATATGAAATATCCAGTGATTGTATTTCACGATAAGACACCTAAAGAAATTCCATACATAGCCTATATTCCGTATTTCCTATGTAATACACAGGGGAAAACTGAAAAAGAATTGGAGCTTATGGTAGATGATCTTATTAAGATGTGTTTAGAAGAAGATCACTGGCAGTTACCAAATTATGCAGATCCTGATATTAGCGATTGGGAATTAAAACAAATTGCAGACAATTCCCTTAAGGATCAGGGAGTGACTGAGGAAGAAAGAAAACAAATTGAAGTATCTGTTTGGTGGTATGAAGTGAAAACAGAGCTTAGAAAGGAACGATGAGATGGAAGTGATGTTTTACATATTATGGGTTTTTGGATTGATCGCAGCTTTGTGTGTGATTATTGGAATCCCATACATGTTAATTTACAACTATAAGAGAATCAGAGCTATTGACAAGAAACTTGATGGGATGCTTAGGGGATTAAGCATTATGTTTGGTGAAGGAGATGATGAATAATGGAAGAAAAATTATTATGTTCTCATTGTCGTGAAAGAGTGCCTTATGAGACTTTTTCCAAAGAAACAACTGAAGTAATAAAGGGAATAGAAGTTACTTACACAGAAAACTATGGTGTTTGTAAAATTTGTGGACATCGAATCTTTGTTCCAGAGTTTGAGGATGACAACATGGAAAGATTAGATGAAGCTTATTGGAGAGAAGCAAAAAAGAAAAGGAGTGAATAATAATGAAACCATATGATACAGGACTTGTTTGCGGAAGATTCCAGACATTTCATAAAGGACATGAGAGACTGGTTGATACCGGTCTTTTATTATGTGACCGTTTATTAATTTTAATTGGATCAGCACAAGAGTGTGGGACAGAAAGGAATCCATTCAACATTAACACAAGAACAAAAATTCTAAAGGAGATCTATGGAGACCGACCAGAAGTAATGATCTATGGATTAGCTGATATGACAGATGAAAATGATATCTGTCCTGAGTGGGGTAAATATTTATTAAACAATGTAGATCGTTATATCCACAAGAACCCCGAGATTATGATTTATGGGAACGATGAAAGTCGAAGTGGTTGGTTTGACAAGAAAGACTTAGCTAATACGGCAGAGCTGATCGTAAATAGACAGGACTTGCCAATCAGTGCAACTATGGTAAGAGAAGCTATGGCAAAAGATGATCGCAAGAAATGGATGAGTTTAGTGAATCCAAGATTACATAAAATGTATGATGAGCTGCGAGCAGAACTTATGAGTGTGCCATTTTATCAGGAGTTGAATAAAGGAGAGTGATATAATGAATGATTTTAGAATAGGAGATAAGGTATATTTTCATCCATACTGTTATGATGATTATAGCATTAAATATGGCACGATTTCTAGATTTGAACAATCGTTAGACCCAGAAAGGCAATATGCAATTATATCATGTAAAAGAGGAGAGGGCCAGGATAAGTATCATATGTTTCCTGAGGATTTATATCGTACAAAGGGAAAAGTAGAAGAAATTCTAAAACAGGAGTTTCGCACCAGAGTAGATGAAGTTAAAAAAGATATTCACACATTAGAGGATCTTTTGAATTTTTTATATGACAATGATGTTGCTATTGACATAGATGAGGACGATGATTATACAGATTGGGTAGATCGTGTTGCTGTTCAAGAATTAGCAAAAGAAATCTGTGGGATTGAATTAGGAGAGTAGTACTTATGAGCTCATTAGATGTTATTTATTTCCTAGTACTGCTCGGTACGGGATTTGTCTTAGGTTGGGGTTTTCATCTTATTAAAACAGAAAATGAGATGGAAGCAGATATAGGAGATATAGAAGATATAGAAGAACAATACGAAAGAAAACTTGAATATGCAGAGTATGAAATATCCACATTAAGACGAGAAAATCATAAATTACAAATTCGTGTAAGTGTTTTAAGGGATGATATCATAGCGCTTAAAACAGAAAGACTCGCAGATATCCAACGACATAAAACATTTGTGGAGGAAACAAAGAAATGGAAGTCTAAACAAATGTCGCCAGAAGTTAAAGAAGTGGTTAAATATGCTATGAAATCAGCGCATCCTGACAATGGTGGAGATGTAAAAGATTTTATGAAGTTTAGAGAGCTGTATAACAAGATTAAGTAAATACATAAAGAAACTAATCGAGTATCAGATTTAGGATACAAGGCAGTATTAATCACATAGAGATACGAAGACCCCGGCGACTGGAATCTACCACAGGAAACATTCCAAGTCGCCAGTCTTCGTATGGCTCTAAGATCATAAATGAAATAAAGCAAGATACTATACTGATGAGTATTCTATTTAAAAGAAAAGGAGATTACATAATGAGAGTAGTAGAATCAGGAAGAAAATACAAATTTTACAATAACGCAATTACAACATATGAGCAGTTGCCAGCAAAAACATATAGGGTAGCTTTTAATGATCAGGAAGGTTTTTCATTGGTTGAAACACATGACTTAGAAATGACAGAAACAAAAGTTTATGGTCAACATTTAGAAAAAGTAGATAAGGTTCTAAATGCATTAGATAAGATGAAACGTAATTTAGGAGTGATCTTAAGTGGTGACAAAGGAATTGGTAAGTCATTGTTCTCTAAGATGTTAGGAATCAAAGCGAAAGAAAGTGGAGTGCCAGTTATCTTAGTAGACGAGTATATTCCAGGAATTGCAAATTTCTTAGACGATATTGAACAGACTGTAATGGTATTGTTTGATGAATACGACAAGACTTTTGATGAAAACAAATATAATTGTCAGGCAGAAATGCTGTCATTGTTTGATGGGATGAGTGCAGGCAAAAAGCTATTTGTTATTACTTGTAATAAGATTGATGAGCTAAGTTCCTTCTTATTAAATAGACCAGGAAGATTTCATTATCATTTTAGATTTGCTTACCCTACAGTAGATGAGATTCAAGCATATATGGAAGACAAACTTGAAGAACAGTACTATGGAGAAATTGAAAATGTAATTGCCTTTAGTCTACGAATGAAATTGAATTATGATTGTCTTAGAGCAATTGCATTTGAGCTAAATACTGGGTCAAGCTTTAAAGAGGCGATTGAGGATCTTAATATTTTAAGAATGTATAGTACCGAATATATAGATATCGTTGTTGAATTTGAAAATGGGAAAATATTAGAAGGAAGTGTACCAGAAAATGAACTATATGACGGTTCAGGATATGATATGGATTTGCATATTCCTTTGACTATTTCTAAATTATACAATGATAGAGACATTGGAGAAATGAGATTAAATTTCACAGACAATTACGTAGATCCTGAGGAAAAATTAATTATGTTTAATTTTGAAGGTAATGAAGTCAAATTTTATGATACTTATACACCACATAAAATGCCAGATGAGGCCAAGTCTGAGGTTGCTAGAGAAATTACTAAAATTATTGAGGAAAATTATTCAGAACAGCAGGTTAAACGTATTTTTATGGCACCAAAAGAAAACAAAGATGAATATAGATTTTTTGGTTAGAGAGGAGTGATTGAATGAAGTGTTTTTATCATTTAGATTTAGATGGGAAGTGTGCGGGCTATTTAGTATGGCATTATGCTTGTTTAGGAGAGGAAGATGAAAACCCAGAGAATTTTATTAAGATTAATTATGGCATGGAGTTTCCATTAGACAAAATTAAAAGAGATGAAAGAGTGTTTATTGTTGATTTTAGCATTGAACCGGAAGATATGAAAGAACTCTTAAAAATTACAAAAAATGTAGTTTGGATTGATCATCATAAAACGACTATTGAAAAATATAAGGATTTTGAAAGCTATATTCCAGGGATAAGAATGACAGGGCCTGGAATATCAGGGGCTTCATTGACATGGTGGTATTTCAATAATAATGCTCTCTTCGATGGAATGGAAAGGGTACAAGGGTTACAGCCAAAAGAAGATGAAGATTGGGATGAAGATATGCCCCTTGCTCTTTTATTAGTAGCTGACTGGGATACATGGACATTCAATTATAGAGAGGAAACTAAATACTTTCATACAGCATTTGAAATGTTGGAATATGAGCCTTGGCAATTTGGCGAATGGTTCGAGCTTATAAAAGATCCTTATGTTCTTATTGAGCAAGGACGACTTCTTTATAAGTACAAACAGAAACAGGCAGAAGAATATATCAGTTCAAAGGGATTCGCTGTAGAGTTTGAGGGATATAAGTGTTTCGCTGTGAATCATGGATTGATTAATTCAGATTTCTTCGAGTCAGTTGATGATAAGTATGATATCTATATTGGATTTGCTTATAATGGTGGAAGCAAGAGATGGAGCTATAGCTTGAGAGCTGCGAATGATGATGTGGACGTAAGTGAGATCGCTATTAAGTACGGTGGTGGCGGACACAAAGGAGCTGCAGGATTCGCAAGTGATAAGTATGTTTTAGGAGAGATGAGCTAATGAAAAAGTTAAATGATGAACAGAGGAAGTTGATTGAAGATAACTACAAGTTGATTAGGTTCCTATATAGAAGAAGTTATACTAGAGTGTGCTCTTGGGAGGTCTTTCAAGGGTTAGGACATGAAGCAATATGTAAAGCTGCTTTAGGATATGATCCTTCAAAAGGCAAGTTTACTACATATTTTACTTGGAAAATTAAACAAGCAATTGAACATTATTTTCGCTGTAACAACTATGATGTTCGAAAAGCCAATGATGGAGCAATGTCACTATATACACCACTTGAAGATTGTAAGAAGAAGGAAATAACCATATTAGATACATTACAAGCAAGCGATAATATCGCAGATACGGTAACAGAAGAAATTTATTGGAAAGAAAAGATAAGTAAATTACCCGATAAAATTAAAAAGATGATCCAATTGACTTATGAAGGATACGGGCGAGAAGAGGTTGCCAAGAAGTTAAATGTCAGTAGATCTCTTGTTAGTGTGCGTATCATTGAATTTAAAAAGTCCATGGGGTATTAGAAAGGGGAGATGTGAAGAATGGGTTTTTATCAGTATGGTCGTTATTGGGAGAACACGGAAGATGCTCACAATAGTGACTATTGGAAACACGAGGCAGCAAAAGATTTAAGAAGAAAGGGGATTGAGTGTATCTGGTTTGGTGTAGACAATAGAACACCTGAGATGTGGGCAGAAATACAGGAAGACATTGCCAGAGAAGAAAGAGAAAAAGAAGAAGACCGCAAATATATGGAAGAGCATATTGGAGAATATATATGGGCTTTTATTAAAGGAATTGTTATAGTCTGTACGTTCCCTTGTTTGTGCTGGCTATACTTAGGTGTTAGGTATGGCCATATGAACTACCAACAAAAAAATGCGTATAAGCTGGCTTGGGTGTTTAGTTTATTAGCATTAATATTTGGCCCTGTAGGATTTATGATGGTGTTTACACTGTTTGGATTGTATATCATCTTTGATGCAGGGCATGGGATGATGCCATAGAAAGGAGACGATTAAGTGAGCAATAGGGAAGGACACGAACAAGAAATTGAAGCAAAGACCAGAGAAAAACTTAAGGATTTGCCAGACTATTTGAACCAGTTCTATTATAGAATGACAGCAAATGGAATGCAGGCAACTACGAAAAGAAGTTACATTGGTTATTGTGTAAATTTCTTAAAGTATTTTTCTCCTGATTTGAGCATAGATCCAAACGATATAACAGATAGTGATATTGACAAATATATGGATTCAATCACTTATATAAATGGTAAGAAAGCTTCGGTGTCTAGTAGGGCAACGAAGCTTTCTGCTTTAAAAACATTCTTTGGATTTATGAAAGAAAGGGGAATTATAGAAAGAGATCCAACTAAAAGTATTAGGCCACCTAAGAATAAAGGACTTAATCCTGTTGTATACTTAACAGAAACAGAAATTAAGATGGTTGAGCACACAATTCGTACTGGAGCAGGATCTCATAAAGCAAAAGCCAAACAAAAGAAATGGCGGAATAGAGATTTAGCCATTTACTTTTTATTCTTATCAACCGGGATAAGGGTAGAAGCCTTGTCTGAGATTGATGTCGAAGACATTGACTTTCACGATAAAAAACTAATTGTTATAGACAAAGGTGAGAAAGAAATAATACATTTTTTGTCTGACCAGTTGATAGAATATATACAGATTTGGCTCGAAGATAGAGAAAAGTTTTTAACAGAAAAAGATAAAGAAGAAAAAGCGTTATTTCTTAACACTTCTTTAAACAGGTTGGGAGCAACAGGTATAAGAAGAATGATAAAGAAATATACAGCAAATTTAGATAAAAAAATCACTCCACATAAATTGAGAAGTACATTTGCAACTATGATTTATCAAAAGACAGGGGACATTTATTTAGCTTCTCAGATGATAGCTCATGAAAATATTAACACAACAAAGCGATATGCGGCTTGTGTCGAAGAGAGCAAGAGAGAAGCATCAGATATGATAGGAGATGTCCTTTTTTAATAAGGAGGAGTGCTTTATGTGCATGAGGGGAGATATTTATTGTGTTGAATTAAAGAGTTATGAAAAACACGTACAAAAAGGAAAGCGACCAGTATTGGTCATAAGTAATAACAAAAACAACTTTAATAGTCCAGTAGTTACCGTGGTGCCTTTTACATCTGTAACAAAGAAAATGGATTTGGATACACATGTAGTTATTTATAAGAGCTTTGGATTACGATTGGATTCTATGGCTCTTGGTGAACAGATTATGCCTATCGATAAAAGCAGGCTTACAGAAGATAATTTGATAGGTCACATAGACGACAAAAGGCTTTTAGAGAAAATAAAAGAAGCATGTATTTGCCAGATTTCATAGAATCATTATAAATTATATGGTAAGATAAGAAAAGATATATAGAAAGTTGGTGGAACATGATTATTACAGAGACCAATAATGAAACAATTGTAGAAAATTTGAAAAAGCTTCTTGAATACAGGGTTGGGTTGACAAAGTATTTAAGAAAAATAGTTAGTAATTTTGATATAGACTTGGTTAGATTGTCACAAATTGTATCAGGTCAGGTTAAGCTAAATGAAATAACATTATATGAATATTATGCAATTTGTTGGGGATTCATAGCTTTTAATAAAGAAAGACATAACTTTTTTAAGACTATTGATCTAAAAGAAGCGACTATTGATTTAAGTTCAAAAACAATAAAGATTTCTCACCATGTAGAAAAGAATAGAATATTAGAGGTTGTGCCTCAAAAGTATTACACAATCAGATCTTCTATTAAAGAATTAAATATGTTGACTCATAATGGACTGATAAAAGAAACAGATGTTATAAAACAAACATTGATATCTCATGATGGTAGATCAGGGTCTTTAGGTTATGGAAGCAAACGTAGCATAGATGAAATCAGGAATATGATACTAAAGGGAACATATTGGAGTGTTCCAATCACCATAGGCACAATTAAGAATGACATCAAAATAGAAAATGGTGATTTGGTAATTGCCGGAACCTATGAAATAATAGATGGATACCATACTTTCATGGCATTTAAGGGAATCAGCGAAGAAAAGGATTTTCCAGTAATATTAAATGTAGTAAAGCTAGAAGATCAGAATGAAATGGAAAGCATCATTCTTCAAATGGATCATAAAAATACTGTTTGGAAAAATAGTTATGCAAAGAAAGGGGATTCCTATGGAGAATAAGACTTTTATTGATCAGATGGGAGAGAATGGATACACAATTAATGATGTAACATTCTTTTTAGATATGGTTAAATTATACGAAGAACATTACCAGATGTCTATTGCAGAGTTTGATATAAATAAAATCAACAGTATGCTTAATATTTTAAGTCCTAAAAATTCATTAGAAATCAATGGTCTAAAAGGCTTGTTGGAGTGCTATTTTAAATATCTAAACGCAAGTATGAAATTCAATCCAAAGGATATAAAGATTCAAATTCCTTACTATCTTATGTGTGAAGATAAAATACAAAGCGAAGAAGAGATTTTAAGCCAGATTCGCAAGTTGGATAATCCAATAGATAAAGTTATCTTGGCATGTCCTTATTATGGGATAGGTGGGACAGGTATGAGTGAGCTTTTAGGAATAATGAGCTATGATATGGACTATGAAAATAATCAGGTTGCTGTGTATAAACAAAAAATTGATCCAAACAAAAGAGTGGTTATTGATTTACCAAAGGAAACAATTTTATGGATGAAAGAGGCTATAGAATGTGTTGAATGTAATGGAGAAATGTTTATACAAGATGATCATCTCATTAAGAAAAGAGCTACAAGCAAAGGAGATGATCGAAAAAAATGGGTTGATCAAAGAATGAAGCGAATCAATGAAGAGTTAGGCACTCAGTATTCATTTGCGTTATTGAGGAGAACAGGATTGATCAATTCTTTTAGAGCTGCGGCAGAACAATATCATATCAACTTGGATGCGATACTTAATTCAGAAATTGGTGTGAAGATTATGACACAATACTCGTATCAGACTCGAAGAAAGGCAGTGTTGTTAAATAAATACAAAGAATATGTTGATTAACTTGGAAGTGGTAAATATTACCACTTCCTTTTTTTATGCAAAATGCTTCACAATATGAATGGAACATGGTAATATATAAAAAGAACATACGTTCGATAGGAGGTGCTACGATATGAAAGAAGCAAAAATAAACATCAGAGTGGTAACAGAAGAGGGGGACTACATTGTCGCTGGAAATGTTAGCACAGATTTTAAATTAGCTGCACAAATAAAACGATTATATAATGAAGTTTTATCTGAAAGCGAATTGGTCAAAGTTAAATATAAAAGTGAGGATGATAGTGTTCTAGTTGAACAGGATTATTATTATCCAACTATTAATATAGAAGAGAACATTGTAAGTATATTTGATTCAAGAGGCGGAAAAGATATGTCAATCCAATTGCCCGCAATAACAGATATGATTTTTAAAGAAGGAAATGGGCGTTTTGATTATACTATAACATTAAAATTACATAGTGGTAAGATTATTTTTAGTGGAATTTTAGAATAGTCGAGCAGACTTCCCACATTAATTGAAGCTGAATATCGTAGGCACAGCCTAGTGTTTTATGGGGGTAGTAAAATACTCATATATGCATAGAAGGATAAGGCAACAACAAGCAGTCATGAATTGTTCATGGCTGCTTTTGTTATATAAAAATTTATTTTAAAGAAAGGAGACAAAAGAAATGAAAAGGAACAAAGCAAGAGGTTCAGTCCCAATTGGAGACTAAGCAGAAGGAAATTCTTAATGGTAACCAATCGGGGATTGGAACAATGATGGATAGCACAAGAGTAATTAAACCAAGTGTAAATTATCGATACAAAAAGAAATGGCAGTGCAAAAAATGTGGTCATATCTTTAGAGCTGGAGAAGCTCATAAAAAGTATCGTAATTATGCAGGTATTCAATTATTTGATATGTGCTGCCCAGAGTGCGAATCAAATAATTTGTACTCAATGATTCATAACTAAAAACTATTTAAGAAACAAGGAGAAAAAATTAATGGAACAAACAACAATCTTTTTAAGTCAGGCAACAGCAAAAGCTTACACAGAAGGAATTCTATCTGAAATCAAACTTGAAATTGTGAAAGATGAGAAAGATGGAGGAAATAAAGTAGAAGGATACATCACAATTAAGACAGATGATATCAATTATACTACTTACAATATTACTGCAAAAGCTACAACAAAAGCAGGTAAGCCAAGTAAATCTTATGAAAATCTGGTTGCATTTATGGAAAGAGCTCACTCTATCGCTGAAGTTGGAGAAGAGGAAGCTACAAAAGTAAGAGTTAATGGACAGGTAAATCCATGGACATCTTTTAACCAGATGGGTGCAAAAACTCATAAAGTAGGATACAAAACGGGATTTGTTTCAATTATCTCAGAACTAAAAGATCCACGTAGCACATTTGAAGTTGAGTGTTTCGTTCAGAGTGTTGATGATGAGTTTGATAAAGAAACTCAGGTTCCAACAGGAAGAGCAATTTTACATACGTTATTACCTATTTACAACAATGGAATTGAGCCATTAGATATTGTGGTACCTCAGGAATATGCAATGGCTTGTAAGCAGCTGTTTACTCAGCCAGGATGTCAGAGTGCCCATATTATGGGGAATATTGGCAATACAAAAGAAGAAAAGAAAACTACAGTTGAATATCAGATTGGAGGAGCTGTAACAAAAACTCAGACAAAAAATGTTAATGAGCTTATCTTAACACATGCGGGAACAATGGAACAGCAGTATGAGTTGGAAACAATCCAGAGAGCAATTGCTGAATATGATCTTGTCCTTGAATCCAAAAAGAAACGTGCAATGGAAAGCAATAAAGCAGGTGGCAATAAGACTGTTGGTGGAACAACAATTGGTGCTAGTGCAGCCGCTGGACATAGAAACTTTGGATTTTAGTCAGTAGGAGGATAAGTGAATGCAGATTTTAGATATTTTTAACCCACAGGTAAGTCAGGTAGCTCATGGTTTAGAAGGAAAAATTATTATGCTTTATGGTGGTAACTCAACTGGTAAAACATATCAGTCAGTTAGGATGGACAAACCATTTGTACTGGCGTGTGAATCTGGATTGAATGCTCAGAATGGAGTACCCTATGCAAACATTCATACATGGGCAGATTTCTTGAATGTTATCAATCAGCTGACAAACCCAACAACAATTGATAAAGCAAAAGAATTATACTCAACCATTATTATAGATGAAGTTTATGCATCAGCTCAGTTCTGTCAGACTTACATCTGTAATAAACACAACTCTCCAAGCATTGGAGAAGGAAATGGTGGGTATGGGCTTTGGCAGTACTATGAAACTGAGTACTGGAAAGCAGTAAACTCAATTGTATCTTCTGGTTACACAGTAGTATTCATTGCTCATGCATCTGAAAATAAAGATGGAAAGATTATTCCTAAAGGAGATAAGAGATCTATCACACCAATCATGGATAACTGTGATATTATCGCTTTCTTAAACTCCAATGGAGTAGATGAACATGGTAAAGTTGTTCATTCTTCTGCTTACTTTGCAGAGACAGATGCTTACTTTGCAAGAAGCAGATTTGATTACATTGTGCCTTACATTGAAGATTTTACAGCTGAAAATCTAAGCAAAGCTATTCAAGATGCGATTGAAGCTCAGGAAGAAGCTGAAGGATTCGAAAGTGTATCATATGAAGTTCAGACACAGAATAAAACAATTGATAAGATTCCTTTTGATAAATTAAAAGAAGATGTAGTTGCTTTAGGAATGAATTTCTGTGAGGCGGGTCATCAAGAACGTCTACAGGAATTAATTGCTGATTGTCTAGGTGAAGGAAATTCAGTACAGGAAGCGACAGAGAGACAGTATGAATCATTAGAAATCTTACTGGCTAAATTAGAAGAACAGAAACAGAAGTTAGGTGTAGCTTAGGCTACGCTTTTTTAGTTTGGAGGCAAATAGCTTGAGTAAAAGGAAATGTGTTATTTGCTCTAACTGGATAGAAAAAGGAGATGAGACGGTTCCTTATAAGAATCGTCTCGCCCATGTCCAGTGCTTTAATTCGATGATGAAAATGGCTGTAAAAAGCAATTCTGAGAAGAAAGCAGCTAAGAGTAAAAAGACTAAGAAAATTAATCCTAAGTCTACGGTCTTGGGAGATTGTTTGACAGAAGAAGAAAGCAAGCAAAAAAGATCCTTGATCAGTTATATTGAAGAGCTGTTTGGTGAAAAAGCAAACGCTAAGACATATACACAGATCAAAAATCTTATGAGAGATTATCCCTATTTTACTTATGTGGGATTGGAACAATCGATAAGGTTTTTCTATGAGATTAAAGAGAATCCGATCACTAATCAAGGTTTGGGAATAGTTCCCTATGTCTATGATCAGGCTCAGGAATACTTTAAGAATCTCGGCGAAGTACAGTCCCACAATGCTTCCATATCAAATGTAAATGAGTTATACACTCATAAAAAAGTGAGAATAGCACCACCTAAGATAGTGGAAGAAGAAAGTATAGAAAGAACTGGAGGTGGTTACGATTGGTAGGATTAATTAATAAGCGAGCCATTGTACAGGTGTTAGGCTGCTTATTAAATAAACCAGACCTGTTAGATACCTATTATATAGAAGAAATAGATGTTGACGAAGACTTTTATGTGTATATTTTGAATACAATTAAAGTTTTACATAAGCAAAATGTACCAGTGATTGATGCATTTGCAATTGATTCTTATCTATCGTCTTATGATGCTCAGTATAAGATCTTTTCGATGAATAATGGTGTGGATTACATAGAGAACGCTAAGAAAATAGCTGTTCTTGAGAACTTTGAGTACAACTACAAGACTCTTAAGAAGTTCACATTATTGAGATATTACGACTATAAGGGAACTGATATTAAATTCATTTATGATCCAACAAAGTTGAATCCTGAGGATCAGGAGAGAGAGACAAGGAAATTAGATGAATATACAGTAGATGAGATTATCGAGCTTGTTGAGCTGGAAATGGTTACAAAGCCTAAGTTACATTTTAATACAGTTCAATCAGAACAGGGACAGTTAGCTGGATCTGGACTGAAAGAATTAAAAGAGAAATGGAAACAAGAGCCAGAGTTCGGTATTTCATTACAAAGTCCAACAATGAACACAATTGCCAGAGGAGCTCGATTGAAAAAGTTTTATTTGAGATCAGGTGGAACAGCCTCAGGTAAAACAAGAATGGCTGTTGGAGATGTTTGTACGTATTCTGTACCATGGTTTTATGATACTTTCGAGTGCGAATGGAAATTTACAGGTTTCTCAGAGCCAGCTTTGTTTATCTCAACAGAATTAGAGGCAGATGAGATTCAGAGTATGATCATAGCTTTTGTAAGTGGTGTAAACGAATCTAAAATCTTGGATGGTAAATATTCAGGAGATGAAGAAGAACGTGTAGATAAAGCTATTCAGTTTATTGAGAGCGCCCCTTTATATATTGAACACATTGATGATTTTGATATTAATGATATTGAGAATCTAATCAAGAGATATAAAAAAGAAAAGGGTGTGCTGTATGTAAGCTTTGACTACATTCATACATCAGTAAAGTTGATCATGCAAATTGCCAGTATGTCAAAGGGAATGAAATTACAAGAACATCAGATCTTATATATGTTTGCTATAAAACTAAAAGAACTCTGCAATAAGTTAGGAGTACATATTGATTCAAGTACACAGCTTAATGGAGAGTATAAAAATGCAAGAGATAAGGATGAGACTCTCTTGCGAGGCGCAAAAAGTATAGCAGATAAGATAGATATAGGTATTATATCAATGCCTCCGACAAGAGAGGAACTCAAAGCAGTAGAACCGATCTTAGAAGACAGAGGCGTAACGATGAATCCAAACTTAATTTACCATATATATAAGGTAAGAAGAGGAAAGATTTCACGAGTTCGATTGTGGCTTCATGCAGATCTAGGTACATGTAGATCATATGATCTGTTTGTAACAAACAATGACAATGAGCTTATACCAGTCGAACAAATAACAATTGAAAATGTAGAACAGATTCTTGAAGATAACTCAGTAGAGCATGACGACATTCCATTAAATGAAGAAGAACACGATGAAGCTATTAAGCAGTTTTTCTTTTAGGAGGTGTTTAAAATGCAGAGTTTAGATAAGGATTTGATCAAGGAGAGCTTAACTCTTGATGATATTAGAGTAATCCTAAGGGATTTAGGATCGGAAGAACCGATCTTAGATGATAAAGGGAATTTAATTGCTCAGACAATATGTCATCATGGAAGCAAATTTAAGCTGTATTATTATCCAGATTCTCGAATGTTTCATTGCTACACAGATTGTGGTGACTCATTTGACATTTATGAACTGGTAATTAGAAGCAAAAGAAGTGTAGGTATTACAATATCTTTTCCTCAAGCAGTGAGATACGTAGCAAATATATCTAATTTATTATTGTTTGAGAATGATGAGTTGGAACAATTCAAGGAACAGAAAATAGATGATTGGGGCTGGTTATCTAAGTTTACTCAGAAAGAAAAGAAATTTAGAAATCCAGGAGCAATCAGTGAGAATATACTTGAAATGTTTTGTTACAGACCTCATGAATTATGGATTAAAGACAATATTAGTCCAGAATCCATGAAGAAATTTGAAATTAGCTATTGGGGCAAAGAGAATAAAATAATCATTCCTCATAGAGATATTTGTGGAAATCTAATAGGTATCAGAGGAAGAAACTTAAATGAAGAAGAATTAGCAGCTGGACGAAAATATATGCCAATTACAGTGGAAGGAAAGACTTTGAAGCATAATTTGGGAGATACATTATATGGATTGTATCAAAACAAAGATGCGATTGTTCGGTCTGGAAGATTGTTTTTGGTTGAAAGTGAAAAGTCTGTGTTGCAAATTGAAACAATGTATCCAGATTATAATTATGCATTGGCGGTATGTGGATCAAATCTGACAGATCATCAATGTGAGATTATAAAAAGCTTAGGTGTTGATCGATGTTATATTGCTTTTGATAAGGAATATATCGATCACAAAAGCAAAAGAGCATTGCTGTACTATGAAAAATTGTGCAAGCTTGCTGAGAAACTAAATCCATATATGTCAGTTTACCTGATTATGGATCGACAGAATTTACTTCAAGAAAAAGATAGTCCTTCTGATAGAGGGAAAGAAATCTTTGAAAAGCTCTTAGATGATAAGATTGAAGTAAAGCCAAAAGAGAGAAAGGAGTAACCATGAGAAGATTAGCATTTCTTGATTATGGTACAAAGGTAGTAGATACAGTTACTGGTTATTGCGGTATTGTGACTGCTGCTGCGCATTATTACGACAAGTGCCCGAATCGGTATTACATTGAAGGTATCGACAGTACAGGGAGACCTTGTGGAGATTGGTTTGATGCAGAAAGATTAGAAGTAGAAGAGGAAGTAAACAATGATAGTCCAAAATGATTTAATTGAATTGATCAAAGACTCTGTAGTGAATATGACCAAAGATGAGGCAAAAGAGTCTGGGCTACCGCAGTTCAGTTATTCCAAACTTGATGTATTACACCAATGTAACAGAAGATATAAACTGAAATACGTAGACAAAAACTATTCAAAAAGTTCAACAATTCCTTTGGAATTTGGTAGTTTATTACATAGAGTTTTAGAAGAAAAAGGAAATATGATTCTCTCTGGGGAAGAAGTTGATTATGGAAAGCTTAGAGAGATGCTTAATGATGGGGTTCCAGATGAAGAACTCCTTGGAGTTAAGGGTCTTGCAGGTAAATATTTAATGGACTTCTATGAGGGAGATAATGCAACTGGAAGGAACTATCCTGAAAAGGCATACTTGTTTGAGACACAGGTATTGCTAAGTAGAATGGAATCAGAAGAATGGCATCCGATTTGTACGGAACAGCCATTCTTTTTTAGTTTCGATGGGAAAATCGTTTTACATGGATTCATTGATAGAGTGGATCAGGATGCAGACGGGAATCTAAAAGTTATTGATTATAAGACATCCAAGAAGGTGTTTTCAGAAGACAAATTGAAGACTCCATTACAGATGTTTATATATGATCTGGCCTGTTATGCATTGTTTGGTAAGATTCCAGTTGCTCACGAGTATGACTTTATTTGTATTGATCAACAGGTAACAGAAGAAGATGGTGTGTGTACAAAAGGCTATTTCAAGAGAGGACTTAAGAAATTGAGAAACCTTCTTGAACATGAGGAACAGATTACAAAAGATAATGATTTTGCTCCAAATGCAACTCCATTATGTTACTGGTGTGATTTTGCAGGTCATACACCGAACGCTGATCCGACATTGAAAGGTATGTGTCCTTATTATTCTTTATGGACACCCACCCAGAAGACGTTTAAGGTTAATGCTCGGTATGAAGAGAAGCAAGATATTAGTTCAAATAGAAAGTTTATTTTCTAGGAGATAGCATGACAGATTTAGAATTTTATTCATTACACAATCATACTGAATATTCAAATATAAGGTTAATTGATTGTATCAATAAGATTCCTATGTTAATCAAAAGAGCGGTTAAATTGGGCATGAAAGGAATTGCGATCACTGATCATGAAACATTAAGTGGTCATATTCAGGCAATGATTTATGTCCGTGATGAGAAAAAGAAAGGTAACATTCCCAAGGATTTTAAATTGATTCTTGGGAATGAAATCTATCTAGTCAATGGAACCGCAGATTACATAAAGGAAAATTTTAAAGCTGGAGATGGGAAGTTGTTTTATCATTACATTCTTTTAGCAAAGGATGAAATTGGTCATAGACAGCTTAGAGAATTGAGTTCAAATGCATGGGACAGATCTTTTCAAACAGGAAAAATGACAAGAGTTCCAACTGAGAAATCAGACCTTGAGAAGATCATAAGAAAAGAACCGGGTCATTTGATTGCATCGACAGCTTGCTTAGGCGGAGAGCTTCCTACTTTGATTATGCAGATGGAAGAAGCTCAAAGTGAACTGGAAGTATATGAAGCCAAATGTAAAATTGATGATTTCGTTCGATGGAACATTGATTTGTTTGGTGAAGATTTCTTTTTTGAAATGCAACCGGGAGCATCTGAAGAACAAGAAAAGGTTAATAAATGGTTACTTAAATTGTCAAAAGTTTATGGTGTTAAGTGTATCATAACAACCGATTCACATTATTTATCTAAGAATTCTCAGATGATTCATAAAGCGTATTTGCAAAGTAAAGAGGAAGAAAGAGAAGTAGATGATTTCTATCAGACTACATATTTAATGGAAATTCCAGAAATGTACGATTACATGAAGTACTTTGACGAAGAAACTATAGCAGAAGCTATCAACAATACAGCGATCATTGGAAACAAGATTAAAGAGTATTCATTAAGTTGTTCTACGATCGTCCCTGAAGCAGAAGTACCAAAATTTGAAGTAGAAAATTATTTTGAAAAATATTATCAGAGATTTACAACACTGCAGGAATACGCAAATAGCAGCAACATCTATGACAGATATCTGTTGTACTTAATTGAAAAGGGATATCAGAAGAAAGAAATTCATGCAAAAGTTCGCAGGAATGACTTTACCGAAGAGCAAAAAGTGGAACGAATAGCTATTGAATTACAAGAGATGGCATTGGTTACAGAGAAGATTAAGTCAAGTATTTCTTCCTATTATATATCAACCTTAGAACTAATCAATATCATGTGGAAAGAGGGAGATAGCTTGGTAGGGGTAGCCAGAGGATCAGTTACTGGTATGTATACAATGTATTTAATTGATTTAATACAAATGAATCCTTTAGATTGGGGATTGCCTCATTGGAGACATATTTCCCATGAGAAAGCAGAGTTATCGGATTTGAAAAAGTCCGCTTATATAGTGATATATATGACAAAATGTGGTGAACCCATAAATATGGGGTGTGCGTAAGTGCTAACGGTATCAGTTAAATAAGGCAAGGCTCGAATACGCTGACTAAGAGAACCTACGGTCTTGAAAGAGATAGCAGGCAATACCGTGCTAAGTAAAGAAGTGTAACGACTAAATTGGACAAACTTATAAAACTGTCCTAAGAGGAATAAGGTGAAAGTCCTTATCTGTAGTGCCACACACGAGAAATCCTTGTATAAGCAAGCCAATGGATTAACATTGGGTGATGAGATAGTCTAGTCCGTACAGAAATATCACGAAAGTGACGGTAGATCGGTTGATATTGATTCACAAAAGAATCGTAGAGAACAAATTATCTCTGCTGTAAAAGATCGAAAAGGAGAAAGAAGAGTATTAAATTGTTGTACATTCAAAACAGAAGGTAGCAAATCGGCTATTTTAACTTCATGTAGAGCTTTAGGAATTGATCCAGATACTTCTAGTTATTTGGCTGGAATGGTACCAGTAACAAGAGGTGCTACATGGAGTTTACATGATTGTATATACGGAAACGAAGAAAAAGAACGAGAAGCAGTGCCGGGGTTTGAGAATGAAATGAGAAGTCATGATCAATTACTTGACATTGCAATGGGAATTGAAGGACTAATTTGTGGAAGATCTATTCATGCTTCTGCAGTGTATGTCTTTAATGAAGATTTTATTGCTCATAATGCTCGAATGAAAGCCCCAAATGGAGTGTTAACAACTCAGTTTAATATGGCTGATTCAGATGAATGTGGTGGGTTAAAGATGGATTTCTTAACGATTGAAGCGCTTGACAAGATCCGCCTGACAATGGAACAGCTCATTGATGCAGGGTATATGGAATGGCAAGGATCATTAAGAGAAACATATGATAAATATCTTCATCCAGATGTTCTTGATTATGAAACTAGAGAAATGTGGGATTGGGTAGCAGAAAACAAAGTTGTGGATCTGTTTCAGTTTAATACACAGACAGGATTACAGGCAGCAAGACGTATCCAACCTCATAGCTTGGAAGAATTGGCTGCAGCAAACTCTATTATGAGACTTATGGTAACAGAAGAGGGAGCTGAACAGCCGATTGATACTTATATTAGATTTAAAAATGATATTGGCCAATGGTATGACTTGATGAGAACGAAGTATCATTTGACTGATCATGAAATTGAAATTTTAGAGAAATACCTTAAATCCAATTATGGTGTAGGTGATACTCAGGAAATTGTAATGGAAATCAGTATGGATAAAGAGATTGCTGATTTTAGTGTTGCTGATAGCAATAAGCTGAGGAAAAGTATTGCAAAGAAGAAACCAGCTTTACAGCAAGCAATGAAAGAGCAATTTTTTGAGAGGGGAAAAGAAAACCATGCTTCAGATAATCTGTTGAACTACGTTTGGAAAGAAGTTGTAGGGAAACAGCTTGGGTATTCCTTTTCTAAGAATCATACCTATCCATACAGTGCTATAGGATTGCAGGAGTTAAATCTTGCATATCATTATCCGATTATTTATTGGAATACAGCTTGCTTAACCGTAAATGCAGGAGCTGATGAAGAATCTAAAGGATCTAAGCAGTCTACAGATTACGGAAAAGTAGCAACGTCTATAGCACAAATGCAGAAGAGAGGTATTAAAATTCAAGCTCCACTGATTAACAAAGCGGAATTAGGATTTAAAGCCGATGAAGAGAACAATGCAATCTTATTTGCATTAAAGAGTATTTCAGGAATCGGTGATGATGTAGTAGAAATTATAAGACAAGCAAGGCCATTCGCTTCATTTGAAGATTTTTATGAAAGAATGGTTGCCACAAAGCTAGTCAAAACAGGTCAGGTAATTCAGTTGATTAAAGCAGGTTGCTTTGATGAATTTGATGAAAACAGAGTAGATTTGCTTTATACGATCGTAAGATTATGTAAATGTAATCTAATCTCAAGTCTGACTAAATCACAATTGAATCGTATGCAGGAATTACAATTTATGTATCCAGAGCTTAATCTTATTCCAGATGAAGTTTTAGATGGAATTCAAGTATACAATTTCTCACAGTATGTAAAAGAATTGAAAGTTGTAAAGAAATATATTGATCCGTCAAGAAAAATGTTGAAGTGTGGCTATCATGATGAAATCATTGAACTAGATGATAGAGCAATGCAATTTTTCATAAATCACTACACAGAAGATTCCATCTATGACGTTAAAGATGAATATTACTTGATTTACAAAAAGAAATTCAATAAAGAAACTGAAAAGAAATTAGAGTCTCTTAGAGAATATCTGGCTAACCCGAATACATTACTTAAGTATAATAAAGCTCTCGTGAAAGATGAGGCCAAGAAAGTGGTTACAGGAACCACATCTCATATGGAAATGGAATCACTGTGTGTTTATGTACATGAACATGAATTGGCAGACCTTAACAAAGATGAATTCAATATCGTCAATTTCTTTAATCTTTCAGAAGAACCAGTAGTTGCATCTACGTATAAAAGAAAGGTTAAGAGGGTTGAGAATGGACAAGAGATTCAAGAAGTCAAAGAGTTCCCTAAGTATTTTATTAGTAAGATCTGGGGAACTGTCTTAGACAAGAATAAGGATCGACATACGGTTACATTATTGACCCCTGAGGGAGTTGTAAATGTGAAATATACCAAAGGAGCTTTCTTACATTATAACAAGAAGACCTCAATAGAAGAGTCTTGGTTCAAGAGAGGCCAAATAATAATGGTTACTGGGTATCGCAATGGCGATATGTTCAGATGCTATAACTATGGAGACACAATCTTCAAACATACTACATCATTGATTACAAACATCGGAGAGAAAGGAGTAGAGGTAATGACAGAAAGGATGAGAGAAGCATGAGATGTATAGGAAAAGCAGTTAAAACTATACATAGAAACAATGATTCTTATTTTACAATTGCTTCCTTTGATCTTGTAAAAGAGATCGATGGCGAGGTTGAAATTCATCCAATATATAAAACATTTACAGTAGTCGGTATCATGCCATATTTAATGGAAGATGCCGACTATGAAATTTCAGCTACTGAAGTAGAAAATAAGAAATATGGAAAGCAGTATCAAGTTAATTCGATCAATTTATATTTGCCAAATGGAATTGAAAGTAAAGAAGGTCAAAAAGAATTTTTAGATATTATCTTTACAAAACTTCAGGTAAAAGAAATGTATGAGGCATTAGATGATCCATACATGACATTGAAAGATGGTGATATATCTTCATTGGTCAAAGTTAAAAATTGTGGTATGAAGACAGCAGTTGCTTGGATTGATAAGTTCAAAACATATATGCCATTGTCAAACGCAATGAAAGAGCTTAGTGAGTATGGTTTGACAGAAGCGTTATTAAGAAGAATTGTAAATCATTATAAATCATCTGATATTGCAGTTGAGATCATTCAGAATAAACCATATAAGCTTATTGAAGTCAATGGTGTTGGATGGCACAAGTGCGATGAGATTGCTATGAAAGGTGGCTTAAAGCCTGATTCACCAGAAAGAATTGGTACTTACATATTATATTATCTTCAAGAGAGAGCGAATGAGGGATATTCATATATTCCTGCGGATGCTAATACAGAGATAGAGAATGGTATTGTCTCAAAAACTCAAAAGCCAATCAATTTTATTGATACAATGATAGAGTTTTTTGGAGATGATATTTCAGATGAGGCGCTAAAAGGTGGTTTAGATTATGTAAATGATCAACTATGGTTTAGTGACGATCGTAAGTTTGTAGGACTAAAAAGGATCTACGATCTAGAAATGAGCGTTGCTGAGAACTTAATTAGGATAAGAGATGGAGAAAACGATTTCAAGTATTCTAATTGGAAAAACATCATTAAGCAAAAGGAAATTGATCAAGGTTGGGAGTACAATGAACAACAGATTGAAGGCATTAAAGCAGTCTTAGAGAATCAAGTAGTTGTTATCACAGGTAAAGCTGGTACTGGTAAATCATCAATTGTAGATGCTATGATCGCTGTTTTACAAGGTTATTCATATGCACAAACGGCCTTAAGTGGACGAGCTGCAGCAAGAATGGCTGAAATTACACATGAAGAAGGATATACAATCCACCGTTTGTTAGGATTTCCTAAAGGAGATCGTGATCACGGTGGTTTTGTTTTTCATGAAGATAATAAATTACCAAGAGATATTATCATTCTTGATGAAGTGTCAATGGTAGACGGAGAATTGTTTAACAGACTTGTAAAAGCAATTAAAACAGGATCAAAGTTAATCATGTTAGGAGACACAGGACAGCTTGAATGTATTGGTTGCATGAATATAGCGGCTGATTTAATTGCATCAAAGGAAATTGTTTCTATTGAATTAAGCCAGATCCATAGGCAGGCTGCTAATTCAGGAATTATTACAGAGAGCATAAAAGCCAGAGAGGGTATTCAACTTATTGAAAAAGATTGGATTGGAACTGAGGTTAGAGGTAAACTTAATGACTTGGTTTTAGATTGCTTCTCAGATAAAAGTAATACGTTTTATAAGGTAATGCAACATGCTTCATCCGAACTTGAAGATGGAACAGACATTATGGATCTTATGGTAATTGCCCCATCTTATAAAAATGAGTCGGGTGTAGACAATTTAAACGCAGCTTTACAATCGCTTTACAATCCAGATAGTTCTGAAAAGAAGGAAGTGTTTGTACAAAAAAGTTCTAAAGCTTGGATACTTCGTGAGGGAGATAAGATAATCAATGTGCAGAATGATTATTATGCAAAGAATAAATTTACTGCAGGAATCTTTAATGGAAACATAGGAGTTGTTAAAAACATTGATATAGATGCTAATACAATTGCTGTTGATTTTCAGGATATTCCGGGAATTATGATTCTTCCAAAGAAAAACTGGAAAGATTTAGAACTAGGATATGCAATCACTTGTCATAAAGCACAGGGATCTCAGTGTAAGAAAGTAATTGTTGGGCTAGATTTTGGATCATTCATACAACTTTCAAGAGAATGGGTATACACAGCAATGACAAGAGCTATTGATAAATGTTATATGGTTGCACAAAACAATGCCCTTAGGTATGCAGTAAGCAAGAATAGTATTTCTGTAAAGAGAACTCATTTAGTAAAGCTGTTGGCCTATAAAGCCGCTAATAAATTTTCATTTTAGAGAGGTGATTGTATGAATTATCCCTGAAGAAGTTCTTATATATGATCCATTTTGTATTGCTCTAGTATATGATGTCTCATATAAAGAAGTACAAAAAACATTTAATAACTATATTAAAAAATATGGAAATATGCTTTCTCGTAGAGAAATATATGATCTTGTTTACTCATATGTAAATCTACACAAGGAAGATATGAAATAATTAAATATTTAAGCAAATTAGAGCTCGATGTAAATACATCGGGTTCTTTTTTAATTTACAAAGAAAAGGAGAAGAAACATGACAACAGAAACAAAAATCACATTATTAAAAAGCAGAGTGGAACTTTTAAAGAGTAGAGGTACTCAGTGTAGTAGAATCATTGCTAAACTTCAGAGAAAAATTAGAAATCTGGAGGGTTGCGTAAATGATTAAGATTGAACATCCAGTATTTCCAAGTCCAGAGCAAATGGATTTTATTATAGAAGGTATGCGTAACCCTATGGACAGTCATAAATTAAGCGATAGTTTTAAATGTACAGACACTAATGCGTGTCAAGGCTGCCCCTCAAATGGCGGAGATAGATGCAGATCTTTCAGTCCTATTGGGGGGATGACTTTAGGAGACAAAGATTTTGCTTTAATGGGGAAATTAGCAAAGGCAGGTAGCGATCATAGAAAGTATCTCCGAATGATGCAGGTGGGAGTAAGAATTACAGCACCCTTGTATTTTTATAAAGAACTAGATACATACAAGGTTGGTACAGTATGTAATTCATGTAGCACAATGCATAAAATCCAAGCGAAAGAATTTACATTAGATGAATTTAGTTGTGAGCATTTATATTTCAATCCAATTTTGTGTAATATAGAACATACTATTAAATTGTTAAACGAATGGCGAGTTTTATTTAATTATACGGACGAGCAGCGTAAAGATTACTTTGAACAGAATGGACATCCAAGAGTATTAACCAAAAAAGAATGTTGGTGGCAGATGATTCAGTTGCTTCCATCAAGTTATAATCAAACACGAAATTATACATTTACATACGAAAATTTAATCAACATGTACTTCGCAAGGAGAAATCATAAATTGGACGAGTGGAGAATCTTCTGTCAGTGGATGTTAGACAATGTGCCATATTTCAAAGAATTAGTAGATTACATAGAAAAAGGAGACAACAAAGTGAGCAAAGGAATTAAGTTTAGTTACGTAGGAAAAGATGAAAAAGTTAAATCATTAAAAGAGTTCTTCTCAGCAGAAGGCTTTGAAATGTCAGATGAGGAATTGGCTGCAATGACTGTAGAACTTCCTAAGAGAGCTACAAAAGGATCTGCAGGATATGATTGCTATAGTCCAATTGGTTTTTGCTTAGAACCTGGACAGGAAATTAAATTACCTACATTGCTTAAGGCATATATGCCTCAGGATATTTTCTTAGGAGCTTATCCAAGAAGTGGATTAGGATTTAAGTATTATGCAAGATTAGCTAACACAGTTGGTATCGTTGACAGCGACTATGCTGATAATGAAGGCAATGAGGGTCATATCTTTGTAAAGATCAGAAATGAAGGAGACAAGCCTATGAGTATTAATCCGGGAGATGGTATTTGTCAGTTTATTTTCCAGAAGTATTTCACGACAGAAGATGATGAATCTGAAGGAACTAGAGAAGGTGGTTTTGGTAGCACAGATAAATAGGAGGTATTTTCAATGATAATGAAAAAATTAATTATTGCAGGAGTTATTACTATTACATTAACGTGTGCAGCATCTTTTTATGCTTTCGCATCACCAGAGACAAAGAAAGTGGGTAAATCAACTGAAACCTCTGCCAAGGTTACAGCGGTTGCCACAACAGAAGCAACAACTGAGCAAAAGAAAAAATCAAAAACAGTTGACGAAGTAAAATTTCAGAATGAAACAAAAGAAGAATCATTAAATAATACGCCTAAAGAATCAACTGAGGGAATCGATAGAGATGAATTTGAGAATCCTGATGAATATGAAGATGATTCTTTAGAAAGATGTGATCATGACTGGGATACCAGTATTGCATACGATTCTGAAAAAGGATACGTATGGGAAAAAACTTGTAATAAGTGCCATAGTGTTGTAACTGAGCCAGCAACACAGGAAGAGTATGAGAAATATGAACCTAAATATGACGATTCTGACAGTGAATATGTTGATGACGAGTCTACAGAAGCAGTAAAAGAATCTACAGAAGAGGTATCAAATGAAGAACTTAAATAGAAATGATATCCATATAGGCTGTGCTATGGCTCTAGTTTTAGGAATCATTTGGATATTAATCTGGTTTGCAATCTATTCTATATTAGCAGCAGGAATGTTGTGGGTACTTACATTGATTGCACCAACTGTTACATTTTCAATTAAATTTGTACTTATAGTCGGAGTGTTGTTAGCAATCCTTCGATTTATTTTGTAAGAAAGAAGTGATCAAGTGCTCAAGATCAAAAAGGCACATAAAGACAAAGATGAATGGATTTTATACAATCCAGACAACTTTGCATTACATACACATTGTAGAAGTTTCAGGGTCGCTTTGAGCATTAAAAAGAATGTAGAGAAGAAGCGATTACCAAGAAGCAGGAATTTAAGGACATTAGAGAGTCACAGGAGAGTAACAGGTAATCGCAAATACATTCGTCAATTGGATGCACTAATAGAAGAAGTTAAAAGTGAGAAAGGAGAAAAAAAGAATGATAATTGCTAGCGTAATTAATATTATCGCAATTCTGATCTGGATTTCACTTATTGGATCGGGAGCTTATTTAATGCATACAGGTAAAAAATTAGGAGACAAAGAAAAACGAGAAAAAGGTCGTAAAACCGTCACAACAGGCTGTGTCTTTTGGTGCATTTATTATCCAATTTCAATCATTATTAGATTATTAGGAGGATTCTAATGAGTAAAGAAACAATTAAAATGTTTTGTATTCTTATATGGGGTTGCACTTTTATCCCCGGACTCTTTATTGAACATAAAGGAGATGTAAAAGGTGATATAAAATTGTCAACGATAGGTGCATTCCTCAGAATGATTGGAAGCATTTCACTATTTGTTGCGGTATTAATGAATTTTTAAGAGGAGAGTCAAATGAGTAAAGTATTATTGGTTCTACTTGGAGAAAGTGGAACAGGTAAAACAACAATTGCAAATGAATTAAGAAATAAGTATAACATGAAAGTTCTTCAGAGCTATACGACTCGACCTAAAAGAGATGAAAATGAAGATGGTCATACATTCGTTTCCTTGGGAGAATATTTATTACTGAAGGACAAAGTCGCTGAAAACAAATACAGCGGTTATTTTTATTGTGCAACTGAAGAGCAAGTCAATGAGAATGACATCTATGTATGTGACTGCGAAGGTATTAAGATGCTTCGAGAAACGTATAAGGGAGACAAAAAGATTATTGTTGTTAGGCTAACATGTCCAAGAGATGAACGCATTAAGAGAATGGAGAAAGACAGAAGAACGTCTCAGACCATCCTTTTAAGAGATCTTTATGATGAGAAGGCTTTTCAGTATGCAGATATGTTAGCAGATTACATGTTAGACAATGATAATCTTGAAGAAACTGTTGATGCTGTTCGTTATATTTACGAAAAAGAATGTGAGGAAGACTAATGGAATACATAGTAGAATATCGTGCCGTTCTTAAAGAAAATAAGAGTGGAAATATTTTAGTAGAAGTTCCAGATTTGAATATATTTTGTTATGGATCATCTATGACAGAAGCTATGGATGAAACAGAGAGATGTATTACAAAAGAGTGTATTGAGAGGCTGATTCTCACTCAGCCTCTTCCAATGGTTACAACGAAAAAAGAAGATCTGGATTCTTACATATTGAAAAATTTTGAACAGACAATGGTGATTCCAATGTTTGTAAAATTTGATTATATTGATTATAGAAGACCTACTGAGATTGCAGATGTTAAAGAAAAGGCTGCTTCTTTAGGTGAGAGTGTTAAAAGATTGGGTTCTAAACTGAAAAAGCTACATGAGATTAAAAGAGATACTCGGAAGTTGAAGAAAAAATTACATAAAGAATCTGAACAAAATCTTAAAGAAATGAAACAGATCTTTGATGAATGGCATGGAATTATTGACAAAGATATTAAAGGATCTAAAGGGAGAGTAGATGAAATTTTAGAAGAACTTAAAAACGTAGAAGATTTTGATGAGGAGGAATAAACAGTGCAGGTAATTAAGAGAGATTGTTCTTTAGTAGATTTTGACGAAGCGAAAATTTTCAATGCCATTATGAAAGCGATGAAAAATGGGTCAGGAATTGTCAAACCTGTTATCGCAAAACAGATTGCGGAAGAAATTGAAGCAGAGTGTAGAGAAAAAGCAGATGATGTTGATATTTCTACAATTGAATCAAGAGTATTTTTAAAGTTAATTGAGAAAGATCAAGGACTTACAGCTAAAGCATACGAAGGGTATAGGAAAGTAAGAGAATTCCAGAGAGAAAATAATACCATAGATGATGAAATTTTTCGTTTGATCGAAGATTGTGATGATTACATTAAAGATGAAAACGCAAATAAAAATTCAGTTTTAAATCCTACAAAAAGAGATTATATAGCAGGATCAGTTAGCAAAGATGCGACAGTAAGATATTTGCTTTCTCCAGAGATTGTACAAGCACATAAAGAGGGGATTATTCATTTCCATGATACAGATTATTTTATTCAAAAGATGCACAATTGTGGATTAATTAATTTAGAAGACATGCTTCAGAATGGAACAGTGATTAGTGAAACATTGATCGAGAAACCACATTCTTTTTCAACGGCCTGCAACATATCAACACAAATTATTGCTCAGGTTGCAAGTTCTCAATATGGTGGACAGAGTATTTCATTGGCTCATTTGGCTCCATTCGTAGAAGTTAGTAGGAAGAAAATACAAACAGAAGTTGAAAAAGAATGGGAAGGAATTGTTGTTGATGACAAAGAAGAACGATTAAGAAGGATTGTATCCGATAGATTACGTTTAGAGATTAAAAAGGGTGTACAAACAATTCAATATCAGCTAGTGACTTTAATGACAACGAACGGGCAATCACCTTTTATTACAATCTTTATGTATTTAAACGAAGCAAGAAACGAACAAGAGAAAAAAGATCTTGCCATGCTTATTGAAGAAATGATAGTACAAAGAACAGAAGGTGTTAAAAACGAAGATGGTGTATTTATTGCACCAGCGTTTCCAAAATTAATTTATGTCCTAGAAGACGATAATTGCGATGAATCTACAGAGTACTGGTATCTGACAAAATTAGCAGCAAAATGTTCTGCAAAAAGATTAGTGCCAGACTATATTTCTGAAAAGGTTATGAAAGAGCTAAAAGGAGATGTTTATACTTGCATGGGATGCAGATCATTCTTAACCCCTGATCGTTTCACAGACAAAGGAATTGGCAATATTGCTAACGCAAAAAATTATGATCCTAAAGAACATAAATATTATGGAAGATTTAACCAAGGTGTCGTTACTATTTCACTTCCCGATCTTGCATTTTCATCTGCGGGAAATTTTGATACTTTTTGGGAACTATTCGAAGAGAGAACAGAATTGTGCCATAAAGCTTTAAAAGCCAGACATCAACGACTACTTGGAACGAACTCTGATGTTGCTCCTGTTTTATGGCAGTATGGAGCTTATAGTCGATTGAAAAAACATGAGCCAATTGATAAGTTACTTTTTGACGGATATTCAACAATTTCTTTAGGGTATGCGGGGCTATATGAGTGTGTAAAATTTATGACCGGACATTCTCATTCTGAAAAAGAGGGTGAGGAATTTGGTTTACAGATTATGCAAAAGTTAAATGATAAATGTACCGAATGGAAAGAATCAGAGAATATTGATTACAGTCTTTATGGAACCCCATTAGAATCAACGACATATAAATTTGCAAAATGTTTAAAAAATAGATTCGGTGATGATATTTTTGAAAAGTTAGATGGAAGAGATAGGAATTATATTACTAATAGCTATCATATCCCTGTGTTTGAAGAAATTGATGCTTTTGAAAAACTTAGAATAGAATCTAAATTTCAAAAGTTATCTCCTGGTGGTGCAATTAGCTATATTGAAACACCAAATATGGAACATAATGTAAGTGCTCTATTAGAAGTTATTAAATATATGTATGACCATATTATGTATGCCGAAATTAACACAAAAAGCTGCTATTGTGAAGAATGTGGCTATTCTGGTGATATTCCACTGGTTGATGAAGATGGGACACTCAAGTGGAAATGTCCTCAGTGCGGTAATGAGGATGGATCAACAATGGATATAGCCTTTAGATGCTGTGGCTACGTCGGCACATCTAAAAATGGCGGCAATCAGGGACGATATGGAGATATTCATGATCGAGTTTATCATTTAGACGATAAGGAGTTTTAACAATGAGATACGCAGCAATAAGAAAAATGGATATTAGTAATGGAGAGGGACTTGGTGTCTCTCTCTTTGTTCAAGGATGTCATTTCCATTGTAAGAATTGTTTTAACAAAGAAACATGGGATTTTGATGGTGGCAATGAACTAACTTTTAAAGAAATTGAGAAACTATTGCATCAGTTATCAAAGCCTCAATATGCAAGATTGAGTATTCTTGGTGGTGAACCATTGGCGAAAGAGAATATTGATGACGTTTTTGCCTTGTGTAAATTCGTCAAACAGTTTATGCCAGAAAAACAAATCTGGGTATACAGTGGATATACAATAGAAAATATGGGGTTTCCTAATTTTCATGACATTGATCAATTAAAACGATTTAATGTTTTATACCATACAGATGTTCTCGTAGATGGACAGTACATTGATGAATTGAAGGACATGTCCTACCCGTGGGCAGGATCAACCAACCAGAGAGTCATTAATGTACAGGAGTCATTAAAGAAAAATGAGGTAGTACTATGGAGAAAATCATAATAGAAATTTTAACCATCTTAGGACGAAGTGGCGTTTTTGTTGCCTTGTGTTTTGGTGTTCAGATAATTATTTGGATAATTGCTGGGATAGTGAAAGCTATAAAAAAAAGAAGTATAAAAGCATTCCAACATATAGTATTTGATGACAAATGGGGAGCCCCTATGTGTTGGAGAATAATGGCTGTAAGTACATGTTTTTCAGTTCTTATGTATTTTATTATTAATGCTATTGGATAGAAAAGAGGTGATTCTATTATAGATATAAATTTTGTTCATCGCCAAACAGACGAGCTCTTGTGGAAAGAAGCAATGGCAAAGCTTCATAAAATATCAACAGAAGAAGTAGATTCATACGTAGATCAGTGCCATAAAAAATATGGAAACCTACTTACTTTAGACCAACAAAGAAATTATATAAGAGCAGTCATTGAGGCTGATCATCCCTTCCAGTATTTCCAATTTACTGGAAGGGTTTTTCGTTTTAGAAGAAGTAATTTATTCTGGCTACCCGATGTTCCTAAATGGTTTCGTAAATTTTATAACGAAGATGGGTGTAAAATTCATGAGTATATTCACAATCAAAAAAGAACTCAGATGGGCTATATTAGTTTCTCCTATTCTGTAAAGAAGGGTTGTGACAAGGATGATTATATAGTTAATATTGATCCTTGTGGGATAATGGCAATTCCTAGAGAGTTGTTTGAAAAATGTTATAACAAAAATGAAATAGCTTTATATGAATATTGCATAATACAATGCTATCTATGATGCTTAAAAAATAAATGGAAATGGTAGAAAAGGAAGGTGACCAAATGGAGTCAAAAACATCTAAAGAAAGATGGATTTATACAATCGCAGAGCTTTACGGAGTTTCAGTAGGAGATATTCAATTTATGTTAAACAAATGTAAAGCAACTTATGGGAATAGACTTGATTTTGAGCAGTTGAAAAAATATGTGAGAGCCGTTTTAGATGAGATTTCTCCTATAAGGTATTTTCAGTTTACTGGACATGCAGGAGAAGCAGGCTTCATAAAAAATGCAAACGGTGGTTATAAATACGACTATGAATGGGATGAATATATTCCACAATGGTTTAGAGACTATTGCTATACTTCTAATGAAGATAGGAGAAGATCTTGTTACATAATGACATCTTTATCTAATGAAGAAGATGGAACAATTGTATTTGCAGATCCAGAGAAAGGAGCTGCAGACAAAGGCGATTACATTATAAAAACATATGGCGTTGGAATTGTAGCTGTTCCTAAGGCAATTTTTGAATCGACATATCAAAAAGACGAAGATCGCTTATATCAATATTTAAATAGTAGCCGTATTCTGCATTTTGATGAGGAGGAGTGAACAGGATGAATTCGAATCATTCAATTAGAAATATTTTTAAAAAGTTGGTTCAGATTGAGTATGCTGTTACAAATGAGAAAATGGAATCTTTACTTGAAGGTTTAGATAATCAATATGGTAATTCTCTTAGTGAAAAAGAAAAGCAAAGTTATGTACTTAACTACTGTAAAAACAATTGTAATTATAAGCATAAATATAGAGGGAGTTACATCGGTACTAGAGGCTTTATTGATGACAACGAATTACTACATCAATTTAATCAGGAGTTTACGATATCTTATCCTAGAAATGGAATTACTCTCATGTAGAAAGGAGTGAACAGAATGACAACAACAAGAACAATAGTAGATGCCACAGGCACCAAAATAAACCTAAGCTGGAAAGCATTACAAAGACAATTTTTTATTGCTTCATTGACAACAAAATATAATGTCACAGTAAGAGGGCTTCAAGCTCTATACAAACGATTAGATAAGCAATATGGGAATACTCTTACAGAAGAAGAAAAAGAATGCTATATCACTATATTCTGTGAAAGAATATATGAGGTCAACTATTTCTTTTCACATTATCGTTCTTTAAACTTCGATGGCACTCGAAGCGCCAATTTAATAATAACAGCAGATCAATTAATGAATGATCAGTTTCGATGGGGCCATAGAACTAATTCTACACATATTTAAAAGGAGTGATTGGATGAATGAAGAATGGGTAAACAAAAATATGAGCATTCGAGAAGCTAGAATTTGGTTAATGTTTTTGGAATACGAATGTCCTAAAGATAAAATTGAAGAACTATACGACCAAGTGGACAAGAGATATGGGAATAATTTAACAGAGAAACAAAAATTTGAATATGTGTCTCATATTTTGCAGAAAACAAAAGCTAAGCAATCAATTCGTGATGATTTAGCTACTGTTTATTACGCAGGGGATGGGTCAGCAATAGCAGTGATAGGGAGACCCCTTGAAAGCTTTTCTGATGCAACCCTTAAAGTTTTTAGTCCAATTATGGGAGAGGTGATTAAATGACTAACAGGGAATTTGGAATACATTTGTTAGCTATCGAAAATAGAGAACCTGTATTTAGAATTAGAGATATGTTTAACCAAGTAGATTTGAAGTACGGCAATGTAATATCTGAGAATCAGAAGTTTAAATATGTAGCACGAACACTGGAGAGGAAAAGATTTAAACAGTTGGCTTACGATGACTTAAATCCCATTTTCTTTGAAACTGCCAAATCGAAAGGTGTTGCACTAGCTCATACAGATAGCTTAGACGAAGAAACAATTAAAAATTTAGGATCTTTTTTAACTGATGCAATGAAGAATGGAGAACTATTTCAGATTATGAGCGAGGTGATCAAATGATTAAGATCCTTAAGCAAGGAAACATAGGGCAAGTTGAATGTGGTAACTGCAAAGCTTTGCTCCAATACCAAGACACAGATGTTCGCCATATGGGTTTTACAATACAAGGAGAAGATTTTTGTAACAAATATGTTGTTCGCAACTTTATTATTTGCCCTCAATGCCAGAAAAGAATTGATTTAGGTACAACAGAATAGATTTAAGGAGAGAGAAAAGGATGCTACAAACACAAAATAATTGCCACATTAACACAACAACAAGAACAATCTTTTTAGGAGATGATATAGATGAGAAGTCCATGAGTTATATTCAATTTTATCTATTAGAATTAATTCATGCAGATGATGCAAAAGACTCTAAGGAAAAAGATTTTAAAAGAGAGCCAATCAAAATGTATATAAATTCTCATGGTGGCAGTGTAGATAATATGTGGGGGCTTATTGATATTATGTTAAATAGTAATACACCAATTCATACATACTGTACAGGCTATGCTTATAGTGCAGGTTTTAAAATCTTTTTGGCAGGCTCTAAAAGATATTGTTACAAACATTCAATGTTCTGTTACCATCAGCTGTCCAGTTGGATTGCAGGGAAATATCAGGATCTTGTAGAAGAAAGAGAGCTTATAGATACTCGACAGAAAGAAATAGAAGATTATGTAGCTGATAGGACTAATATGACAAAGAAGCTTCTGAAAGATATTAAAATTAAGAAAAAGGATTTTTATATACGAGCTGAAGATGCAATTGAGTATGGAATTGTAGATGTAATTTTATAAAGAATGAGGTGATTAAAATTAGAATCATTAAATATTTTATTGAATGGTACAAATTTGAAAGCATATTTGGTACAACGAGATTAAAGTGTATTGTCAAATCTTTCAAGTATGCCGTTACAAATACTGGGTGTGATTTTAATAATTGGTTATTCGACAAAGGTATTAGGAAAACACATAGAAAAGATGAATTTAAATTTTGATCAGCTCCTCTCTTAATTGAGGGGGCTTTTTTAGATTGGAGGATTTTATCATGAATAAAAGACAAAGGAAGAAATGGTTAAAGCAGCACAATAAATATTTTGATCCAAGAGAGACTTGGTCATTAGATTGGACGATAGCAAAATTCGTATATCCAAGACTAAAAAAATTTAAGAAAGAGAATATTGGGTTTCCACATGAATTTAAGACAATTGATGAGTGGAATGAGATTTTAGACAAGATGTTATTTTCTTTTAAGGTATTGAAAGAAGATTGTGTAGGATTGGAAATCGATTTTGATGATCCGAATTGGAAAAATGAAATTGATAAAACAAATGAGAGAATTCAAGAAGGATTAGAGTTATTTGGAAAACATTTTAGAGATTTATGGTGGTAAATAGGAGGATTTTATGGAGATTAATTGGACACCGGTAACAGAAAAGTTGCCAGAGCTGACAGGAGTATTTTATGAAGAAGAGTTTCTTGTATCTGTAAAGATCGGAGACGTAAAGTTCAGAGAGATTGCCAGATTTGATGGAGAAGAATGGCACAATGTTTTATTTGATTCAGAAGATGTTGTAGCTTGGGCACCATTGTTACCAGTATACGAAGATTAAGTAAAGGAGTGGTTTTATTTTAAGAAAAAGATTATTAGCTTTAGGATTATTAGCAACTGCAAACATAACATTAGGATTAGGTTTACAGAATTGTAACGCTGATGAGCAGCATCCAGAAATGCTTCAGGAAGCACTTACAGACGTTGATCAACACTATGATAAATGCAAGCAAGCAGACGAACAAAAAAGGATTGCTATTGAAAAGAAACGACAGGAGAAGCTTAGAAGAGAACGTATTCGTAAAGAAAAGAGAGAGAATACTCCAATCTATATGGGACGATTTAAGATTACCTATTATTGGATCGGGGAAGACAACTGGGGATACAGAACAGCTCTTGGAGTCAGAAGTAGCAGATTTTATACAGTTGCTGTAGATCCCGATGTGATTCCTTTAGGATCAAAGATTATTATTGGACATGATATTTATTGGGCTGTTGATACAGGGAGTGCAGTAAAAGGGAATGTGGTAGATATTTTCTCAGAGAGTCGATTAGATGACATGTATCATGATGATGTTTGGATTATTAGAAAAGGATCAAGTGAACGTCTTGCTTTGAAATATAGACACAAGTAAAGGAGATCAAATGGATTCGATAGATATTATGCTTGGAGAAATATTCTTAACATGTCTAATCATATGGTTTGTATTAGTTGTATTTACAATAGAGCTTAAAAATTGGAAAGAGAGATTTGCAGTAATATTAGGAATCATAATATTTTTAGCGGGCTTGTATTATTATGGATAGTAAAGGAGAAATATGTTAAAAGAAAAATCTTGGGAAGAGTTTAAAGAAAGTGGAATGCTATGGTGGATTAATACTATGCTACATACATTTGGATGGGCTATTGTTTATGAAACTGACGAAACAGGCAATATTATCAGAGCATATCCTGCAAGATGTAAATTTAGAGGATTCAGCGAAAATACGAATACAGAAGGTTATCAAAAGATCAGTAAATATATGCTGGACAATGCTGAAGAGTTGTTTAAGGAGGCGAATGAATGAGTAGTAAAATCGCAATTTTGCGTCCATCAGGAGATGAGCTTTCTCCACCTCCTAAAGTATTAGAGCTACTTAACAAAGCGTATATAGACTTGTCAAAAATAAAATTGGAGAGAACTAATATGACAACAAACAATAACACAACAACACTTATAATTAAAGAAAGAGGAGAAGGTAAAACAACACAACTGCTTTACACAAGTGCAACAACACAGTATCCGATTATTGTACAGAATAAATTACAGATTAGGTTTTTAGTAGACAAAGCATCAGAACTTAAATTAAATATTCCTACTCCTATGACAGTAGAAGAATTTAAGGGTACACGAGATATGTCAGAAAACCATGTCCTGATAGACGAGGGATATGACTTGATTGGAGAAGCTTTGAGTGCTTACTTAGGAGCACCTGTGGTAGCAGTAACCTTAACAGATAAAATTAAAGAAAGAAACAATTAGATAGAAGTAACAGGAAACCGGGAGAGTCGTTTGACTCTCCTTATTTTTATGCAAGAAAGGAGTTTTTACATGGCAGAATCAATGAATAGTGAAATGTTGAATTACGCCATTGAGCAGGGTATAATTGATTTATCGCACATACAGGATGCAGTAAATATGAATAAAAGAAAAGAAATTTTAGAGCAGCATCCGTATAGTATTTGGGAAAGTAAGGATGGCAAATGGCATACCTACCTTCCTGATGAAGAAAAAGGTAGAGTTCCCAGAAGGCGGAATACACGAGAAGCAATTGAAGATGTAATTGTTAGATACTATGAAGAACAGGAAAATTGTACATTTGAATATTGGTGGGGACAATGGGTTGAGAAGAAAAAGAAATTTGGTGTAGTAGAAAATACTATATACAACTATGAGCGAGATTATGAGAAATATTTTCAAAACAATCCATTCTCTCAAAAAGATATTCGAGATATCACAGAAGATGACATAATTGAATTCATTGTAAATCAAATTAAAAAGTACAACCTGGGTGAACCATCAGCAAAAAAATTAATAGGATATATCTGCGGAGTTTTTAAAAATACCCGAAGAAAGAAATTTACTAAAGAAAATGCTTGTGAATTTATAGAAACTAAGGATTTTATGAAACGCTGTGGTAAGATAGCACAACCAATAGAACAAAGAGTTTTATCTCCTGAAGAATGGGAAAAATTTGCTGAAGAGGTAAAAAAACGACAAAAGAAAGATCCTATGAACATGTGTCTTTATGCCATAGAATTAGCTATGTATACAGGTATGCGATTAGGAGAACTTTGTGGACTTATGTGGGAAGATGTTAGATATGATTTAGATTGTATCGTCATTCGTCACAGCGAGAAGATGAATAAAAAAACCAGACAGCGGTATATTGCAGCCACAAAAACAAGTAAAGAGAGATTGTTTCCTCTCACGCCTCCAATTAAAAGATTATTCGCTAAAGTTAAGAAAGAACAAATGAAAAACAATTGTTATGGAGAATTTGTGTTTACGGATCAAATTGGTAAAATCTATGACTCTTTAATCCAAAGCAATGTTGTATGTTGTTGTACAGCAGCAGGGATACCAAGGAAAAGCATACATGCTATCAGAAGAACTTTAAATTCTAAGCTTAGAACCGATGGAATGTCTGCTGTTGTTGCAGGGTCTTTATTTGGACATTCTTCTCAAGTGAATAACAAGAACTATACTTACGACATATCTAATATGGAGTACAAAAAGAAAGCTTTATCAAGAGCTTACAAGGTAAAATAACCAGTTTTGATACCCTAAGATCAAAATTATGATACAAATCTAACTTAAATCTGATACCTCAGTTGATACCCTTTTGATATCTAAGGGTTGAAACCCACGTATTTATGCGGGTTTTGAAAATAATGTCATGAAATAATACTGACAAACTATAAATACTGACAACAAAATGTCACTATTGAATGTCGTCAAAACCATCATATCAATCGCTTGTCCAAACCACCCATTGTATATATAATAATACGTGAAAGGGGATGATACAGAGTGTCTAAGAAATCCGGATTAACAAAAAGACAGAAACTTATCATTGAGATGTTAGCAGCTTTTAATGCTGACGATCCAATTACAATACAGGCAATATCAGAAAAACTGAAATTAAGTTCAAGAACCGTATTAAGAGAAATGCCTCGCATCAACGAATGGTTTGAGGAGAATGACTTTAAACTAGTCAAGAAACCAAGAATCGGGATGTATGTGGATGAAGATGCAGAAACAAGAAACTATATTAAAGAACTCGTAGATATGGATGAGAACAAGCCAGTATACAGTAAAGCAGATCGCCAGATGATCATATTACTTGAACTGTTAACGATCAACGAACCACTCAAATATTTTTACTTTACATCCCTTTTTCATATTTCGGATGCAACATTAAGCAACGACCTGGAAGAGGTTGAAACATGGCTTGATCACTATAATCTGACTCTTTACCGAAGACCGGGAATGGGAATTTACTGGGAAGGAAAAGAGGAAGATTACCGTCAGGCAGTGACAATGGTATTGAGACAAAAGTTAAGAGGACATTCCTTAAAAGTATTGTTTGATAAAGAGAAAAAACTCAAAGAACGAATGTTTCCGAATCTTACGCAAGAAGTGTTAGATGATACAAGAGATATCATTAAAAATATGCAGGGAGTGTTAGATATAGAATATACTGACCATTCCATTAGGCATTTAAGCTTGTATTTATTGATCACACAAAACAGGGTAAGAATGGGACATGAGATCAAAGAAGAGAAAGACGTCAGATCGATCACTCATTTACCAGAATATCAGATTGCAAAATGGCTGGGAGGCAAGTTAAGCAATTTTGAAGGACATCAGCTCTCACAAGGAGAAGTATATAACATAGCAATGCAGCTTTTGGCAGCGAAGATCTGGAAAAACAAAAGTGAGAATAAGATCGATGAAGAAAGTTTTAAAGTCAGGCAGTTGGTCATGCGGATCATTGCTGAGATGGAAATACTTTTAGAAATGGAATTTTTTGAGAATGCGGTGTTGATCGATGGATTATGTAATCATATGAAACCAGCGATCAATCGAATGAAACAAGGCGTATTTACAGAAAATCAATACATTGATTTTTTAGAAGAAAAATATTCCAAAGTTTATGCGGCAACGATCAAAGCGTGTGAGTTCTTAAAAGAAGAATTACATATTAAAAAACTCCCAGAAGGGGAGATGGGGTTTATCGCATTATACTTCTGTGTAGCGGTTGAACAGCAAAAAGATAAAGAAGAAAAGTTATCTGTTTATGTTGCCTGCCCACATGGAGTTGGGACATCCCATATGCTAGCCGTTCATCTGAAGAAAGAATTTCCGCAGCTGATGGTACAAAAGATCATCTCGACAGCAGAGATCAAGGAAGAGGAGCTGATCGAAGAGGGAATTGATTTTATCGTTTCCACAGCAAAATTAAATCTGACATTTCCAAATGTCTATGTGAACTCTATTTTAACAGAGACAGATAAGAAAATGATCAATGCCATGATCAAAAATATCGACAAGAAGAAAAGAAAAAATCCCATAAAGACTGTAAAACCAGTCAAAAGGATTGGAAGAGAAGACATCGAGTATATGACACTTCTTGGAGAAGAGATCTTACAGGTATTAGATAACATTAAAATATCAACAGGTGAAAACATTAAGAATAAGAAACAATTGATCGAATATGCAGGAGAATTATTTGCACGAAATGAAACGACAGCAACAGAGATCACTTTTGCATTAAGCAAACGCGAGAATATCGCAAGCACATTTATTCCGAGTATGAATGCATTATTTTTACATTGTGAAACAAAAGGCATCAGACATTGCAGATTTGGTTTTGTCTATTTAAATGATGAGATCATTGAAGATGGGCAGCCAATCAAGGGTGCGATCTTGATGCTTGTTCCACAGGGAGATGGAAGTAAGGTTTATCGCGAAGTTATGAGTGAAATAAGCGGAGCATTAGCCGAGAAAGACCAGATCATCACTTACTTATTTGACAAAAACAGAAATGCAGTCGAGGCAGAACTTGAAACAAGTCTTGGTAACTATTACGAAAATAAAATGAAGAGAAGATAA